CAAGATAGTCGTTCTACAAGCTCAAGTTTGAATTGGTCTGAGGTATTATAGAATACGTCCATGACATCAATACAAATTTCACCATTACCATTAATTGTGGGTGTGATCATTTTATTTCTCCTTTTTGTATTCAGAAGTTAGGAATTTTAAAATCTCTTTACTGTCTTCGTCTAAATTTGAAATTTTATCAACAAGTTCTGTCATACGCTCCGCAGCATAAAAATTAATACCGTTGAATTGGGATTTAAGGTTCTCAATACGTATTTCAGTTTCTTTAAGTTGTTTATTAAGAGGTTCTAAATCTTCTTGTAAAGTGTTAACAAGCTTTGTAGTTTCCTGTTTCACTTTAGGCATAACGTCCCATACAGTGTCAATAACTTTATCAATTTCTTCCTGTTGTTCATGATAGACATCGGTTAGTGAGTTTTTAAATACAATGCAAGCTGCCTTATAACGAGCTAGATCATCGTCCAGTTGAGTTAACTCTCGTTCAATATTGAGTGATAATTTCTTAGCCACTTCTTCCACCATGTGCTTCTCGTTATCACAAGATTGAAGTTTCTTAATTTCTTCTGCGGATTCTTTAGATAACCACAGCGATACGTATTCTTTTTCCATTTTATTTCTCCTCGTTAAACAGTTTAGTTAAGATTAAATCACCAATACGACAATCAAGGTCAATGTTCCAATCTTCTCGTGGTTGTAAACCTTTAATAACTTCTTGGACACGTTCATCAATAAGGTGTTTATTATTCTGCACACTTTCCATAAGAAGCTTGTAAGCACTGTTAGGTTCACGATCCCACGCATCTGGTTTACGGAACAAGTTAAACTCATTGAAGTTTTCATGACCTTTTGAACATTATCTTCAAGTTGCTGCTTGAATGTTCCATCAATGACTTCATCTACACTTTGCCAGACACAATGGTAGGCTGAATTCGAGATCATACGCTCGAAGTTATGAACTACATAGTTTTCACACTTGTCACGTAATGCTTGACGTAAGGTATCTTTGATTTCTCCTTCCGTTAAATAATCTTCTAGTTTAATATCCATTATTCTTTCTCCTTTACAATTCAATACCATTCCTTTTCGAGAAGGTCGCTAATGACCTACCATTCCAAGGCTTATTCCCCAAAGTAAACACTTCATTTTTGTTAAGCTTATCTGCAAGCTCAACAAAAGATTTAGGACTACCATAACTGATTGCTGTTTTGATGTCCACAACTAATTTATCTTTTTGTGGAGATGGTTTGAACAATTTTGTTGTGGAGTGTTTACCTGCAGCTTTGTTTGCAAAATACTTCTCTCTCCATTTTTCAGAGTTGCCACCCCACTCACATTTAATACCAAGCTTTTTACACTTCTCTTTCTTTGCTTGATATGTGGCTCTACGACGTTCACTTTGCTGGATAGATTCATCCTCAGCCAAGACAAGCATAATGTTTTTCATTGTCTTAGAGGCTGTTGGATTAGATGCTATCACCACATCAATCTCTTCAATAATCTTAGCACCAAACGCTGTATTACGAGCTAGACGAGAGGCTGTGCTTACCAATAATGTGTAACCATTTTGTTTACAAAGTTCATAAGCTTCGTTGAAGTTAATACGGTTAGCTGATTTAGATCCGTAACTAGAACTTACTTCTTTGAAAACCTTTACAACTTCATAGTCAACACCTTCTTCACCTTGGGTGTTCAAGAAATGTCTTATGATTGCATCAGCAGTTTCAAGCGTCATTTGACCTTTCATTCCTGACTTCTTTGATTGTCTAGAATAAACTACGTATTTTTTAATCATAATAAAAATCCTCTGAACTCGTTTTTACCTTTTGATAAGATATTAGTTCAGAGGATAAGTTGTGTCAAGGTTTTATTTTTAAATAATTTCGGGGTCGATATCTAGGTCTTCAGCAGTCTGTCCAGATTCTCCCATCATACGATCCACTAGTGTACAAATATAAGTAGAATTAAATTCAAAATCTGGATCATCCTTACGTTTCTCTTTAACAGCTTTAATAATTTGGAACAAATAAGCTGCATCTACACCAGTTAATTGTTCTTCAAGGATATCTGGTTGTGTTAAATCCATTTCATTAAGTTGCATTGCCATTTTAACAAAGTTGCCAACATGACAGGTCCACTCACGTTTAATGAATTTCCGAGTCCTGAATATGCTCGCCAACGGGTAGCGGCTACCAGAGTATACAAGTTCTTTGGCAAGAAGGGCTTCTAAGGCACGAGTATTTGTCACCAAACCCTCTTTCTTCGTCCAGTAGTTGGTTGCATGGATAAAATCATAAGTGTCATGAATCTCACTAGGCTCTCCAAAGAAGCGAATAACAATTTGAATCTTATCAGAAAGTGTGATAGCGTTGGAAGACATAAACACTGTTCGATATTTTTCACCCTTCTCATTCAACCCTTCTTCATTAGTTGCAAGACTCTTATCAATGAAATCTTCTGCTGCAGAGACTTCACGACCTTCAAAGTAATCGTACTCTTCATCTGGATTGTCACCTACAAACCCTTGACTTTGAATGAAGATTTCTACACGTTTCATGATATACCAACCACTCTCTAACAGTCCATCTAGTGCTTTATCTTTAGGATGAATGATAGCTCGTGTTCTTCCCTCGTGATCGGTACCATTAAGCACTCGGCTTAAATCTGTATCCAGTTTATCTAAGAACTTTCGTACTGCTTTGTAATCACTGTCTTCATCAGAGAATGTTACACGTAGTACAGGTTCAATATCTTTTACAACATGCCCAGCTTTTCGTTGGGTTTCATTGTCCTGTGACCACTTAATACAGTAGTGTCGTGCTACCATAGTAGCTGCTTTTATGTTCTTAAAATACAAATCAAAATCGTTAACAGGTTCACGTAAGAACATACTTGCAATACAACCCCCTGTAACAACGATCTTACTTCCTACATACTCTTGAATTTCCACAGGAAGTGTATTCATCCAATCTAACATTTTATCTTCAATTACTTTTTGAATAGTACGTTTCTTCATATTAATTTTCTCCTTTATTATTTACGTTCAAACTTCTCTAACAGCTTAAAACTTTCAACCAACTGATTGAATTGTTCTTGCGTCTCAATCACATATTCTGTATCACTGCCTTGTTTGGTGACAACAATAGTTGATGAACATTCGTCCATCCCATCAAACTGTATAAACATGTTATGTTGTTCAGCTAATGTCAACATTTGTTGGAAGATATCTGATGATGTGAATGTGCAATTCTTCACTTCCATTAAGGCTTCTTTGGTTGTTTCATTTGGTGTTTTATGTTCAACAAAATCTTCGATTGTTAGTTTGTTCTTACCTAGTACGAAAGCACTGGAACAGGAGCTTGATACTCTACCGTCATTAAGAAAGCAATAGCTGTTACTGAGGGCATCATTAAGGTCACAGAAGCACTCTACCTTATCCACCCAAGTAACATTAAAACCATGATGGATAGAAGCAGCTACCCACAACTTACGTAATTCACCTTTATCGTTCTCAATGTAACCATTTAACAATTTTTCTTTACTAATCATAATATTAATCCTCCTAATTCCAATACTTTCCAGCACCTCTGAGCCACAAACCGCCACTTTGTTTCTTACTCTTCAACTTCTTAGCTTCACGTTCTTTCATCTTTGTCTCGCTAAGATTATCTTTAAATTCGGCAAGTTTCAACTTATATTCATCGCCAAACCACTGCTTGAGTTGTCTCTCTTTAATGGGGTAGATTTCAGTTGCACCAAGATACTCACATAGCTCTTGCCAACATGTTTGGACATCAGTGAATGTTCTGCCATTACTTACAGCTTCAGATCCAACAAAATAACAATAGAGTGCCGAAGCTGGATAGTTGTTTACCGCAACAAAGATAGCGTCATAGAAATTATTATCTCCATCGACAGAGACAAGCATACCACTTCCACTTCGAATCATACTTGTTGTAAAGATTACTTTCTTCATTACAACCCCTTATTATTTATAACAATACAGGCCTTACTAAGCAGGAATGGTCGACCATTATGACGTAAACAATAACTCCCATTAATCTTCTTACGTGAAGATAGATTCTCTAGTAAAGAATAGTATTCAAAGTGTGTTTCGTACTGAGTGCAGTGTCTATTCAGTACACCGAGAATAATTTTCTTTATTTGTTTGTTCGTTTTCATAACTGTCTCTCCTTAATAACCTTCACAGCTCGTTTACACTTCATCAAATTCTCGTGATAATTGATTAATGTTTCAGGAGCAATATAACTTTCTGTAATCATTTCGTCAAGCATTTCTGATAACAACTCACTACTTCGGATCAAAATGCTTACGTCGTCACTGTTTCGTTTTGTCATGATCACTCCTCATACATATCTTTATTTTCTGAAATAAGTTTACAAACTGTTTTGTATTGATCTGTTGATTTCCACTTTAACCAATTAGTTTTGTAAAATGCTCCGCAACGTGCTTCTCGTGCCCAATGTTGATCGATGACATCACAATCTTCCACATTATTACAACCTTTAACTTTACTTGGTAAGATTGATTCGAGACAGATTACCAAGAATCTCTCATAAGCACAAGAAGAGTCGGAGACCTGTTCCTCAAGTGTGAAACAAATTAATGCAATTGCATCTTCAATCATTGTCTTAGGGAGATGCGTGTCAATGAATACATCAGATTCACCTATAAGGTAAGCATGTGTAATATTGTAAACTGTCATAATTACTCTCCTAGATTATCTCTGGTATTTTGTGATCTGCATAAAAGAAACCTACTTTAACTTCCCCACATACATCTTTAAGTAGATACTCTTTTATCAGCTCATGTAATTCTTCATCAGAGTATTCGTTGTTGACCTTAAATATTTCGACCTCTGGTTTATCTTTAACATTACCAAAGGTATACTGGAAGTGTACTCTAATGTATCGTGTTGAATGTGACATAATTATTATCCTTTACTAATTCACAATAATTTGTTATAATCTAATATTAAACTATAAAACAGGAGTAGTCAAATGAAAGATTATAAATCTTTGTTATCTTTTCAACCAATCCTCAACCAGAAGGTTATCACTATTGTAGAAGCTTTGCAAGATGGTTCTTTAACAAAAGAACAATTCCATAATAGAAAAGCTTATGCAAAGCGCAGTGGTAACCTTCAATCTGTATTGGAGTATAGCATTGCATTTGAGATTGTCAATATGTTAGGAGAAGATTAATGTGTGATGTAGAGGATGATTTCATCGGGAAGATGTTTCCAACACCCAAGGGTGGAGTTTTAACTGTCAGAGAAAGTAACGGATTAAAAGGTAATAAAAAGAAGTACGTATTAGAGTGTTCTGTATGCTCTAAAGATGAAGAACTTTGGCCTTACGGAAGTATATCTACCATAAAGTCTAATATACTTAAAGGTATCGTACCTTGTGAATGCTCTAAGTCTTCAAAGTTAAAACGTTGGCAATATGAGATTAAACTTCACAGGGTTTGTAATAATAAAAACGTAACATTCAAAAATTTTATTGGTGATTGGAATGGAGCCAAGAGTAGCTTATTAATACAGAACAATATAGATAAATCTCTCATAGAGGTGATGTCGTTATCAACTTTCTTAATGAATCCTTTTCTTTATAATATGAACATCGATGATGGTAAACCTTTCAATCTAATAACTGATAAGAGTTTCATAGAAGAATTTTATTCCTCCGGTTTTGATAATAAGTATTATTTTTGGAGGAAAGGTGATGGATGGGATTACATGTGTCCATACTGCAGTAATGACGAGTATGTACAGAATGGTTTATGTTCAGGTATCTTTGGAAGTTCTCTGAGTAATCTTAAGAAAGGTATTAAGTCTTGTAGATGTTCTAAGGCGTACCGTTGGACAAAAGAACAACGGGAATATCAAATAAATAAGCAATGTATTTTAACAGGGTTTGATTTTATCGGTTGGGAGGAAAGTACTTATAAATCTAAATCTTATATTAAGGTGTGTTGTAATATGGGACATGAATATCCTGTAACATTAGAGAGATTTCTACACGGTGTAGGGTGCAGAGAGTGTTATAAGGATAATATAAAATCAGGGTCTGTTAAGTTTGGATTATACTCCAACAGGTTAGATGAAGAAGATACGTTGTATATCCTTGATTTTGGAAAATATCTAAAGGTTGGTAGGTCTTTTAATCTGGATAAAAGGTTAAAGGAGTTGAGCTTTAAATCCGGTACTGATAAAAAGAGAATTAAAATAGTAGGACTTTACAGAGGTATACATCGTATTGTATATGACACAGAACAAAACTTACACAGTATTCTAGAATCTGAAGGTTATAGGTGGTCAGAGGATAGATGGAGTATAGAGCTTTTTAACAAGCAAAGTATCTCACTTATAAAAGATATACTCCTAGAAACTGACCTAATTTCGGATAACACATTGTGAAATGATGTTGTGTGCTTGCTGTAATTCTTGTTGTGTAATCATAGTTATTCTCCTAACCTTCTAAACAAATTGACGACCATTCACTATTAAACATACGCACCACTTTATTATCCCTTCTGAGGATATAAACATCTTCACCGTCCCAAGATATAACTGGTGATTTCCATTGTTCTTGTTTGTACTTCCTTACCTCACGATAGATAGCTTTAAAGTTTGTCCCTAATACCTTGTTTAATGTATTCTTTGCACGAGTATCTTTGCGGAACTCTCTATTGTTGACTTTGAAATTTGAAACAGGTTCTCCAACACAATCAAGTAAGTTCATAATCAATACCTCATCTCGTTTCGATGTGCTCATTATTAACCCACACATCACCTTTGTCAACAACAATTTTGAATTTATTTAAATTAAATTTTACTTCATTTTTCTAGTTGACAATAGTTAGGTCGTTGTTTAAAGTTTGCTTATCGAAACAGATAGGAGATATGATATGTCAAATACAAAATCACCAATGTTCTTCACACAGAAAGATTATGAAACAGCTTACAATAATAAAGTGGAAAGCTGTAAGAAACGTTTGATCACAATGGGATTATCTAAAGCTGAATACATTGCTTTACTACGTGCCCGTCCTAACATGAAGTGTTTCTATACAGGTGAAGATTTTGTCCTTAACCAAGGAACTAACCATCCTAACTATCCAACTATTGAACGACTTGATAATAAAACAAAAGGGTATGAAGAAGGAAATATTGTTTTGTGTACAAGTAGATGCAATTCGCTTAAGAATAAATTCATAGAGAGTAATAAATCAAGAAAGAACATTTCTCACAAAGATATGTTTTTATTGACACGTATCGAGAAATCTTTGAGTATGAAAGTAGGTTGGGAAGAGAAGCTTGCAGAGTATTCAGAAATCTTCCGTAAGGCTCGTGAGAGCGATTTAGAGAAGAAAGCTAAGGCTACTAAGGATCGTAACAAACTCTTGCGAGAAGCTGCTGTAGAGCGCCAGAAACGTGAAGTTCAATTGACAACAGGATTTGCACAAACATATAAACAATTTGAGGAATATGGGAAAGTTTTTGGTATTAGTTTCAAGGAGTGGCGTGATATTAATCGTCGTAAGAATTGTAGTATCACAGGACTGCCACTTGATGAAGAAAATCGTGCACTGTTTGTGAAAGATAAAACAGTTGACATTATTACAAAGAAAGATGTAATCTTGGTACATAAAGATGTTCAGCAAGGACTGGATCATATCACGAAAGGTGATAGTAAAGTTGTGAAATCTTTGATGCGTAATTGCAAGAGGTTAGGGTAACCTTATGCAACACAAAGATACAATTGTGAAGAATACTTGCTTGGATTATGTTGTGAAGCAGTTGCCGAAAGAGATTGACACTTACAACAGGTTGTGCCACAATCATCCTTGTGAGCGAGTACAGTGGCGATTGGTGACACACTTGATTGCCACGTTGAAAACACTAACAGGTCTTGACACAGAGCTTCAAGAAGGTTATAAAGAGTTGTTTGAAACGATAAATGGATTTGAGAAGGAGAAATGATATGAAGTTAATTGTTAACTTAACTTGGGATACAGTCCGTTACGATCATGAGAAGAGAGAAGGCGCACTAACAGAAAACCTTTTCGGGTGTGACAACTTCACTATCAGTAAATTTTCAGATGGTCGGTATGAGGTTGATTTCTGGAACGATGAAGATGGATATGTTTGGACATATGAATGTTATTTCACTGATCACGACCACCTTCTTCATGTAGTAATTGGTGAGGATAAGTAATCATGTGTAAAGAAAAACAATGTGTAAACTTTGATAAGTGTAAATGTGGTGACAAACAAGTTAACTACGATGATTACATTTGCACAACATCACCACATCATACTCGTAATAAACAAATTGATGTTGAATCAACAACGTTTACGACGGAAGATGAGAATTTGTATTTGATTAACTTAGGAGAAATTTAATATGATTACACTAGATGAAAAAGATGGATTATCATGGGAACTTGTAGCACTATTAGAAGTGGCTGCAGAGGAAGCTGGTTATAGTTCACCAGAAAGTTTTATCATTGATACTGCTGTGAAGGAAGCAGGAAAGGTGTTAGCTCTTAACGGTGACAAACATAAAGGTAAGAGCAATTATGTGGATGAAGGAGATTTTCCACAGGAAGAGCAGTTGGATCTATTTGGTGAACAGGAATAATATTTATGATTAAAAACATTGAATTTACACACAAGTATGATGGTGAAACATTTACAGTTTTGGCAGAATATTTAGACACTTCACCACTAACTTTCGATAAGCATCAAGCAAGCTGCCCTTCTGATTTGTACGGAGAACATGAAATCTTAGATGTGGTTGTTCTTGATGCTGAAGGTGGTGAACGAGATAGTAGCTTTGTGACAGATGTAATTGTGTGGCAAGCGATTGAGTCTTGCAAAAGTTTGGTGGATGATGTAAAGTTAGATACATCGGGTTTGACATACTTTGATTTGTGGAGTGAAGGAGAGAGTTATTATGGAGAGTAAAGACAAGCTTCATAAAACATTCACAGTGTTCACAAGTAAAATGATTACTGACAAACAACGTAAACATTATTATGCAAAATATCCTTGCTTTAGTTATAAGCGTGGTGACATAACTTATGTGGTTGTTTGTCATGGAAATGAAACAAGTTTCAAGGAAAAGGAGGGAAGTTATGAATAAACTAACATTCAGTGACCGATGGAATATTGAGAAATATAATCACATTGATGAAGGGTTTGAAGCGATTCGTCCAGACTTGTGTAAGGCAGATAGCAATTATGTCCTAGCTTTTCATATTGAACAATTAAAGTATCATCGTGCAGCATTAGAACATTATTTGAAAGACAGTGATAACTGGGAGGGAGGAGGCTATGTATTTGATACTTAAGGTAGAAGATACCAATAATATTCACCTACGTTTTATTACAGGAGAAGATAGTTACCATGTGTGGAATGAAAAGACAGTGCAAGAAGATATTGTTGTGATGTGAGAGATAACCTACGGTTAGGGAGGAAGGTGTATGAGTGCACTAGATAAATGGGAATCATTAGATCTGTATGAATTACCAAAGTTTGAAAAGTGGATGTGCGTATCTCCAAAAGGGTCACCTTATGAGGAAGTAAGAACAGGTTGTGGTATTATTGTTGATGTGGAGATTATTCCAGAGAAAAGACAAGGTTTGTATGGCAGTAAAGAAAATAAACTTTACACTGTGATGACAGATTTTGGAAACACGTTTAAGCTTACAGTGGAAGAACTTGAAAGTACTTATGTTGCTACGAGGAAAGAGAGTAACCCAAAAGGAAGATTTAAAAGACAACAAGAGTTACTGAAGACAGCTTGGGATAAGTGGTTTGATGGTGTGTAGTATTATGGAGGTGAGGTATTAATAAATACATTGAAATACATACTGATGGTTCAGCACTAGATAATGGTAAACCTTATGCCAGATGTGGTGCTGGAGTTGTTTTAATTTATAAAGAAGTGATGAAAGAGTTGAGTATTCCTCTTCCAAATTACATTACTAATAATCAAGCAGAGGTCTACGCCGCAATCGCAGGTTTACAAACTCTAAAAGAACCTTGTCGAGTGGATTTATGGAATGATTCTAACTACATGAAACAAGGTATAACTTCTTGGATTGAAGGATGGAAGCGTAGAGGATGGAAAACCACCAATAAGAAAAGTGACGTAAAGAATCGTGAATTGTGGGAAGAGTTAGACCGATTAACTCAAATACACGATGTCACTTTTCATTGGGAGAAAGGCCATGCAGATAATGAATATAATATTATCGCTGATAGACTTGCTAGAGAAGCTGCAGAAAGTTTAGAGAAGAATAAGGAGGTGTGATGTCTGAATATCAAGATGACGGTGTTGCTATAGGTGTCCACATGCACTGTATTGCAAATGAGTTTCCAAAAAGACCTGATGGAAAGGTACGTAGACCATGTAACTCTTCAGATGCTCTTATGTGCTATGAAAAAACTAAACCTGATGGCGAAACATATTACGATGCTGTATGTTATTCTTGTCGTCAATTTTTTCACCCTGAAGAAGTTCATAAATCTTCTGTGGCAGAACAGATCGGAGCTGATCCAGAGTCTGGGGTGATTAAAGAAAAGAAAAAGTTTGAAAACAAAGCTAGTAAGAAAGCGAAGATAACTCGTGAAGAAGTTAAAGAACTTTGGGATAGAACTGGAGGCAAGGAAGGTAATTCTGCAAAAGGTTATCGAGGATTAAGTGATTGGGTACTTAAATTCTATGGACACCGAGTTGAATACGATCAAAATGGAAACGTAAAAGCTATTTATTACCCAGAGACATTTGATAACAGGCTTATGGGGTATAAATCAAGACACTTTCCTAAGAAGTTTGGTATAGGTAATCTTGGTAAGACAGGAGTAATCAACCAATTATCAGGACAACATAAATTCCCTGACGGTGGTTATGTAGTGGTTTTGGTGGGAGGGGAAGAAGATAAATGTGCTGCTCAAGAGATGTTTAGAAAGTACCAAGAGAATAAAGGTGTAGATGATTACAACCATTATGCTGTAGTAAGCCCTACTACTGGTGAACCATCTGCTGCTAAACAGTGCAGACAGCAATATGAGTGGTTTGATTCGTTCCAGAATATTGTAGTTATGATGGATTCAGATGAAGTTGGAAGAGAAGCAGCTTTAGAGATAGCAGAGGTGTTACCTAAAGAAAAGGTTAAGATAGCTAAACTTTCAGGTAAAGATCCTAATCAAATGTTACTGGATAAGAAAGAACGTCAATTCATTAGTGACTTCCACAAAGCTGAAGAGTATATTAAGTCCGGTATTGTTGGTTCTTCTAAACTAGAAGATGCAATATTTGAGGAGATTGGTCTAGATAAAATACCTTTACCACCTTTTATGTCTCAACTACAAGAGCACATGGCTGGGGGCATACCTTTGGGCTATATAGTTAACCTGATCGCTGATACAGGGTGTGGTAAGACGACAATAGCTAATGAATGTGTGTATGATTGGATTTTCAACAGCCCTTATAAAGTTGGTATTGTCAGTTTAGAACTAGATACTGGTCAATATGGATTATCACTTTTATCTAGGCATCTAGGTAAAAAACTCCAACTATTTGTAGATAAACAAGAAGCTATAGAGTACCTTAACCTACCTGATATAGTAACTAAAAGAAAACATTTATGGACAAATGAGTTTGGAGAAGATCGGTTCCATCTTTTAGATGATAGGGATGGTAATTTACAATCACTTAAAAAGAAAATCATGCAAATGATTGTTCAATATGAATGTAAATTCATTATCATTGACCCACTTCAAGATGCTCTAGATGGTTACTCTAATGAAGACCAAGCAGTATTTATGAAATGGATGAAGCAAATGGTAAAACAGTATAAGGTTAGTTTCTTTAATGTTAACCATGTTCGTAAAGAAGGTAATAATGGTTTTGACCGATTCTTGAAAGAGGCGGATATCCAAGGTTCAAGTGCTATAGCTAAAAGTGCAGGTTGTAATATTATTTTTACCCGTGATAAACTTGCGGAAGATGATGTTAGCCGTAATGTAACTAAGGTTTTTATCCCGAAATGTCGTTGGACAGGGTCAACAGGAGATGGAGGTTTATGGTATTACTCTTTAGAGCAACATACTCTGTACGATTTGGAAGATTATTTTAATAAAAACCCTGATAAAGTTCCTTCTGGTATGACTGTTAGGGAGTTGATTGATAATCAGAAAAATTTACATAGTAGGGAAAAGAAGAAGGATGTAAAATCTACAAAAAATAAAGAACCTAAACAGGAGAAAGATTTTATGGATGGAGTAGACCTATGAAGAGAGGTAGTATAAATAGAGAGAAGTATTTAGATAAAAGTTTTCCTATTAATAGTGGAAATGATACAGTAACAATCATTAATTATGTAAATTACTCTGAAGTTTATGTGAAGTTCGAAGGTTACTCTTCTTTAGTAAAGACTACTATGGACTCTCTAACTAGAAGAAAATCTGTTAAGAACCCTAATAAACCTAGTGTCTGTGGAGTAGGTGTTACAGGAGGACTACCAACAAAACAGAATGGAAAACATCTTGAATACTATAGTGTTTGGAATTCTATGTTAAAAAGGTGTTACTCTAATTCTGTCAAGGATAGACGTCCCAATTACAAAGGTACAGTTGTTTGTGAAGATTGGAAGTACTTATCTAACTTTAAATCTTGGTTTGATAAAAATTATATTCAAGGTTGGGTTCTTGATAAAGATTTAAAAGTGTTTGGTTCAGAAATATACTCACCAGAAACTTGTTCTTTTGTTCCAAATGAAATTAACGTTCTAGTAAATAACAATAAAGCTGTTAGAGGTTGTAGTGGTATTTGTGGAGTTTTCTTAGACAAAAGAGATGGTAAGTATTACCCGAAAATCTCAATGGGTAAAGAGATTTGGTATGGTAATGGTTACTATGATTCGGGGGAAGCTTTTCAGGTTTATGCAACTAAAAAGAAAGACTGGATTCTTAAAGTTATTGATAATTGCCCTGATATAGATGATAAAGTTAAAAGTAACTTAATAAACTGTGAAATAACTGAAGATGGTGTAGTTTATTAATTGTACATTTTTATGATTTCAACAAGATTAACAGATTCATACAGAAAATGATGAAGTTAGGAAGGAGAATAAATGTTAACAAAAGAAGAATTGCAAAAGTATACAAACCTCCCCGTTTATGGTGATATTGAGACAGTTGGTTTATGGGATTCAGTAAAAACTGTAGAAGATGTTCACGTAATTGGAGGTATTGTTGATGATCCAGATACAGGAGAAGAAAAGGTTCTACTTTTCCACAACAGACCTGATTTATGTAATACAAAAATAATCGACCCTTATGATGAAAAAGAGTATACAATACCTGAAAGAGCTGGAGATTTAATCACAGGTTTTCGTTGGTGGTACCAAGTAGGTCGTTCTGAGAAAGGATTCTTATCTATCCACAACTGTGCACAATTCGATAAAGCTATTGTAGAAAAAGTAATGCCTAAGTGTGTTATCCCTAATGAAAAGTGGGAAGATACGTTTATTTATAGTAAGATTCAATACTTTGATCGTCCTTGTCCTAAAGGTGCTAAATCTCCTCATGGACTTGCAAGTTACGCACTAAGAATGGGTATCCATAAACCCGAAATTACTGACTATACAAAGATGGATACCTTAATGCTACACCGTATTGTAGAGGATTTCAAAGCTCAAAAATATGCATCTCAATATCTTAAAAAGGAAAGAGAGATGTGCAAACAGAAGCTAGGTGTAGACTTTGAAGATGCTTATAAACTTGAATTTGAATATGCGATAACTTGTCAAAAACAAGAAGCTTACGGTGCTGCAGTGGATAAAGAGCACATGCTTAAGTGTGTAGAAGATTGGGATAAACGTTTACATGAGTTGGAAGGGTTGATCGAACCAATGTTACCCCCTACCGTGAAACCTCAAGGACAGAAGGTAACAAGAAAAGAGATGGCTATTGCTTTAGGTTTTCCTGAGAAAATTACCAGTAAAATGGTAGAACCTACGGAGCTAGTCAACCGTAGTGGTGAACAGGTAGAGGTTAAGATTAAGCCTTACTATAAACCTTCTACAAATTTTCACACAACTAAAAAAGTAAATCAATACTCAGGTTTTCATATTTCTTACGGAGATAGTCCTACTTTCATTAAAAAGAATGAACTCACTTCTTGGATAAAAGAAAATTATCCTGATACGAAACCTAAAGAGTGGGATATTGAAAAAGATATCAAAGAGACTCTTCTTCTTAATAAAAATACTTGTGATTATTTCGAAGTAAACCCAGAAGATACTCATATAATTTCTGGACCCTTCACTAGAGTTAAGTTTGAAGGTAGTAAGCTTACTCAGCATGAAGTTGTTAAAGGTATGTTGATAAAAGGTGGTATCAAATTTGCAGAAGAGTGGAATCTTAAAAAGGATGTTAATGGTCAGGTAGTAAAGGCTGAATATGACACTGTTGTTAGTTACCCTACCAAAGCTTTACCGGAACACCAGATACACTTCTCTGTTAAAAAAGGGGAAGCTATGGTAACCAGTCCTAAGTTTGGTGAAAAGGAATACGACCAACTAAAAACACAGGATGGAAAAATGGTGGGGGAATACAACACTACTATGCATCGTCGCAGATTCTTGTTAAACCCAAAAGACCCTGACGAGAAGGGGTTGATTGCCAATATTAGAGAGGATGGTAGAATTCCTTGTGGAGTAAATAACTCTTCCACTGGCACATTAAGGTCATCACACCGGATCTGGGTGAACGCACCGGGGGATGGAGCTTTGTATGGTAAAGAGATACGACAAAGTATTATTGCACCTGAAAATCGTATTCTGGTATCTCACGATATGAACTCTGCTCAGTTAAGTATTGCAGCTTACTACGCTAATAATTTTGATTATTTTAAAGCAGTTTGCTTCGGACAAGAAACTAAACTTGATGAACAAGGTAATGATATTTTACACCCAGAGACAGGTAAGAAGTGGTATATAGCTGAGAGTGGGCATTGCACTAACATGCAGGCTTTTGGTCTAGTATCTCCTGAAGAAGTTCAAAGAGCTATCAGAACACAAGATCAAGATTTAATACATGATATCGGTCTTAGACGTAAGAAATCTAAAGGTGCTACATTCGGGGTAATTTTTGGATGTTCAGGTAAGAAACTTGCATTAATGTTAGGTATTGACGAGGCAGAAGGGACTAGACGTAAAAATATGTTCTTGGAAAAGATCGGTCTTGACCGTCCTATGCAGATATTAGAACGTATGTGTGAGAAGAATAAAAGAGGTAAAGGTGGTTATATAGAACTACCTTTCGGTTATTACGCTTACTGTTCTTCCCCTCATGCTAGATTTAATTACCTTGACCAAGGAACAGAGGCTGCATGTCAAAAGTTTGCAGAATTATGGTTTGATAAAGAATCAAAACGCTTAGATATGGATGCGCATCGTATACTCAGTTACCATAAATAATTGTGGCTTCATACAGTAATGTATGTCGAATAACTCCTCTAATTGTCTGGGAGGCTTTAAAATGCTAATCAGCAGCGAAGGTTGAGGGGAACCTCTTCAACGTTCAGAGACTATTATGTAGGCAACCAAGTGGTGTCGAAACGGGGAGAATCCTAGTAGGATTGTGATATAGTCCGATCTATAGATGAAAATTTATAGCTTTGCAGGTAAAGCTGCGGGTATGTAGTAACGCACATATTGAACTTTGGATGAGTTTACAGTTGAATGCTCTATTGATATTGAAGAAGATGTAAAAAGATTGATGTTTGAATCTTATAAAGTAGCATCAGAACGTATGTGGGAATGGCACAAGAAACATTCTAAATGGTTTAGTGGGAATGATTGTCCAGATTTTCACATACAACTTCAATCAGGGAGTAGTAGTGGTAAAGATTACTACTCGGTACACTAATTTACACCCTCTTCGGAGGGTTTTGGAGTTTATCTTGAAAGTAATTGAAATAATAGAGAAGACTTATTCTCAGAGAAAATTTATAGGAACTAAAATAGAAGATGGTGGGCAATACCTATTAGTTACTAATTGTTATAAGAAAGGAAATAATGTCCTATTCTCTGTAGAATGTTCTGTATGTTCTAAAGATACAGAACTTTTTCCTGAAAATGAAATGTTAATATCTAAAAATAATTTAAAACAAGGGAAGAAGCCTTGTAGATGTTCTTCAGGTTGGAAACCTTCTACATATCAATATAAGATTTTAGTAAAAAGGTATTCTGAGCTTGTAGGTGATACTGTTAAAAGCATTACTGATAAAGGTGTAGTGAAAATTTACAGTGAAAAATATGGAGATTGGGAGGTTCCTGTTAATGAGTATATAAAAGGTAAGAGAGGTGTTTTAGAAACAAAAGAGATTAAGAATTCAAAACTCAGATTACCAGATAAGATACATTCCGATAGATTCCTATCTACAGGGGCTTTTATAAAAGGTACATACTTTTGGAGAAGTAATAGGATGGATACTAGAGGTTATTCTGTATATTGGAAATATTATTGTCCTAAATGTTCAGAAGATGAATACGTGCAAAATGGTTTATGTGATGGAGTTTTTGAGGCGGTTGGAGGAACCCTTAAGAAAGGTAATAGGTCTTGCAGATGCTCACCTAATTATAGATGGTCTCAATCACAAAGGGAGTACCAGATTAATAAAATCTGTAAAAATGAAGGATTAACTTTTATTGGATGGGATGAAAATTATAAAGGAGCTTTTACTAAATTTCACTGGATTTGTTCTCATAATCATAAGAATATTACAGATCTCTCTAACTTCTTACATCTAAACCATAGATGCTCAACTTGCGCTGAAAGTTTATGGGGTTACTATAAAGAGAAAGGTAACGATATAGATACCTTATATCTGTTAAGATTTTATCAGGACGGTGAAATTTTTTACAAAGTAGGTAGAACTTTTAAAACTAAAGATAGGTTTGATTATTTTAAAAAGTTTTATAATATCGAAATAATCTCTATGATAGAAAACATTCATGATGTTATCTACCCTAAAGAATTTTATCTTAAAAATTTATTAAAGAAGTATCATTACTCACCTGAACTACCTTTTGATGGTAGTATTGAAGAATGCTTCACATCAGATATATTAAAAGAACCTGAAGTAATTTCAACTTTCAACCTAAAGGACCACACCAATGACTAACATCACCACAGCAACCAAGCTCCACTATCTCCCACGAGACACTGTTTACCTAGTATTACATCACAATGTCAAAATCAAAGACTCATCTGGTGAATGGAAGCTTGGTTGTGTTTACCAAAATGTTTCTTCACAAGAAACCTACTCTCGTCCTTATGAGATGTTTAATATGAACAAATGGGTTGTTTTATAAATAAAACTAAAATTTCTTGTTGACACCATCCCTCTACCGATGTATTCTTATTACATCAAAAACGGTAGAGGGATTTTCTTATGTCAAAACGTAAATATTACAAACGTATCACTGAGTGTCCAGATGGTTGGTGGACTAAAAATAAACTTTATGAAGTAACTTATCGTTGTGGTAAAGCTCGTCTTACTGATGACGAAGGAGCATTTATGTTCTTAGAAGAATGTAATTTAGATTACTTACGATCTGAATTTGAACCTGTTAGTGGTATTATCAACCACAGATTATCAGTCAAAGATAATAAAATTGAAAACTTGACTTGGAGAAAGTAATTATGAGAATTAAATACATTTACTCGGATGAAGTTAACCATACACTATCTGTTATTGATGATGCTATTGATAAACGTAAGGTTATGGTTCGTAATGAACTAGAGAATGAATTACCATTCCATCACGATATGTTCGATAAATATTTCCGTGAAGATTGTGCAAATGATCATATTATCAAACAACTTCGTGATAAGAAGAATAGTGTTATTCAAAATGCACTTCCGATCGGAATTGAGTTTATAGGTTAGTTATGATCACCAAAACAACCACACGTTACACAAGTCATTACAAAGCTTCACCAAGGTACATGTCACCTGCTGCTTTAGTTGTAACTGACTACACTACAACTAAAATTCACTTTGATTGTGATGGTAAGTTTCAACATGCACTTGGTTTTCTCAATAGACGATCTCGTGTTATGAATAATCACCCTGTAAGACCAACTTATTTTCCAATTGCAGGTTTTGATAAAATAAAAGTCGACTTGCGTAACAAAAAGATTTATCTTGTGAAACGTAGTTACAGAAAACGATTTGATATTATTGTATAGGTGGTGGAGAGAGGAAATGACAAGAGAAGAAAAACTTTTAATTGTTAAATTATTAAATTTTACTAATTTTTTATGGAGGAAAATTAAATCTTTGTATAAAAATTACCCTTTATTAACCAAGGCACTGATAACTTATATAATCTTGTTCGCACCTTATATAAGTATAAATCTGTATAATGGGGAAGGAGAGAGTTTTTATTCTGTGGTGCGTTTTTTAGGGTATGAAATGTTTGGTTTCAAAGATTGGTCTGATTTCTTTAATGTCAAGGGGTGGTAAAATTATGAAAACCAACCTCGTCACCACTGTTCGGATGTGCAATAATTATTCTCCGATTGACAGAATTAATATGTTATGTAAAGATATAAACTCTCACGAACATTGTAATGTCGAAGCACACAGTGTTCTTGGTGAAACTAATATCTTCACTCTTAAAGTTAGTAGCGAAAAAGATAATAAATTAGGTTGCACAAAAGATGGATTCTGTTATAATCGTAAACGTGTTCTAGCTAAGAGTGTGATTGACAGTTTACTAAGCACACCATTTTATTGTGATATTGAAATTATTGAGGAGGATTAATATGAAAAGTTATGAAGTTTTAGTGCCTATCACTGGTTACATTGTAGTTGAAGTAGAAGCAGAGAACGAAAAAGAAGCTATCGATAAAGCTTTTGAGAGTGATGATTTGACTATCGATAATATTAATGAATGGGATACTCATGAAAATATTGTACAGGGTAATGTATTTTATGGTGTTAAGAATGAGGTTGAAGTAGAGGAGGTTTAACCATGCCATTCACATATCAAGATTTTCATAAGAGTTGGCAAGACATTCACTACAAAGTTCCGTCATACCGTCTTGGTCAATACTTCTGCAGTTTGTTCTTAAAGAATACTGCTGATGATAATTGTGATCCAATTGTCAAAGGTTTGTGGGAGAAAACTGGTGATGAAGCTTATGAACAAATTAATGATATCATTAAAGTATATCAATGGGATTTAGATGATTTACCTATTATGAGGGAGGAGTTGTTATAATGAAGGTAATCTTGCAAGAAAATCATTCCCAAGATGCAGGCAATTATTCAGGAATGAAAAATGTTCGTTATGGAGAAGTTGTAGAAGCTCGTTACATCAATGAGAAGAAACAAGGTGTATTGATCAAAGGTAGCGAATTCATTCGTGTTGGTGGTGACGATAAAGTGTTTAAACCTGATATTGATTACACTTGGGGTAACTTTGATGTTATTGAAGAATAAATTTATTTCTTGTGTTGACATCTACACTTAAACATGAGAAACTAATCTTTCAGCATTAATAACGTAATGAAAACTTTGATTATTGCATTACATTTGATGTTGATAAAAAAGCACATTCCGTCATAGAGATATGACACAAAGGGGTTCTTTTCTTCGGAAAGGTAATCTCGAAAAGGAGGCAATTGTCTCCGACAAAAGGAGAGGGATATTCGACTCCCTATCTAAGTTAATTTAAGAATCGCGTAAGCGAATACAAACGAGGTAATATATGAAAGACTTTAGTAATGCTTTTGGTAATGTTGAACTTCCACAACAAGGTAATGCAGGTGGTAATAAACCTTCGTTCCAAAGTAATGTGGATTGGGATGCATTCGGTAAAAAGCAACTTGAAGTATTAGGAGTAGATACAGAAAACGGTGGTGAGAAAGCTGGGGTTATTGGTGTTATCACTAATGCAATTGAACTTGGCCTCCAGAATCAAGATGAGCAAACCATTCCAGTTAATGGTCCAGATTATTCTAACCACGAATGGCGACTTGAGAAATACGAAGACAGTGGTTTACAAAAAGACCCCTCGGCAAGTATTCAAACACGTTGGTATCGTAAACAACAACAAGAATGTTTGGTTTACACACCACTACCTGTTAAACAATTTGCATTGGTTCTTGACTTCCCTGAAGTAATGTTCCCATATGGAGAATTCTTCGATGGTAGTGAAACTAAACCTCTACGTGTTATTATGGGTAAAGAAGGTTTCATCACTAAATCAAAAGCTGAACTTGCTGGGACACGTAACCTGATTGCTAAACCGTTCAACCTTAAACATGTCAATGTTAACCGCGGTAAAGAGGGTGTTCAACCTCACATGGCTCTAGCTAAAAATGGTAAGGTTGTTAAGATTGCTGATTTTGCAGGTGTGTTGGATGGTAATGGTAACTTCCACGCTCAAGATGTTGGTAAGCTTATTGGTAAAGCAGTAATGTGTGATATCAAGGCAGAAGTTCAACGTTGGGAATCGCAAGGTATTGCTAAGTCGAAAGTTGTCATTGATGCAGAGATTACAGCAAAACTTGGTCCTCGTGATGTCCCATATTTTGAGAATGAGCTTAAAGGTATGTTGACAGACGACTTGTTTGGTTTCGTATTGTTCAATGGTCAGAATGATGAGAATACTTTGAAGACTCTCAATTCTGCCTTAATTAACACAATGAAACTTTCACCAGAGTTTGAGAATAGCCAACTTAAACAACAACTGGAATCTCTAGGTAAACTAGGCGGGGATAATGCTTCAAATAACGCACCACAAGCTTCACAGAATGGTGTTAGTGATAAACCTGAGAAACAGGCTTCCGTAGGAATCAACCCTACTCAAAAAGAAGTTCAGAGTGTTCCACAAGAACCTGATGTTACTGATGATGGCTTCGACTTTGACTCCGAGATCCCCTTCTAATAAGTAGTTGATTTGTATAACAAAAACCCGCTCGAAAGGGCGGGTCTATTCATATTTAAATTTCATATCTAAAATACATAAGCAATCACATGCATCATCACAACCCCAAATAGCAGGTAGAATGATCTCATATTCTTTACATCAACTTTTATGTTGTAACCTGATTCTCTTAGTACCAAGCAAGTTACTATTCCCGATAAGAATATATTATCTAACTTAAATAACTGTTGTGATATAAGTTCTGGTAAATAAAAGCTTACAAATGGAAATGTAATTATCACCAGCTCTAATATTTTTATACAGGAAATAATTATTGTATCAACAAGGTAAACTCTTTTAAAATTTAGGTATGTGTAGAACCAGAATAAATGTAATAAACTTATCGTCCACCAAAGATACTGGCTCAATGTCAAAGTCGATGCAAATTCTAACCTAAACAAATAAGCTGTAAATAATAAAGGTATTATCTTGTTAGGAATTGTATTCTTTGATAAAAACAAAAAGAGTGCGAAACATAATATCAAATACCACATCTCACACTCTCCATTCTACTTGTTCAACATATCTTTCATGTAATCTTTCAGGTCATTTTTTAAATCTGATATACCATTGTTTAGTTCTTCCCTATACTGATTATGGCTTTTATCTATTTTATTATGTAAACCTTCAATCTTATTGTTGGTGCTTATTTCTAGATCCTGTAAAGCTTTTTGCATCTGTTCATGACCAACCTTACCTTCTTTCAGGGAGGTTATTTCCACATCGTGACGATGTTTATCTACTCTGAGTTTTTCTAATTCTTCATCTCTCTTCTCTTGCCTTTTTTCATTATCTGTCCAAATCTTACGATAAGGCCAAAAGAAAGCTCCCATTATAGCTATTATCAAGCCAATTATTTTTAACCACTCTACCCAAGCCATGACTTTTCCTTATTATTGTTATAGTTTTATGCGGTTCTCTTCCAGCGATAAACTGCAATACTTGGTTGTGTATTGTTCATAGGAGAACTTGAACCGGTGTTGTCAGTGGTACCTGAGAAAGTGTGATTGTGAGTAAGGTCGGTATTTTGAGGTATACCCATAATTTGTTGTTGAGCTGTACCTGTATCTGTCCCATTAGGTGTTAAGTATTGTGTTATACTTGTAGCTACTGTATTATCTTCCGTTGTACCTGAGAAAGTGTGATTGTGTTGGGCAAGTTCAGATTCTGTTTGAACGTGTTGGTATTCACCTTCAGTCTGACCATCTGTCCATGTTTTGTTCTCACCTCTATCATCTGTGTGGGAGCCCACACCAACTGTTGTAAGACCTCCTCCAAAAGATTCCCAAGTACCATACCCTTTGAGTATCGAGGGGTTTGTTGAATCACCCGTTATCTCGATTATCTCCCCTATGGAAACACGTTCTTTCTCTATTTGGTCTTCTAACTCTTGGATCTTACTATCAAACTCCGTTTGAAGTTCCTCTGTGAAGTCTTTGAAATACGTCTGCCATTCAGATATATTGTTTAAAATATAATTAAGTTCTTCAGCAGTTACGACTTGATTTTTATCATAACCTATGGTTTGTATGGGTGAACTAGGTTCGTTCTTGTTAGGTTTCCCTGTACTAGGTAAATTTACATCATTTTCCGCTATCTTGATGATAGGGTTTGTTGGTTGTGTTGCCATTTATAAATCTCTCTCATCATTAATAACTGTCACTGATGTCACATTCGGTCTGTCTATGATTGAATCGTGAATACTGCCTAGTGGACCAATCTTATCTGAAGGTGCAGAATGAATACTGCCTACACCAAAAGGTCTAGACCCGACTGGAACAGAGGTAACTTTCAAATTAGTGTTGATAGGGAATAAATCTTGTAGTTGGTCAGAAAGTGACTGTATAGATAAACAATCCACACTAATAACAACCTCAACATAGTTGTTTAAACCTTTATAAATCTTAACAAAACCATTATCTGTCAGTATGTTTAAAATACTCACTATTTCTGGACGTGTAGGTTCTGTGTTTTTCCTTAAAGCGTGAAGTTTTATGGCTGAACGTAAACCTTCATCACTCTTACCTTCTCGTTCTATNCATAATTTGTTGTTGAGCTGTACCTGTATCTGTCCCATTAGGTGTTAAGTATTGTGTTATACTTGTAGCTACTGTATTATCTTCCGTTGTACCTGAGAAAGTGTGATTGTGTTGGGCAAGTTCAGATTCTGTTTGAACGTGTTGGTATTCACCTTCAGTCTGACCATCTGTCCATGTTTTGTTCTCACCTCTATCATCTGTGTGGGAGCCCACACCAACTGTTGTAAGACCTCCTCCAAAAGATTCCCAAGTACCATACCCTTTGAGTATCGAGGGGTTTGTTGAATCACCCGTTATCTCGATTATCTCCCCTATGGAAACACGTTCTTTCTCTATTTGGTCTTCTAACTCTTGGATCTTACTATCAAACTCCGTTTGAAGTTCCTCTGTGAAGTCTTTGAAATACGTCTGCCATTCAGATATATTGTTTAAAATATAATTAAGTTCTTCAGCAGTTACGACTTGATTTTTATCATAACCTATGGTTTGTATGGGTGAACTAGGTTCGTTCTTGTTAGGTTTCCCTGTACTAGGTAAATTTACATCATTTTCCGCTATCTTGATGATAGGGTTTGTTGGTTGTGTTGCCATTTATAAATCTCTCTCATCATTAATAACTGTCACTGATGTCACATTCGGTCTGTCTATGATTGAATCGTGAATACTGCCTAGTGGACCAATCTTATCTGAAGGTGCAGAATGAATACTGCCTACACCAAAAGGTCTAGACCCGACTGGAACAGAGGTAACTTTCAAATTAGTGTTGATAGGGAATAAATCTTGTAGTTGGTCAGAAAGTGACTGTATAGATAAACAATCCACACTAATAACAACCTCAACATAGTTGTTTAAACCTTTATAAATCTTAACAAAACCATTATCTGTCAGTATGTTTAAAATACTCACTATTTCTGGACGTGTAGGTTCTGTGTTTTTCCTTAAAGCGTGAAGTTTTATGGCTGAACGTAAACCTTCATCACTCTTACCTTCTCGTTCTATAAAATAATGAGAAGCAATTACATCTAACATATCACCTTCTGCTAAATCCAAAACTCTAGAATATGCTAGAGATACAGCTTGGTTTTGGATATTATTTAGACGTTTGACAATCAGTTCAGCAAGTTTATAAAAGTTTTCTCGTTGGGTTTGTTTGTAAGGTAATTCACTCAAACCATCTTGTGTGAATGTAACATTAAACTTAAGTCTGTTAGAATCAGGTAAAGCCATTAATTAATCTCCTGTACAAATGTAATGTTGTTAGAGATTAAGTCTGGTAATTCTGTACTTCCTGCCTGATAATCTGCATTAGAGTAAGCTGAATCTGGTTCTTCTAGCTTCTTAACTTCTACAATCAACTGATTAAATCGTCCGTAACTAACTGCAGAGCTAACAGCAGACATCAACGAGAAGTTAAAGATTTTATCACCTAATTGCCAACTTTCTGATACATCTAATAGGTTACTTATCGCAATGCTTTTCTCGGATGTAGACAACTCTGTATTATTAGTAGTTTTATATCTAACACAGACACTTAATTGTTGCTGAACACCACGAGAAAAACTTATAACTTCTTGGTCTTCATCTTCTGTATCGACTGTGTATTGAATGTCACCAGTGTAAACATTATTAATTGGCTGTGTACGATAAAGTTCTTGTGCAATATCTGCAATCTCACCACCGATAATAATTGGTACTACTGTGACAATACCTGCATCCACAGTTTTATTAAATTTAATCTTTTCTATACCGCTAACATTGGCTAGCAAACCTGCGATAATTGCTGATCTTGTAGCACTTCTTGGACTATCAACTTCACTTCTAGCTCTTTCAACAAAAGCTGCATCTGTTTCCACATCTGTACCACTTGAGAACTCGCTTAAGTTAGTTACACTTACATAACCTAGAGGAGGAATACTGATGCTTGCAATACCTCCTACACCAAGAGGGTTGAAACCTGTTTGTGTATTAACACACTCTATCAGTGAGTAACGATTCCCTAAACTTGGTGTAGAAAGAAACTTAACTGTTTTCTCTAGACCTTTAAGTTCATAAGCTTCATCAAAACCCCAATACAAAACTAGATTATCTGTATCTAATTGAATATTTGTTTCTAATGGATTCACTGATTCAAGGAATGTTTTAAGACTATTCAGGAAATTTAAACGGGCTGTAGGTGTGCTTGAGGAAAGAGTGAAACTTTGAGCAAAAATCTGACCTGAACTTAAATCTTCAATTGATAAGTTGTATGTAGCAAGTGAAATGTTATTTCCCACTACACGGTACGCTGTTACACGGCTACTTACAAATTGTGTAGAAGTTGCTGCGTATTGACCACCATTCTCTCCACTAAAAATTGTACCTATACCTACACTTGTACTGTCGATAGCTGATGAATTAGTTTCAACAACTGCATCACCACTACCTGATGTAGCTTTTTCACGAAATACCCCTGACAAAGCAAAGATCTCATCTAAGAATGAACCTTCGGCACCATTACGATTCCATGAGTTATAAACTTGTTCAATTGTTTGCCAGATATTATTCTCTCGCCCAGCAATCATTTTTAATAACTGACCTATATTTTCATTATCTTCTATACTGAATTCAGGATTGTTGTATGTCACCCTAACATCATTCTCGATACTAAGAATAATATCTGCTAAGGTATCTCTTTGAAATATACCGTTAATAAATCCACTTGCCATTATTCTTCCTCGGTAATAACCTGTTTAATATAATAAACAATTATAACACAAATAAAGGTAAAATTCAGGTAGAAAGGTTCATATCGATACGACTATTTTCTTGGTGTAGTTGTTTTTGCTCAACCCTAGCCAATCTCTCGTTAACTTCTGACATTATCGCACTCATAATAAAAGCCCCATAATAACAGTATTGTACATTGTCATTATGGGGCTTTGCAAAGTTAATGCCTAGGTGGGGTTTTGTGGAGTTGCGTTTTAGTTGCACCGGATATTAAATCGGTGAGTGTGGATATTAATGCCGTAATCATATTACCACCTATACTTTATGAACTAAACCACAGTCAACAAGCTCAATTCTGTCGATATGGCTAGTACCATTACTTGCTCCAGAGCCACCAAGAGACGTGAACAGATTACATGTGATAGTATGCTCTGTTAGTTGTGGGTCGAGAACTGCGCTTGTTGTTATGTAATACCATTTGTCAGTATTCCCATTAGCTGAGTCTGCATCAAATTCAACATTCACATAAGCACAAGTCACATCACCACCGATATTCGCTAGGAATCTCGTGTTGTCAGATGCTGACGGTTTAGCTAAAACAGCCCATCTGACCATAACCAAGTGACCAGACAATCCTCGCAATGTTTTTGTGAGTGTAACGCTTGGTACTGATGCTGCTGCTACAAACCGGAGCGATCCCCCATTTGTTAAATACTCTGCTGTATTGTTTGCAGTCAGTGTGCCACCTGAAGATGTTAAATCAGTCAGATTCGCCCCTTCGTTCAGATACAATGTTTTTTCATTACCACTTTCAATGGAGTAACCTTTGTCGCTATAACCACCGATTGCGTGTTCAATGTAATTTATGGATGCAGGCAAGCAGCTTCTGAATGTAAGGTTCTCAAAGTAAAGGAATCCACCACCCTCATTGTTATTGTCACCGCGTCCGTTGAAAACTTCATTGGTGTTGGCGTTATTACCTGTAAACTCCACATCACGCAAATAGGTTTTACTGCCGTATCTACCACGAATCGCTTTATCTGCGATTGCCATAGATTTAGGCTGCACGAGGGTGAGTGAGCCGTAATTATCTATAAGGTAGCCGTTGTTATTCGCTCCTGCTCGGGCGTTCTCCATGTACGTTCCTTGGATCAGCATCTTACCTTGGTTGATGATGCAAGGGTGGCCACCGTTTGTATTTTGGATTGCACCACCGTGCACTGAGATTTTACCACCGTCATTAAAAACAATTTCCTGGTCAGTGGTGTCGGATAAATTACAGGCAGTTAACGTAGTTTCGCCTCCGCCGACTTGCTTAAATCTACCTGCTACTGAAACAAGATTCTCAAACCACAAGTTAAATGATTCACCTTCGATTGAGATGTTGTTGGAAAATTTTTGGATGTTTACGTTTGATACCTTTGTCCAAATACAGGATAGCGTAGTCGGGTCACCCGACACATAATCAGTGTCACCCGAGTCGTGAGGTTTAATGTATATGCCATCCACTGCTTTGTTAGATTCCGAGTACTCGCCGTCTATAAAAACGTCACTCAATTTCGCATGAGGGAATAGTCGGATTTTCGCATTAGCATTGGTTGGTTTTAGTCTTGTTCCTTTGTTTGATGAGATGGTGTTTCCTGATCCTTTTCCACTGAGCATCTGACCGTCAGCCAAGAACAGGTTGCCTGAGTAATTGTAGGTGCCATAGTCGAGGTAGTTAGCGTCATAGTTACCCAATGCGACATCTCGACAGAAAACGCTGAGATCTGAAGACTCTTTGATGACACCGAAAGAAGAGAACCTGTTAGATTCATTCCGCATTTTTAATGATAAAGAAGGCACACCTGTGCACTGAACAATATCAAAACCGTTCGGTGTTACAGACGATGTGAGAACAACGTCCCAGTTGATACCATCGCCACCACTGCCACTAACCCTTTCCACGGTGTTTAGCGTGTAACCTTTCCTCAAACTGGTGTCGGATAGTGCTTGTGCTAAGTTACCGTAAGACAACATTGTGTTTTGTTTTTTAGAGGTAGGGAATCCACCGGGTGTAGCGCCGTCCCCAAGCACCAGTTCTTTTTCAGTAGTGTTGACAACAATCTCAGCGATTGCTGGTGTAAAGTTGTCGATTTCAGACTGCGTGCCACGTCTGTGTTTTACGACTAAACCATCGCCAACAACAGCCCCGTAATCATTGTTTGCCTTCCAATTAACATTATCACCAATAGGGTCAACCGATGTATTTTTCAGTGCTGTATAGTATTCGCCTGTTGGTGTTCCACCAACTTGAGTTTGGTACGTTTCACCTTTTTCTGCACTGCCGCCAGTGTCAGGCCATAAGCCTTTGTAACCTCTAGGATTAACAGGAGCTAAACCCCAATTACTATCTCCAACAGGGGTGGCTCCCATTGGGATTGGGTTTAAAGTTGTAGCGGTAGGTGCCCAATAAATATCACCATCGAAAGTTCTAAGCTGATTAAATGCAGTCTCGTCTGAACCTTGCTGCCAAGGAATAGGGTCTTGAAACAAAAAAGTATCTGCAAGGGCTTTCCTTACACTTGGTATATAACCACTTTCTGTTAGTACTTCAGTTGTGGCATCTTCGTTAACAATTTCATGTAACTGATTACCACTATCGATTATAAGCTCTGTAGCTTCTCTACTGTTTGTTGCTGGAAAAGTACTCATTTAATATCTCTCTTATATTATTTTGGATCACTACCACCCCATAAATTCCACCATGTACTGTCTCCACTTTCGGGGAGTCCAGTGAAATTTATAAAGCCGTATAATTTATTAGAATCTTCTATTTCCTCGTCAGTTTTCTGACAAAACACAAAATCTGAAATCTCAACAGGTTCTGGGTAATTATTAGTTTTCGTATAAGGGTTAGAGATAGGTATTTCTAATAACCCACCGTCTGTGTAAACTTCTAAACTTTGTATTTCATAACGACGAGTTATGTTATTTAAAACCGAGTTGATAATCTTGACAGAAGTTACATCTTCCTCTTGAAGTGCAATACGGATAAACTCTGCATCAAGTTGTTGCTTATTTAAACCTTGCTGCATTAATTCACGATATGGTGTGCCAAACTGTAGATTATAACCCCACTGACCTGTCCAAACCTCATATCTTAATTGCAACCTTTGTGTTAGTGATTCTAATATTGTCTCTGTCCAACGGAAATCTATACCATTAGAAAAATCTAAATCATCTACACCAGTTGCATCAATAAACATGTCAAATTTTGCCATTAAACTGGATCTCCTGATGTACCTGAAACTGGATCGCCACCTGCTTCATATGTTCCTGCATCATGGTTGTGCTCATTCATTTCCTTACCATTAACAGTAAGAGAGGTGGCTGCAGTGATAGTAGGTGCTTGAACACTAACTGGTGAACTTGCTGCTCCATTTACTTGGATAATAAAACCATTAATATCTACACTACCGTCAGCTAAAAGTTTTATATAACCATTACCATTAACTAATGAAACCTCTCCAGAAGGAGATTGTGTACAAGTAGATGAATTGTTTTTAGAAATTATAGTTCCATCTTGCTTATGTCGTGTTTCACCACTGCCGTGGGTTAGTACAACATCGTTAGCATCAAAGCTCTCACCTATAGCACTTGTAAATACTTCTGGTATGAAACCAATATAGTTGATGTAACCATCTGTACCTAATGTAGAGAAACTACCACTATCCACAACAGAGATACCATCACTAGCTAAAAAGTTCTCTGTATGGCGGTCTGAGCATAGAAGCAATCCTACATCACCCTCTCGTACGGGAAATGTCATTCTAGCGGTACCACGTTTTGCAGACGAGAAAATAAGTGGTACTTCAAGGATTTCCTCTATACCAAATTCATCTTCTGTAGCCATATCAAAGCGGAAACGAATAAGTGGTTTTACATTAACTAAACTTTTATCGTAATCAACTTTCAATACTTGAGCTGGTACCATTGTTCTAGCAAAACGAAGTTTATCTTCTATAGCATGATCCATAGCATAGTTAAGTCCCCCACGGTAAGGTGGTTGCTTTGGTGTTACTTTTAAACCTTCTCCTGACATTACTCCAGCACCCCTTCAACTTTCGCTGCCTTAACACTACACGTCCAGTCATTGCCTTCGTAATCACCAGAAAACTTAATACTTGTTATTTTATATGGACCAACAATATCTCCATCATCAACATAAACTGTTTCGTTAGGTTTCAAAGCTCCATCTAATAAACACATAAACTGGATACTATTTGAATCCATACTTGCAGATTTCTGACCACTCTTACTATCATCCACACCCTTCTTGATATTACCAATAAGACCTGATGTTGGTGTGATAATAGACACTTCTACCTTTTTATAACTACGGTAAGGTACAATACTTGTCACACCGTTCTGAATGGAATAAGACACACCAAGAGTATCGGATAACTTCTCCATAATTTGGTGTGTACTTCCTGCAAAAGTAACAGGGTTTAATAACCTACCTTCTACCCCTGCAAAACTTGAGATTGGTAACTTCATATCTTTGTTCATATCACGTAGGATAGTTTCGTATGAAGTTCCACGAGGGTATGTACGAATAGTTTTAGCATTCTTTGCATTCACTGCGCCATCTGCTAAATTCATCTTAAGTTGTGTATCTTGTGTATCATCAATCTTTTGTGCAGCAGTAATAGTACCTTTGAAAATTTCTTTTAATCCTTGCTCATTGTCACCAGCTTCTAAAATACACACAAGATTGTTATTATGATTGGTTGTGACAAAGTTAATCACCTCTTCATCAACGTTATATAATGTGACATAACTAGAATTTATTTTAGAACTAGAGTCCATGTTCACATTGAATTGAATCTGGTGCTGAGTAAAGATATAACTGTTGAAAGGATCTTCTGTGTCAAAGTAATCGTTGAGAGAGATTACAGCAGGTGCTTCTTCGAATTTATAAGGTGTAAATGCTCCTGCTGGTAGTTTTAAAGGTCTACCAATTGTGAATCGATATAGTATTTCTGTTCTCATAAGAACTATTCCTCGCTTTCATATAAGAGTAGAAATCTCGATCCTATTCCTTCATAACTTACACGTTCTGGTGCATACAACTTACCATCGACAAGGTTACCATCTGCTGCAATATCCCGTAGGATGAGATTTCCTTGAGGACATCCTTCACGGTATTTATACGGACCAAGGATGTCACGGTTAGTTTTCAATGCAGTTTTTAAAATTGGGTCACGTCCTGTCAATGCAATAGAAATTGTAAAACTATCTGCACTTTCAGGGAGGAAATTAGGATTTGTGGAAGTTTGATTGATTAATCGTTGATTGTATTGCACAACAATGTCATATGATTCACCGTCAAGAGTAACCCTGTATGATCGGTAAGGATTCTGCTCAAGAGGGATTAAACTAATTGCCACTTGTTGTCTCCTTATCAATTAAGTTTAAAAGATTACCAAACTGCTCCCCGTAAGTTTTTAATACTTTTTCTTTCTGTGATAAGTTACTTATATTTTCCTTTGAAGAGCTATCACTTTGATTAGATTTAGCAGTAGAGTCAGTTGTTTTAGAAGCATCCATGAAAGTTATTAAAGTACCCCTTTCGTAACTAACAAAACGCAAGTGTTCAAGTGTTAAATCAAACTGAAGGGTATCGTATGCTTCAAATTGCTTAGGAGTATAGTTCGTTATTACATAGGAATCGAATTGAAAAAATTCATTGTAAACAAATAGTTGTGTTGAATTGTTGTACCAGTTTAAGAGTACTTCATGCGTGGATGTTGGTCTCTGTGTGAGATCTTCATACCCTATAATACTGTCAGAGAAAGACTTTAACGGGTGCTTACCGACAAACAAAGACATATTGAGTATTGGGTTCTGACGAATAATGTTGTTTACGATCTGCGTTTTCGAACTGATCGGGTATTTTGTGGGAGTTGCTGAATATTGTGGCGTAAGACTAGTTACGGCATCTGCATACAATCTACCCCCACCTGTTGTTGGTGTGATATAAGTAGGTATGATCATGTTATAACCTGTAATTCCTATTATGTTATAATTGATTATTATAACATAAATACTGATAAAATTCAGATGTGAGAATATACAGGAATATGGATGTTAATTCATACATATTCCTTACTAACATCTTCTAAGTATGTACTCTCTAATAGATAATTAAGTGTATAAATACAATCTAAAGTAAATAACTCCCTACTCCATAAACCATCTGACCCATTATATTCAAAACCACGTTCACGAAGTTCTTCATGTAACCACTGTTCTGTGTCATACACAAGTTGGTGATGTTTTGTTAATATTTTCAGTTTTGAAATATTATCTGTTTTTGAGGCGCGATAAAGTTCTTTAATCCTATCCTCTACAACAAAACTTCTCCCAACTTTGATGTACTTATCATTGAAATTAAGGATATATAAGAAATCTTTTTCGTTTTTTCTTAGAGGGAAATACCCATTTACTACTCCGCGTAATTTCTGACTAACCTTCTTACACGTTTTACACCTAGCACCTTTCAAAAAGTTTTTAGTGTCGGTACTGCAGTCATGGCCTTTGGAGCATAACCATTTAAACTTACTGTGTTCGTTTATATAACCTTCCTCCGTTTCCCAACCTACAAAAATTAAACCTTCTTCACTACATACTCTACTAAGCTGATACTCTCTTTGATTTTGTGTCCAACGGTAAGCTTTGGAACACCTGCAACCTACCACTCCTTTCTTTAGTGAATTAGCTAGTGTTTCAAAAATACCAGAACAGACACCAGCCTTAACATATTCATCGTTAGAACATACAGGGCATGTATAGTTCCAGTAGGTCTTGTAACCTTTAATGTTCTCTTTGGGACTTCTCCAGAACTGAGTTCCATCTAAGAATTTCCCTGTCGACATGAAGTTCTCTATATGTATAGCATCTTCCACGACCATTCTATTTGACGTATTTACCTTACGTTCTTCTGGATCCACTCTACCATCTCTTAGAAAATCAGTTATTTTTGGCACATCCCAGTAATTATTTGTCGATTCATTATACAACTCTAACTGAGTAGATCCTCCACACCAACCCCCTTTAAAACCTACAAATTTATAACCTAAGGCATCGGCTTTTCTATTTATCAAGATTTCATATTGATTTCTTGTCATACTACGGCGATTAGTGCAGCCGCAGGGTACCTGCCCTTTAATAAGGTTACCTCTGGTTGACTTGATACTTCCGTAAGGCCACAATTCTTCATCTTGACTACATTTATCACAAGATAGTATAAAATTTAAAGGTTTACCTTTGACTCTTTCGGAACCTAGAACAGTAAGATTTGGCATCTCGTGGTTCAAAAACTCCTGTGTTAACTTTTCCATTAAATTATCATCAAACATTGGCTTTTTACTACAAGCACAAGGGATACTACCTTTGAGAAGACTACCCTTGGTTATCTGAAAAGACCCTAATGGGAAAATAGTCTTATGTGCTGAACAAATATTGCATTCACAGATAAATTTAGGCGTCTTGTCTAACTTATTACTACTGACACCAACTACCGTCAAAACACCGCCTTTAGGTGTAGGAAGCTGTGTACCTATAAACTCTCTTTGACTCTTTGTCAATTCACTCTCTGGAACCATAAATTTCTCCTTTTACAATAAAACTAACCAACTTTAACAGGTAATTTTATACAAGTCAAATAAAAATCCCACCCGAAAGGGGGTGGGAAATTATCGGGTACTATTTTGAAGGGGACATATTATTATATGAGCTAGAATATACATCGTTCATATACTCATCCATCTTACCTGTGACATAACCATTCAGATTGCCTGTCGCAGGGTCTATTCCCACTTTGACCTCTACCTCTTGCTTTTTAGGTGCGTTATCAAACTCTTTTTTACCCTTAGTCACATAGTCTACTATGTTCTGATTCCTTTCATTTGTGGTTGCAAGGCGTTCTGATAATTCAAACCATGCCGTTATTGCAGCCAATGGTCCACCAACTTTACCTAAGAAACCACCACCGGATGCAGTTGGAGTTGTTTTACCTACACCGCTACCAGCTTTGGTAACCTTTTCAACTGTTTCTGCTGCGGTTTTACCTAAACCTGTCAACACCTTCATCCCTGTACTTACCAACTTAATAGCTCGATATAAAGCGAAGAAGCCTACAGCAGCTCCAAGAATGCTGGAAGTCCAAGTAACCATAGTATTGAAGTTTTCGTCTGTTACTCCTGTTAAGTCAATTATATAGGAAACAAGATCCTGTACACTTGCTATCAAGAAATTGATAGGGAATGTTAACCCCATTACAACCCCACCTAGGAAAGATGATAAGGTTTTAGCTAGACCGTGCGACTCAGAACCTAATATACTAAAACTTTTGACTACTGAGGTGAAACTTTGTTTTAAACCTCCTTCCCACATAGTATTCATAAGCTCTGTTAAGTTATTCTTAGCTCGTACTAGTTGAGGGTTAAAGTTATCTTTAAGTGCCTTAGATAAACCGTTATTAGCTCTTGCAAGTTTTTGTAGTTCCTTACCGAAATGAGGGAGGATTTCTGAGGCAATAGCATCACCATTCTCCATTAGTTTTCGAAGGGCCGCCTCTTGCGCTTGTTGACTTTTAGTCCCATCAATCAAACCAGCTTTTGCTGCTGCTGATGCCATAGCTCGCAGAGCAAACGGTAAGGACTCCCCCATCTGGCCGGTTAATTCTTCTGCCATTATTTTGTTCTTCAATATATTCAACTAAGGTCGTTAATCTTAGCCAGCAGCGTTACCTGCGTCTCTACGTCTCCGTAGAAGTTTAGACCATATCTTCACAATTAAATTGTGCTTACCGTTTCCATTTAAAAAGGTATTACACAGGAGTTACCTGAAACCTCTACCACTCGGCTGTACTCTACTACCTTCCAGATTTTTATCTGTGGCGTCGATGGTCGTTGAGGTAGTCTTCTATGATTTTACGATGAGAAGTTTTATCCCGAATACGTTTTACTGTAGTAACACTGATTCCAAATTTTTCAGCTAAAAATTTAGTACACTCACCTTTTGTAATAGACAGATATATTTCTATGATATTTTCTCTACTTAACTTGGAGTTGGTATACGCAGTAAATGTGTAATCTTTTGCTATATGGTACCATAAATCTCCCGATTTAATCTTAGCCACATGAGAAGGATCAATGTTAAACATTTCTGCTATCACTCTAGCTTGGATTAAGCCCTCTTGAAGGAGCTTACAAATCTCGTGTACTTGAGGCTCTTTAAGTAAAGAGTTATGGTGTGTTTCACCTTTAGATGAATTTAAACCTAAATCTATAGCGTGCTTTATATTGTGAGACCTTGTACACCACTCTAGGTTATCTCCGTGGTTGTTTGCCTTATTACCATCTTTATGGTTGACATCCAAACCATAGAATTCAGAATCTACATGATAGGTTTCTGCTACCATCCTATGAACCCTTTTTATTTTGGGAGTGTTATCCATGACTGCTGATATAACTATATACCCATAATGGCTTTCATAAGTAGGACAAAACCTTTCTTTGAGTGTATCGTAAACTTTACCTTCGTAGTGAACTAGGTATCTACAATTGTAGGGATATTCTTTCATAAAATCTCCTTTTAAAGGAGAAAACCACCTGCTGATTTTCTCTATCTTGACAATTTTTACAGGTCGCCACTGTATCACTACGTGGTATTGTATGTCAAGCCTAACGAGAGTTTCCAGCATATAGTAAGTTTTAGATGCCCAAGGGTTTAGACATCATTTGCTGTGTTGCTAGCATAATTTTAGATATCTTTTCTTGTGTAAGACCAAGTGCAGTAGCAGACTCATTCACACCTATAAAGATTTGTTTTAAATCTTCCAGTTGCATTTTATCACCTGCTGCAGCTCTCATTCTAGCGAAGTTCTCTGCAAGAGTGGTTAATGGTGCGCCGAGTCTCATAGCTTCTTCACGGACAAATTTAAAATCTTCCGCAGCACCTTGTACACCACCAGAAACAACAATAAACGATTTCTGGATTGCCTCGAATTGTACACCCACATCCATTATAGCCCGTCCTGCTGCTGCTGCGGTATAAACACTGGCTAGTGCACCTACCATCTGCTCAGTACTAGAAGTCAATCTTCGTTGAGCTAACGTCTGCTTATTCTTCTCTTGCGTCAGACGTTTTTCATTCCTCAATCTATCGGCTATCTCCGCTTTAAGTTTCCTTTCTGTATGTAATAAGCTCTCTGCTGACTTGGTCTGTTTTAATTGCTGAATGTACTCTGCTCTTTTCAACTTACCCATCTCACGAATTTCTTTATTAGAAATAGAGAATCGTTTTATCACACTTGCTTGGAGCCTCTCAAACTTCTCTTGCTCCATATTACGTTTTCGCATAAGTTTGACATGAGAATCCATACCAGCCTGTTGTTTCTTAGCTAAGGCATCTTCTTGTCTCATCTTTTCTGCGAAAACTGTCTGTGAAGCTTTCAAACCTGATGTTTCTGTCAAACCTGCAATACTTGATTGAAAACCAGCTTTACTATCTTTTGCAGCTTGTCGTTTATTCTGTTCACGTATCTTTGCATCTTCTCTGCGTAGCTTATCTGCCAGCTTAGTTCTTGATGCAATCAGTTCTTTCTCTTGCCGCCTACTGGCTTTTACCATTGAAGCTGTTGGAGCATCACCTAACTCCTTACCAAGTTTTTGTGCATCCTTTTTTAACTTTCTCCATGAAGGTAAATCATTACGCCATGAAACGGTGTTCACGAACTTCATGAGTGTTCTTGCCATAAGAATCTTCCTATGTTTTAATAAAACAAAAAGCGAGGCGAGATTAACTCTCATTGCCTCGCTCAATTAAATATTGTGTACTTTCATACACTACCTGTGATGTGCTGTCATTTGCTCTTTAAGCTGGTCATCTCTATCTTTAGCTTCAAGAATCATATCTCTCACAACAATGCGCTCATACAACCAGAATATTTCACACAATGTGTATTCATTTAATGTGTGTAGAGTTTCATGTAACCCTTCTTCATACAAAATACGTGCTTTTATATAATCAACATAATGTTGTTTGGATTGCGTCTTCTCTATATTCTTTACTGCTCGTTCGAAGTTTGGTGTGAAGCTTGCATTGCCAGATTTATTTCTTGTGCTTGAAGAATTTGAGGTGTCATCCCTAACAAATCCCTGCATAACTGCATCATAAAATTTGCTTGTAGCACCTCCACAACTACAGGTACAATCTCTAGTAAATCAAGATCTTTTTCTACATCGATTGGTGTCTCTTGTCCATAAATGTAAACTTCATCTAGCAAATCTACGATGAACTCTGCGAAGTGTACTTGTTGGAATCGATCAAACAATACAGTCATCATATCAGCGGCGCTAAATAGTTCTGGAACCATTTCAGCTTCTTCTCCACTGAAGTCAATTGCTTCTGCCATAGGAGCTGCTGCTGGAACAAAAAGTAGGTTAGCTACAGTAGGTAGTTTACGAAGAGCTTCAATATTGCTCCAACGCTTGATTGTAAACTTTCTATTACCTACCTTGATAACTTTATCTTTTCTATTACCCGATTCTTGTTGTTTTTGTTCTTGATATTGCTGAATAGCCTTACCAATATTATCATCTTTCTTGATTTCTGGTTTACGGAAATCTTTATTCGTATTTGTCATGTCTGCAATCCTCTGCAATCTTTAATTCTATTAACACTCCATTGCAAGAAAGATCCACATCCTTGTGGAACATGTTACTCTTTATTAACCTAAATCTAACTCAAGGATCTGGTTGATTAGGCTTTCTGTGCCGCTTGTCAATGACATGGTTGCATCAGCTACAGTTACAACGTGTCCACGTAACTCTACTTCTTCACCAAGTGACAAGTCAGGTTGTGTCTTGTACCAACACTCTGTTGCCATAAGCTTCTTAGTTGACTTCTCTAGAAGATAGAAGCTTGTTACTCGTGGCTCTCTTGCCAGCTCTGTTAAAATTGTGTCGTAGTCTGATTGAGCCATAACAGGAATAGTAACAGTACCAATGATGTTACGGTTAACGTTGACACAGATATCTTGACCTGTTTGACCAACCTGTTCTGTTGTAGCATCATTTGTTCGAGAAACAACAAGTGGTCCTGCCAATCGAACAGGGAATCCACCTACAAGACAGATCACCTCTTTCGGATCGTATTTATAAATTTGTGTATCTTGCATTTAATTCACCTATTAAACTGGGTCACGGTTGAGGATAACATTAAGGTTAACTTTGATTTTGTTAACACCAGAAATGTATACATACTCAACAAAACCATTACGCCATGTACGTGCTGCAATGTCTGCGTTAGTTTGCTGTGCTCGTGTACCGAAATCAACAACAGGGTTGAGGTCAATTGTAGTGTTTGTATCAGGATCTGTTGTGAATCCTGTAGCAACTGTACCACCACGAATACCAACGTTGATTACTTGCGTAAGAACACGACTTTCCATGATAGCTGCACCTACATCACTGTATGGCAATGCTGAGCCACGATCTGCATATTCTTTAAGTAATGCTGTTAATGTTTCTTCAATACGAACCTTAGCCCAAATACTGTTACGGATTGTATCAGTGAAGTTACCACCTTGTGTCCAACCTTCTTTGTAAACAGAATAACCATTCTCTTTAACGTAGAAGTTAACATTACGTTGTGTTAGTGTGATGAACTGTGCTTCAGTGATGTAATCTACTGGGATACCTTCCAACGTTTTAAAGTTAGGGTTCTGTAGATTATAAGGTTGTAAACCTGCTTCACCACCAACAACTGTTGCTTCTGGGAAGTAGAAAGCATCCTTAGTGTGGAACATCAATGCTACGTTATCTTGAGCTTTATCACCTAGTGTGATTGCGATGTTATCTGTATCAGCATTATCAGCTACTTCTGCATCACCTGTTGATGTGTAGTATTGCTTATCGTTGGCTGTAGCAAAATCTGCAAACTTAACAACATCTGCTGATAAACGTGATTCACCCATCAAGAAATGATAATCGTTATCAACTTGTGTAGCTGTATTAATGACAGTTACTACGTCTTCTGAAGTGTTGTCAATAACAGAAGTATGAGGTACACCTTCGTCATCTAAACTATTCCAACCTACACTTACTGAAAGTGTATCTGGTACAACTGTGATAACTGGACCTGCTGCTGTAAATGTTGGATTGCCACCACCTACTGGGAATACTGTAGTCATCGCTGCTGCAAGAGCTGTTGCTGTAGTAGAAGCATCTGTTTCTGTACCTGTCATTGTATGACTAACAACTTTTGCTACGCCATCTACAACAACGTTAACAGAAATATCTTCACCAAGTTCTGGGATGTTGTCACCAACTGTTACGTCGATATCGTCAAGAACTGCTCGTGCAACTTTAATCACACTAGAAGGGAAGTTACCGTTGAAAAAACCTGTCACGTAACGATAAACTGGAGAGTTTGTTGCAGCACCTAAGTCTGCTAGAGATTGTGTTGATGCAAACGCTGCTAGACGTGCATCAGATAAATTGTGTGGGATCACAACTAGTGGAATATTAAAGCTCTGTGTTTCACCAAAGCGAGTACCTAGTCCTAATGTGACCTCAACGGAGTTAATACCGTCAAAAACCATGCTTGAATCCTCTATAATAGGGAAGAACTTATATAATTTCGAAATTACACAGATAGTTCTCTGTCGAGAAAGGTGGGTATCAAAAATAGAATAAAAATATCTTGATATGTTTCTGCGTAAGGTTTATTATAACAGATTTGTTATTTTTATGCCATAGTCTATTGTTATATGGAACTTTTACCAATCTTGTGAGAAGTCAACACCACTTGGTGTATTATCATCACCGTTTACATGAAAATAAAGTGTGTTTACATTGTCCACATAATCTTGGTAACTTGAATAACCTAGTGTGATCCAGAAGTTCTCTGATTCACCTGACAAGGCTCCACTTCCGTTATTGCTTGTAAACAAAATACGTTCAATAGTCTTAGCATCACTTTCTGTGTGTCGGAATAAATAAGTACAATCGAAAGTCATTATTGCACCTTCTTCCCATTCTACAAAATCCACACTTACAGGATCGTCAGCTACATCACTAATGTTTGTAATTCCGTATAAGTCATTACTTCCCCACCAAGAATAATGAAACTCATCAGTAGAAAGTAACATCTTCAAATAATAAGCTTCATCAATAGCTGCCGTTTTGTGAAACTTCACACGATAGCTTGCTGTAGCTTGATATACGTAATGTTTCTCTCCTGTCAAAGCATCAATGTGTACACGAATAGGAACTAAGTTTAATCCATTAGTATTACCACTTCGAACGTTACGTTTTAGTACAATAGCTTTTTGGTTTGGGGCAACAATATCTGAGTTTGCAAATAGTATCTTATGATCTGGAAAAGTTTGGTCTAACATGTTACCAATGTTTAACTTCAACCCATTAACACTATCTTTAAAGAGAGGTATTTCTAAGGTAGTAGCCATGTTGCCTCCCACGTTCCAGACAGGAACTCATCACGAGTTGTCACTTCTGCATCAAAAGCTGTTGTATCTGGATATTCACCATTTGTGATATTATCATCACGTACAACTACAACTTTATAATGATTGATAACACGGTTTAATTTTTGTTGAACACTTACAACTTTATACCAACCACCACTGTTTGCAGGGTATGAGGGATCTACCGTCAACCACGCATTGGGAATATAGAACCCACAAGGCTGGTCATTCTCACCGTCACTGGGCTGAGGTACGTAACTGTTTGTATATATTACATAAGTTGTTGTAGGATCTAGACCTTGCATTTCTGGTGTTGTGTTATTTCTACTTGGAGATTGTATTGTACATTCTTCTGCAATACGTTTATCAAAAACAATTTCGCCGCCTTCATTATCGAATGGTCCAGTATTTGCACTATCGTCATATCTACGATACACCATTGGCACTTTGTACCGCTTGATAAGACCTGTTCGTGATCTAATTGCCACTACTTACCTCCTTCTGTTGTTATTCTGGCTTGCGGTGAGTTCATCAATTCTGAAGTCTCCACTAAGATTACATCTGAATTTTTAGCTCGGATAGTTGCAGGTTTTAATGGTGCGAAATCTTGAGTCTCTATAGCTTCAGGTATTGTATCCACTGCCATATCACCTACCATTTTTAAACCTAGTTCGATTTGTTTTCTACCTCCAAACATTAGACTGTCTTGCATAATAGCGTTATATTTAGGTATTTCATCACCAATGAAGTAAAAACTCATATCCATAAATGGTCGTGGTACTATTCTCCACCCACCTTCTTTAGCCTTAACACCATTATTCATGTACATAGCTAAAGTTGGTAGAGGTAAACCTGACTCTTGGTGTGTTTGATCTTGAAAGTATCCTACTTCAACAGTTTGTGTTGACATCCACTCAAGCTCTTTCTCAAGTTCTCTAACCAAACTATCATCCATTTTTACATCAATTTCCATTACCAATTCCTACTAAAATCTAGTAAATGTTTACGTTGTGGTCGTAGTGGTGGAGTCACTTCTTTTTGATGCTCTAAATTAATATAACCTTCCACCTCATCTATAATTTTTTGAAATTCTTTTTGTTTACTGTTGTTTACTAATCTTTCTATCATCCTAATACTGATATCGGGATGCTTCTCACTAAGGATACCAATAATTAAGTCTGTGTTTACTGATGACATAAGTATCACCTCGTTGTTGTTGATAAATCTTCATTCTTTCATTATAACATAATCAGATACGAAAATAATTCGAAGAAATTTGTTGACAGGGTTGATTCGTTGTCTTAAGATGTATGTAACTTAAACAAGAGGAGAAATAATATGAAACTTGTAACACTAAAGAACAAATACGGCAAAGTAACAAATGTTAAAATCGGATACTCATTCACCACACTATTCCTCAGCTTCTTACCTGATCTGATTCGTGGTAATTTTAAGAATGCATTTCTATTCTTCTTATTCATGCTTATTGTAAACATGTTGTTAGTGATGGCAGGTAGTGAAGATATTACAAACCTTACAGCTTGGTTGTTCCCTGCTATCTGGGCACACAAGCGTAATAAATATCTTCTTGAACATTACATGAACAAAGGTTATAGTGTGTCTGCATTACAAAACTTGACTAAAGAAGAATTGGATAGTTTTGTTGGTTATGAAGTTCAGATGAAAGGAGAATGAACGATGAATAAACTACTACTAACATTATCACTATTATCTGCACCAACAATGGCAGCAGATCAAGCAATCTACTTGGGTGGATGGAGTCACCACTTGAATACAGAAGCTGATAATGAGACACACTGGTTTCATGCTTACGAATATAATAATTGGCAGATTGGTGGATTTATCAATTCACATAATGATTACACTGTTGAAGTGAGTTATAATTTTGTTCTTGGTGAATACAAACACTTCGAATATGGAAGCCTTGTAGGGCTCAGTTACGGATATAAGGAAGAAGATTTAGACTTCCTTAACTACAACCGTTTCATGCCTATTGTAGTGCCTTACGTTGCGTATGCGGAGTATCAGGTTCAACCAGTAGTAGGTTTGTTGGGCAGTGCTGTGTTCTTTACGATTAGATATGAGTGGCGATAGTTAATTTAAGGTATGTGTTGCTTATTGCGCAATATTATAGTATAATGATTGTATAACATAAGGAGATTATATGAAATTAATGAGTGTCGGAGAATTACTTAAAGACGGTTATCTAGAACCCTCTGGAATGTCATTGAATGAACTAGCATCAAAACTTGAAGTATCTCCATCGAGCTTGAGTCGTGTTATTACAGGTAAATCTGTTTTGACAGTTGAGATGGCTATTAAATTGGAGAGTGTGTGGCCTCGTAAAGCTTATACTTGGCTACACCACCAGTTGAAACATCAACTGCAGGAGGTCGGTTATTATGATTAAACTTAACAATCTTCCTAAAGAGGTTATGGATGTTGTAATGCAAACTTCCAGAGATTGCAATCTCAAGGCTAGTGAAGTTATCCTTGCAATACTATTGAATACAGATAAAGTTGAAGCTACGAGGGCTGCTTATGAATACCGAAAATTACATACTAAAAAGTCTTAGTTTACAACCACTTACACCTAAAAAATGGGCTGTATTGAGTTGTATACCTATTGAGTGTCTATTTGATACTGTTAGTATTGATTCTGATGTTATTTACAATATTAAACAATTTAACACTGTTGATCTGTATAACGATTCAACTTTAAGGTTGATTTATGATAATCACAGTATCTTTATGAACTTTTACTTCAGAGATCATACTCTACCAAAGAGGTGTGTTGTACCTCATAAAGATTTATCTGAAAGATTATACACTCATCTTAAATTAAGTAATAAAAGAGTAAGTAAACCTAAAGTAAAAGAGACTGTTAAACACCTTATAAAACATATTAGTAGATTAAAGTTCCATAAGAAATATTGTATCAAGTATACAAGAAATAATCATAATTGGTGTAATAAGAAAAAGTTTAATGCTTCTTTTAACTATATGAAATCTCTTATATCTATGTTAGAGTGTGATGGTGTTGTAAAGAATATTAATGGTTTTATATTTGGTTCTGATGGTAATGAAGATAAGGTTAGCAGTCTACTGATTGTCACTCCTTCATTTATAGATTGGTGTAATTCGATATCTTCTACTGAAGATGAAAGGTCACTTCCTGTAAAGATAGAAGATTGTCTACTTGAACCTAATGTAAGTGTTGTTGAAATCAGAGTAAGAACAAACCCTAAGAACAGAAAGGAGTATAAAGTGGTGAAACCTGAACCTAAAGATAGACTATTTTATGCACAAGCATGTTATTTTGTTGAGAAATACAATGAGGCAATAGCCAACCGGATTGTTGAAATAGATGGTTATCGTGTTCCAGAACTATTCTTCCGTCGTATATTTAACTCTGATATGCAACATGGGGCTAGATTTTACGATAGAGGAGAAATACAAGGTAAAAATGCTACTATACGCAGCACGATCACTATAGATAAAGAAGAAACTATAGAAGTAGATTATAGTAGCCTTCATTATTGCTTGTGTGCAGAAAAGGAAGGGTTAGATTTAAGAGGAAAAGACCCGTATAGCTTTGATTTCGATATTGATTTAAATGAAGATGAAATAAAAGCTTGGAAGAGTAAATACAATATTCACCATAAATACGACCCTGTAAGAAACCTTAAGAAGGTCGCAGTCCTTGCTATGTTCAACGCAAAAGATAGAAAATCTGCTACAGCAGCAATATCTAAAAAGATTAAAGATGATTTTAATTACGAAGATAAAAGTATGCGTAGGTTTGTTGGTATTAAGAAAGTGAGTGTTGTAAAACTAATCGATAGTATTTTAGACCACAACAAAGAAGTTAAGAAATATTTCAATAGTGGTATTGGGTTACATCTACAGTTCTTAGATAGTCAAATGATAGAACACTGTATAGCTAGGTTCATGGAGATTGATGAGGTATGCTTACCTGTGCATGACAGTCTTATCGTAAAAAAGAGTCTTGGTAGTTTTGCAAAGGAAGTTATGGAAGAAGCTTATCTAAAGGTAATGGGTAGTAAAATCAACTGCAAGATTGAATAGCATTAAAAATTAATTGACATCATGAAAGAATCTTGGTTTAATATCTTCGGTTCTTACACGAACTTTAAGGTAGATATTGAATACTGATATCTTAATTTATTAAATAGGAGAAAATTATTGTGAGTACGTTTAAATTTGAACCTACTGCACAGCAAAAAGAAATAGTTGCTGCTGCAAAGGTTAATAACAGAATGAAAATTATTGCTGGTGCAGGGGCGGCTAAAACTTCTACACTGGTGTTAGTATCGGACGAATTACAGGAGAAAAGTCTATATCTAGCTTACAACAAAAGTATGGCAGAAGAAGCTAAACAAAAGTTCAGTTCTCACGTTGATTGTAGAACAACTCATTCGTTAGCTTATAGGTATGAAGGTAGGAAGCTTTCACACAAACTAAACCGTCCTAAAGGTAGTTATGTTAATGTTGCTTGGACACCAACAGAGATTAGTTACTATTACAAAGTTAAACCTATCCAAGTAGATGATGAGACATTTATCAACTCAACTTACATCTCAAATATTGCAAAAGACATAGTAACTAAGTTTGAACATAGTGATTATAAGAATATCAACAAAGATTGTGTATCTTACAGTACCAAGCTTGACTTAAAAGAGAAGTATGGGGATTCTTACACAAACAAAGTTGTAAAGACAGCTTTAAAATTAGCTAATAAGTTATGGTGTGATAGGATAGATGTTGAGTCTGACGTGATGTGCTCCCATGAGACTTATTTGAAACTGTTCCAATTAAGCGATATCACACTTAGTGAGTATAAAGTGATTTACATGGACGAGTCCCAAGACGCCAACTTCTGCACCATCTCAATAGTTATGAACAAGTTTCCAGAAGCTAAGATTATCATCGTTGGTGATCCAAAACAACAAATCTATCAGTTCAGAAACAGTGTTAATGCTTTAGATAAATTCAATTGGAAGAAGTATACACTTACTAAGAGTTTTAGATTTGGAGAAGATATTGCTGACTTAGCATCTACTGTTTTAAGGCGTGAGTTCATTCTAGAAGGTTTTGATAAAATCAAATCCAAGGTAGGTGGTTCATTGATTAAAGATGATGAAATCCATACTGAGATTTTCCGGTCTAATGCGAACTTAGTGGAACGTGGTATCAATCTACTTACAGATGGTGTAGGGGTGTTTATTGATTTCGATACAAGAGATTTCATTACTAAACTCACCTCTGTTGAAGCCCTTTACAAAGAAGATACTAGAAAGGTAAAACACGTTAATATCATACCTTATAACACTTTTGCAGAACTTACAGAAGAAGCTAAGAATGATCCAGAACTTAAAAGGTTATCTAATATTGTATTAGATGGTGATGTTGGTTATTATGTTGATACATTGACATCATACCGTAAACCTAAGAAATATAAAGTTCATCTTATTACAGCTCACAGGAGTAAAGGTTTAGAGTGGGATAATGTTATACTGGCTGATGATTTCCCTTCTAACTATAACAATGATTCTTTTGTTGGACTTAATGAACTGGAAGAGAATTTGTTGTATGTTGCGGTAACTCGTGCTAAGAAGAGACTTCAATACAATTCTACAGTTAAAGAAATTATTGAGAATCAAAGTAAAAATGTTCAATATGATGATAATATCTCTGTGGTAGAATTTGAAGAGTGCATGGGATACGACCCTGTTGTAAACAAAATCTTTAACGATGCAGTTGATGACGAGGATAGTGGCGGTCTTTCCTCCGTTATGACTTCAAGTGACCTGAATAAAGATATTGCATTCTACAGTTGTTATTTAGGTAAAAACTAAGGAGCAATAAATGAAACAATTACTAACGTATTACGCACCAAATCGGTGTTCTTCAGAGGACACTCAAGATTTATATCTCGGTTTTGAAGAGATTAAACCATTGGTTAGCTTGATCAATAAAATTCAAATAGAGATTAAAGATAACATTTTGTTGTACGGTAAAGAATCTAATCATCACCTTGACCCAGAAATCCAAACATTATGTGATAGATTGTTATGTCTTTTGGAGGAAGATGTTGTGAATGATTTGAAACAGAAGAAATTGATTAAGGAGAAATAAAATGAAAACATTAACACTGGTGTTTGAAAACTGTGAAGAATTGTCATTTGAAATTAATCATCAAACACACTTCCATATCGAGAAAATGGATAAAGGTTATAATTTAGATACGGAAAGTGGTGAAATGGTAGAATCCTATTCATTTAGTAAAGGTTTTCTGATGATACCTAAAAATGTTAAAGTTTTACCTCAAGTGGGTTTGTCTAAATTTATTAATAATGGAGATTGTAACCTTCAACGGATCTTGAATTACAACGATATCACATCTATTATCCCACCAGATAAACAGGTGTTTTACCCTAAGTGGGTTGGTTGTCAGAATAATTGTTATCAGAAGTCATATAAAACAGAAGAAGGTAATATTTTAGTTGACTTCGGTGAATGTATGAAGAATCAAGAGGATATTTATTTTTATTCCGAAGATGAGCATGATATGTTACAAATTGTAGATGCTTATTGTTATAACTATTAGGTGATAATAATGATAATTACATGTAATAAAGACCTGTCTTACTTATGTCTGCACCATAACGATAAAGACCACAAAACTGATGTTGTAAAAGAGAATACAACTTTCACCATTGCTGATAGCTCAGAAGAAAGTGTTTATATAGTCCCTGTAGGCTATGTGACAGACGGGTATAGCATTCCTAGTATATTTGCTTGGCTTATCAAGAATGAACGTGTTGATGCAGCTCTCCTGCACGATTTCATGTGTTCTTTAGCTGATGAACAGAATGATTACAAACTCCGACAATATGCAGATAAAGTTTTCCGTGAACATCTTCTTTTGACGGATGTTAGTGAATGGAAAGCAAATGTCATGTATCTTGCCGTCAGTGGTTACGCTTTTACAAGTAAAATGTTTGGTAAGTATTGAACCCGCTTCGGCGGGTTTTTTCTTTACCTGAAACAAAGATAATTTTGATCGAAGTCAAAAGACACTCTGTGTAAACTTGAGATAATGGTTGTCCACTTTAATTTTATAGGAGAGTTTAATTGGAACAATTGGTTAAGAATATTTTAAGTGTTGACAATGTTTTGCCACTAAGCTATACTGCCACTGATTAAACTAGTAGGAGGTTAAAATGAAAGAGTTGTATTATAAAGGTACCATCCTTAGAGGAGGTAAGAGTTTCTTAAGAGAATATGAAGTGTTTAAAGAAGGGGATAAGTTAGAATGGGGTTTAACAAAAGGTCAGTACACTATAGTCGATATAGAAGATTTTGATTACTTATTACCTGTTACTTGGCGCGCAGTTGAAGCTACGAATGTCACGGGTTGGTATGTCTCTGGTGGAGGTACTAACAAGCAATCTTCTTTCAAAATGCATCAATACTTAGCAGGTATACATAGAAAACAAACTGATATAGAAGTTGACCACAAAAATAGGAACTCATTGGACAATAGTAAGAAAAATTTAAGATTAGCTAACAGATTTCAGCAACAATTAAATTTAACTAGGGAACGGTATTCAACATCTAATTGTAAAGGATTGTGCGGAGTTAGACTAAACAGGACAAAAACTAAATACCAAGCATGGTATACAGATAGTTCTAATAATTGGAGAAATGTAGGTATGTTCGATTGCATTATTTCTGCTGCAAAAGCAAGAGATGAGGCTGTTTACGAACACTTTAAATATCACGACCCATTGAAAGGTCTAGAGTTAAGAGGTATCACTTCAGAACCTACATTAAATTTTCTATATTTCAATTTTCCAGAAAGATTACATTTAAACTGAAGAGAGGGGGGGCAAATGAATTTACCAGATAAGATTTTAAAAGTTGCTAATTGTGAAGACCAAGAGGTAATGTCTGCCAACGCAAACAAGAATGCAGTTGTGTTTTCAACACAAAGAGATTTGTTTGCGGGAGAGGCTGCAAAGCACATAGCTCTTAATATTCTGTTACCAAAGCATTTATCAAAGGCTCATGAAGAAGGGTTAATAACAATCCACGATTTGGATTATTTCCCTTTATCTGGACAAACAAATTGTTGTCTTGTTAACCTGAAAGATATGCTTGAGAATGGTTTCAAGATGAATGATGTTGAAATCACTACACCTACTAACATCAATACCGCAATGACCCTAGCTAGTCAGATTGTAATGGCTGTCGCAAGCTCACAGTATGGAGGCATAAGTTTTGATAGACTAGATGAAGTATTATCTCCATATGTAACCAAATCATACCTCAAATACGTCCGCGAAGGCTTACAGGAAGGTGTTAACGATGTTGATGGGTATTCACTAAGGAAAGTAAGAAAAGCTGTGTACGATGCTTGTCAGACGTTTTTATATCAAGTGAATAGTATGACTTGTACAAGCGGTCAATCTCCTTTTATTTCTGTCGGGTTTGGATTAGGGACATCATGGGAAGCTAAATTAGTTCAAGAGATGATACTACAAGCACAAATTGATGGATTAGGTAAGAATCATGTAACACCAATTTTCCCTAAACTAATCTACAGTGTAAAGGATGGTGTAAATCATAAACCAGAAGATCCGAACTATGACATTAAACAATTAGCTTTGGAATGTTCAAGTAAACGACTTTACCCTGATATCTTAAATTATGATAAAACTGTAGAAGTTACAGGTAGTTTTAAAGCAAGTATGAGTTGTCGTAGTTTCTTATCACCTTGGTACAATGAACAAGGTATACTACAACATTCAGGTAGAACAAATCTTGGCGTAACAACTATTAATTTAGTTATGATAGGTTTGGAATCTAACAAGGATATTAATAAGTTTTNGGGGGGGCAAATGAATTTACCAGATAAGATTTTAAAAGTTGCTAATTGTGAAGACCAAGAGGTAATGTCTGCCAACGCAAACAAGAATGCAGTTGTGTTTTCAACACAAAGAGATTTGTTTGCGGGAGAGGCTGCAAAGCACATAGCTCTTAATATTCTGTTACCAAAGCATTTATCAAAGGCTCATGAAGAAGGGTTAATAACAATCCACGATTTGGATTATTTCCCTTTATCTGGACAAACAAATTGTTGTCTTGTTAACCTGAAAGATATGCTTGAGAATGGTTTCAAGATGAATGATGTTGAAATCACTACACCTACTAACATCAATACCGCAATGACCCTAGCTAGTCAGATTGTAATGGCTGTCGCAAGCTCACAGTATGGAGGCATAAGTTTTGATAGACTAGATGAAGTATTATCTCCATATGTAACCAAATCATACCTCAAATACGTCCGCGAAGGCTTACAGGAAGGTGTTAACGATGTTGATGGGTATTCACTAAGGAAAGTAAGAAAAGCTGTGTACGATGCTTGTCAGACGTTTTTATATCAAGTGAATAGTATGACTTGTACAAGCGGTCAATCTCCTTTTATTTCTGTCGGGTTTGGATTAGGGACATCATGGGAAGCTAAATTAGTTCAAGAGATGATACTACAAGCACAAATTGATGGATTAGGTAAGAATCATGTAACACCAATTTTCCCTAAACTAATCTACAGTGTAAAGGATGGTGTAAATCATAAACCAGAAGATCCGAACTATGACATTAAACAATTAGCTTTGGAATGTTCAAGTAAACGACTTTACCCTGATATCTTAAATTATGATAAAACTGTAGAAGTTACAGGTAGTTTTAAAGCAAGTATGAGTTGTCGTAGTTTCTTATCACCTTGGTACAATGAACAAGGTATACTACAACATTCAGGTAGAACAAATCTTGGCGTAACAACTATTAATTTAGTTATGATAGGTTTGGAATCTAACAAGGATATTAATAAGTTTTGGAAACTTCTGGATGAACGTATTAATCTTGCAAAAGAGATGTGTGAATATCGGTTAGAAGTGTTATCCAAGGTTCAAGCTAAGTCAGCACCAATTTTGTATACAGAAGGTGCCTTGATGCGATTAGATCCTGAAGATTATGTTTTACCTCACTTACTTGAACGCGGAAGCAGTATTAGTATTGGTTATATTGGCCTGAATGAACTAGCTAATTCTATGTTTGAAAATGAAACACATTTATTTGACAGTGAAGAAAAACAAAAATTTACTCTCAATGTTCTGAAATACTTAGATAACAAAATCAAACAATTTAAAGATGAAACAGGTGTCGGCTATTCTACGTACGCCACTCCAAGCGAATCTCAATGTAAGCGGCTGCGTGATAAATGTGTTGAAAAGTTTGGTGCTGTGAAAGGTGTAACAGACAAAGAATATTTTACCAACTCTTTTCACCTAGAAGCAGGTAAACAAACGGACGCTTACTCACGTATGGAGTTTGAATCACAATACATTCTACATTCTAATGGAGGATTTATCTCATACAGTGAACTTCCTGATATGAGACGTAATTTAGAAGCGTTAGAGGATCTGTGGGATTTTAGTTATAACGTTACACCTTACTATGCAATTAATACTCCAGCAGACCAGTGTTTCGAATGTGGTTTTGAAGGAACGATGAATTCAACAAGTAAAGGTTTTGTTTGCCCTAGTTGTGATAATTCTGATCAAGATAAAATGTATGTTATCAGACGTGTTTCGGGATACCTTGGGAACCCTAATAAACGTCCATTTAATAAAGGTAAACTTACTGAGTGTAAAGATAGAAAAATAAATAAATAAATAAACCCTGCACAAACATTATAACACCTTAATATAGCCTCTCTGCTCAACGTGGGGAGGTTTTCTTACACCTGTAATACAATGTATCATCTTTCCTGTTAAAACTCTTACAACTTCATACAGAGACAATCCACTATAACAATTTATTTTGTAAATTTTATGTTGACATCTTCTAACCTTGTTGTATATTAAAAGTACAGACACAAGTAAGAGTGAGGGTTGACAAATGACACAAGGTTTCTTTTTCACATCAAAAGGTATTTCTCAAGCAAGGTATAATGAACTTGTTACTAAGTTACGTGCAATAGGTGGTGTACAAATAGATGTATACAATAAGTACGTTAATGATTGCGAACATTGGGTTTTGTATAACACAATGGGACAAAACTACTTCTACGGTCTTAATTTAGATGAGAGATATCTATTCGCTGCATACGGATATCAAAAAGTTAGTATTGATATTATGCAAGAAAACATCTTCAACATCTTAAGTCAGATTGAATCTGCAGGAGAAATGGAAGAGTTTGATAAGTATTATTCAGCTTATTCAATGGACGATTCGTATGTAATAAGCACTATTCTTGGAGCTACAGAACAAAATAAATTACCTAACAAGGAGGTAAGTATGGAAGCTGTTAAAACCAAATCTAAGTTTAAATTTAGTAAAGAAGTTAGTAAATTCTTGAAAGATATGAAGCTTTGTGCAAAACAAGGCGACTATGGTAAAGTAATTGGTCGTGAAAGTGAAGTTTATTTGATGATTAAAACACTTAGTCGCTATAAGAAAGCTAATCCGATCCTTGTAGGTGAAAGTGGTGTAGGTAAGAGTAGTATTGTTGAAGATCTAGCTTGCAAGCTCGTAGATGGTGATAAATCAATCCCTGATTATATGAGAGATATGGATTTGTATGAAATTGATATGACTGAACTAACAGGTGGTAGTCGTTACCGAGGAGATCAAGAGGAACGTGTATCTAAGATCTTCACAGAAGTGGCTAAGCACGGTAACTGTATTATCTTTATTGATGAAATCCATCAGATTAAGAATAAAAGTTCAGAGACCACACCTGATGTTGGTAATATGTTGAAACCACATCTCACAAATCCGAAAGTGAAAGTTATTGGAGCAACAACATATAAAGAGTATAAGATCCTAGAAAAAGACCCTGCTATCTTCCGTAGGTTTCAGAAGGTTGAAGTATTAGAGCCATCACCAGAAGCTACAAAAGTTATTGTTAAGGGTGTGAAACCTCTTTATGAACAAGCACATGGAGTTAAATACTCTAATAAGGTTCTTGATCATCTTTGTAATCTTGTTCAGAAATACGTAACAACTTCACACAGCCCTGATAGAGAAATTGATATCTTAGATTTAGTTGGTGTTGAAACAAAACATCTTAAGAAGAAACAAGCTACAATTCAAATTGTAGAACAAGTGATTGCAAACAAAACACGAATTGATGTAGATAAGATTGGTAAGTATTCAACAAACGTTGTTGATTTGAATCAAGAAATTAAGTCTCAAGTATTTGGTCAGGATTGTGCAATTGACGAACTTACAAACCTTATTAAAATTGGTATGTCAGGTTTGAAAGAACACAATAAACCGATTGCAAATCTACTATTCACAGGTAGCACAGGTGTTGGTAAATCACAAACAGTTGTGAGTCTGGGAGAGTGTCTAGGTTTACCTATTCTTCGTCTTGATATGAGTGAATATTCAGATAAAACTGCAGTAAATAAACTGATTGGTTCCTCAAGTGGTTATGTTGGTTATGAAGAAGGTGGATTACTTACAGAGTGGTTAAGTCGAAATCCCTCTGGTATTATCTTGGGTGATGAGGTGGAGAAAGCTGATCCAAGTGTTTACAACCTCTTGCTTCAAATGTTTGATGAAGGTCATATCACAGATAACCAAGGACGTAAGATGATGTGTAATAACCATATCATTATACTAACATCGAATGTAGGTGCAAGACAATCTGAATCAACCAAACAAGGTGTAGGTTTCTTAGCTGAAACACAAGTTGAGAAATCATCACAAACTCGTGGAGAAGTGTTGAAGATGACCTTTGCGCCAGAATTTCTAGCAAGGTTGGATGGTATTTGTGAATTTAGTAATATCACTGATGAAGTGGCTACATTGATTATCAACAAATTTATTAATGAGTTAGAAGATCGTTCAGGAGTTGAAATTCACCTATCAGAAGAAGCTTTAAATAAACTTATTGAAGAAGGTTTTGATAGTAAGATGGGAGCACGACCACTTAAAAGTATTATCAAGAAACACATCACTTTGCAGTTAGCTGATATGATTGTGCAAGGAGAGAAACCACAACGTATAACAGTATCTCTTGCGAATGATGGGTTTAAAGTAGAAGTTAACGAAGTTGTAGAATGATAGGTGAAATTTAAGTAAGAGGAAAGCCCACTCAAACGAGTGGGCTTTAGTATCAGATTATATCTACACTTAGTGGTCCAGAGTAGAATGTGATTGAGAACACAACATAAATAGTTTTGTTGTCTAGATTTTCAAACTTAAGTAAGTATTCTGTATCCTGATCAAGTACACGTTCAATACCTAAACCAGAGAATATACCCTGCTGCCGATTAGAGCCTGTACCATTGGCAGATCTTATTACATCAAAGAAGGGACCTTCGGAAGCAACAGATGTAATATCGTAGTAAGAGGTACCGCTTGTGTTAGAAGATTTACTGTTTAAGTTTACAATAAAACTGTCTTTGTTAGCACCAACTACAACACCAGTTTGGGAGGTGTGGGGTGTATAACGCATACCTCCATCAGTATTGATAATGCGAGTTTTAACAAGAATATCACGACCATCATTAGGAGTTTTGAAACCACGATAAACAATAGGTGTTCCAGTTGTGATAACTATTTCTTCAGTGATAGTGAACTGAGTGCCATTCTTTACATTAGCCTCAGTGAACGGTTGAGTAGTAATACCTTGGTTACCCGTGTAAACTCGTGGGTCTAAGTCTCCGCCAAAATCAGTGAAAGGGTAACTATCTTCTTGTACAAATAAAATACCAGTGGTTGTAGAGCTGTTACTTCTGACCCACAACTCTTTTGAGGTAGCTCTTAGAGTTGTCCTGCTTTGTTCAGATTCCACTTCCTTAAGAAACTTACCACCTGTAAAACTACTTAGGGGTTGTGTATCTGACGTAGTTAAAATTAAATCTGCTTGGCCTTGGTTTACCAAGTCTAGCTTACTTCCTACAGGAATACCAAGCAAACTGTTGACACTAACCCAACTATCTGATGGGATGTTTCTAAGCAACATAAATCCTCCAGTTGCAATAGGTTTATTATTATGTTATGATTACAGTATATTAATCAAAGGAGGTTATAATGGAACACAAAACACTTAAAGCTAAAGTACGTGTATATTCTGCACAAGGTCAAGACTTCTTACTATACAAGTTTAAAGGTAAGTACTACCCTATTCCATTAGTGCAAGAAGATGCTGCAGAAGAAAGAGAACTGGACGTTCATACAGATCCTTGCCCGTTTAAAGCTGCTATGGTTGCACAAAATCAATATGCACCGCTCTACAGTAAACAACTTAAACAATTAGACAAGAAGTCATTTAAGTTACTAACCGTTTTCACACTTTAGAATAATAGAAGATCCTCCACTTTATGTGGAGGTTTTTATTTATAAATTACCTGCGCCTACCACGGTAAAGTGATTGATTACCTCTAACAAAACTGTCTAGGTTTTGGTTATCACTTTCGTCCCATAAACTTCCTATTCTTGCTCCACCACTAATATTGTTGGGATTACCCAGAACATTAATGTATTTCTCTCTATTTAATCCGGTGACAATAGGCATTGCATTTGAAGAGAAACCTTCTTCCGAAGCAAGACAAGGTAATAATAGTGTCGGATCTTTCAGGAACATATCTAACCAGTCTGACCAACTACTTACCAAACTACCATTCTTATATTCTTCTTCAATCTCTACATCACCTTCCTTCTCTCTTCGCTTAGTACCACCATCAACACCGTCACCTTCATTAGTTAATTTACTTATGATATAATTCACAGAACTGATTACAGTTTTATAAGTTAACATGCAGGATTTAGTATCTAATGGGAACAATATTTCCCACTGATCGATAAAATGGTTAACAACTTCATTAGGAAGCAAATCTGTAGAAGGATTACCAAGGACTAAATAAACACTGGTTAAAACTTCTTCTTGTGTCATAATTTTCTCCTGATAAAATAAAAGCAGCCCGAAGGCTGCTCTTTAGTATTTCAAGCTGTGTATTAAGATGCCGCAGCAGAACACTTAACAACCAGCTCAGGACGATAGTTTACACACAAGAATGAAGATTCAGACTCGATTTCAACTTTACGACGGTCACGTTTTTCCCACATGTAGATTTCTTGAGCAGTAGTGTTTGCATCATCCACAGTATCCGCAGGTGCAAAATGTTGACGGAACATACCGTCCATGCCTACAGGCATCATGTATGCAATATCTGTTTCAATGAAGTCATTACCATCAGCGTCTTTAAATGCGTATTCGATGTAACGAACGTTACCATGAACAAACTCACGGTAAACACTGTTACCACCTACACGACTACGTAGAGGGTTTGGTTGTGATTCGAAGTAAGTGTAAGCTTCTTTGAAATCAGCGTTCTTAAGAAGCTTAGCAAAGAAACCTTTAGAACATAGTGCAGTTACTTCGTAAGAGCTACCACCATCTTGAGCGTTCTCAGTGATATGTAGACGAGCTTCCTCAGCTTTCTCGATTGGGTCACCAGAACCAGCTAGGTCGAAGAATACTTCTTTCTGAGTTTGACCGAACACTGTGTAGTAATTGTATTGTTCAGTAGTACCAGATGGAGCGTAAGCCAAACCTTTAACAGCTTGAACCATCGCTTTCTCAGAAGTAGCTGAGTGGTTCATACGAACACGACGCATAACACGTTCACGTACTTCGTTCAACTTAACTGTATCGTTAGCTGTACCGTACTTACGTAGGTTTTGTAGGTCAGAAGGACGGATACCACCATCTAGAGGGAAGAAAGGGATCTCTAGACGTTTAACGATAGCGTCTTCAGAGTTAGTGTAGTTACGTGGACCACCACGACGTTTATCGTCGATTAGACCAATTTTCTCTTGGATTACGTCAACAGTAACGAATTCTGTTTCACCAAATTCTTTATCGAAAAGATTCAGGCTTGATACAAGAGTCCATACTGGTGGCATTTTATTTACTGCAGCAGTAAGATCTTGAACGTGAAAATCACCATAACGAGGCATATGTAGTTACTCCTTTAATTAAGCAGATAGTTGTGATTCAAATTTGAAACCAAGAGCTTCAAGAGCAGTCTTAGCAGCAGCTAGGTCAGCACCAGCAGCAACTTGAATGTAAGACTCACCAACACCACAGTCACGAGCTAAAACTTTAAGTTTATGCGTACCTGCAGCCAAACCACCATCTACTGTTACACGCTCATCAATCAGGATGAATGTTGCGTTAGCTTCATCAGCAGCAGCAATAAGAACACCAGAGGCGTTTAGGATGTCACCAATTTTAGTATCAGCAGTTACAACAACATCAACTACATCTACAGGGTAGTTTTTGTGTTCGCTATTACCGTAAAGGTAAACATTTGAAATATCAGTGTAAGACATTATTTAAGTTCCTCTTCTTTAAAATTATAGGTATTCTTTGTCGCTGTATTTAGCTTCAAGAGATTTAAGAAGTTCATCAACATCACCTGCAGATTTCTCTAGATCAACTTCACCATCTTGACCATGCTCAGTTGTAGCAAACTGTTCTTTAATCTTAGTAATCTCTTCTTGTGCAGCTTCAAGCATGTTAAGCATTTTGATTACAACAGAAACATCGTGAGATTCAACCAAACCTTTAACTAGCTCTTCACGATCTTCTTCTTTAACAAAAGACAAACCTTCTACAGCTTTAGTAAAGCCCTTCTCTAGACGAGATAGTTTTTCTTCTTTAGCCGCTTTCTCGATTGCTTCAGCTTTCTCTTCAGCTTTCTTAATACGCTCATCAGCAGCTTTTTGGATTTCTGCTTCACGATCAGAAAGGAACTTAGTAAATTCTTCAGATTTCAATAGCTCTTGAATATCCATTTTATCCTCTTTATTTTTATTGATACCCGTATCAGGGTGTGGTACGTTAACGTTCGATTCTAATACGGTATCAGAATCTTTTTCCTCAGTAGACTTATCAACCGTTGCAGTTGGTTCATCTACATGAGAGAAATCTTCTACTGATGTTTTTAAAACTTCGATTTCCTCAAAGTTTTCACCAGCCTCAAGAGCTTTCTCCATAATAACAAGCAAACCTTCTTCAATATCATCTTCTGCTTGCTCGGAGAGCTTCATCTTACCTTCTTTAACAGTGAACATGTTTAACTGGATAGCTTTTTCTGCAAGCTTATCTAACATTACTTCACCTGTTGCCGTATCATAGGTATAACCTACAGCATATACACCTTTACAACCGCAGAAGTAAACCGTTGTGTCATTCATATCCATAAGCCACAACCAATCATCATCGTCTGCAAACTGTTTACGAACAGCATCTTCGATAAGACGTTTCTTGTTTTCAATAAGACCGAAATCTTTCTTTACTTCATCTAAACCTAATTCTTCAATGGCTTTATAAACTTCTTCACCAACATCTTCAGCTTTGAAAAGGAAACTGTTATTTAGACCAGAAGCAGCACCACCTTGAATTGGAAGAGTGTATGCAATATGAGGACCACATTTTGTTTCTTCTTTATCGAAGTCAAACGTGACATCCTTAATCAATTTCTTAGGAGTCTTCATTATCATCCTCTTCTTTGTAATCAGGGTTATCTACAACAGACCCCAAAGCTCCAATACTCAAACCACATAGCTTTCCAGATTTACGTAATTCCCATAAGTTATCATCTGTAAATTGAACTTTGATGATTGGTTGACCTTCTGGTACAACTTCTTCACCAATTACACATTCACATTCGTTAACCCAAGCTTTTACGAAATGGAAACCTTCTGTGTTTAAAGCATGACCAATATTACCTGAAATCTTATCGATGTTAGCGTTGATGTTATCAACCATTTTACGAATTTCTTCTTCAGTCATACCTTCTTCATGAAGGTCAGCATCTAGTGGTTTACAATAGAGAGGTTCGATAGCCACCATTTGTTCTTCATTAAACTTTGTAATTTGTTGAAGATTGGTACCGCCACCAAAGTGTTTGTTGATTAATGAAGCTAATCCCTCGGCAAATGAATTTTTCATCTTGTGAGTTTCCTTAGCTGATTTATTGAGAGTGTAAAATTCTTTAGCTCCTTTACCTTTCATGGAACCACGAGGCCATAAATAAGTAGCACTCCAGTATAAAGGTGAGAATTTATCTTTTATCTCAGAACGTTTACCAAACCTAGCGTAAAACCTGTCATTAGCTTCTACAGAGTAGTTATCTCTCATAGAAGAATCACCAAACCTAACAAGTTTGATTTCATCTCCTTTCTTAGCCAACACTTTACCTTGCTTTTTACCACCATCCCTCATAGGTTTATTATAACCTACAAACTTCTCATCTCGATAAACAAGATTACCTTTATCGTCACGAGTGACATCTTTGGTGGTAGCTTTCTCAACACTGTCTTTCTTAGAACGAGAAATAGCAAGTGGTATAGCTTTATTTTCTGCCATACCATCTTTGACTAAACTATTGAATATTTCAATGAAGCGTTTTACTTGAGAATCAGAAAGATTCTTTAGACTTGGAATATCTTTACGTGCTTGAGATACTGCGTTTGCTCTATAAGGCATGAACAATAATCTCTTAGTTTTATGTAATTATCACTTAATTGTGTAACTATTTAATAATTATAACATAGCTAAATTTGTTATGCAACGATAAATAGTCAATTATATTGTATTAACCCTTGATATTAAACCCTTCACGTAATTCTTCGGGTAAATCATCTAAGTTAATATATGTTCTTTTACCATCTTTCGACATATTATAGATACCTTTAGCATCAACACGTATATCAGTAAAAGATTTATTTTCCATGTTTAAGTTACCACCTTGAGCAGCTTGAGTATCTCCTGTTCCAGAAGTACCTTTACCTTCGCCTGAACGAGATGTATAGTCACTCATCATATTAGATAGTTCTTCAGGTGATAGTTCTTCATCTAGACGGTATTTGAACCCATGCTTCTCATACAACTCATTTAAGAATGTAGGAGCACTAACTGGTAACAGACCGACACTACCAAGACGTTGAGCTGCTTTAGACATCTCATCCAAACTGACTGGTTCGATTTCCCCTGCAACCAATTCTGGCATAAGCTCATCAGGAAGATGGATACCATTCAAAGCTAGTAGTTGTGGAATAAGGTCATTATTAAACACTTCGAGGATGATATTAATATCACGTTCTATGTAGTGAGAGTGGATTGTATTCTTACCTTCGATAAGGGCATAACTACCACCACCTTCACCAAGAATCATAGCACCTGCACCAAAGCGGTCAAAGATTGCTTTCTGCTTATCTTTTAGGATGTCAGAGGTAGAGTACATTTTACCACCACCATCTACACCTTGCAGCTTCATAGTGTAGGCATCCATGTTATTGGTACCTTCCAACACTTCACGAGGAAGGATCATAGAAGTCTGCTCACCAGCGTGACACAAAGCACCCTGTTCTTCTAGGCGTTGAATACTCATTGCCTCCAACCCAGTAGGGTCTTGTGCAGCCTTATTCAGTATTTCACTAGGGATACCGAATACCAACATACCGCCCATGTCGCGAGTAACACCAACTGTTTGGTATTCATTGATAATATCCATCTCTTTTACATCACGGAAGCAACCAATAAGCGGTGATTCACCAAAAGGGTTACTATCTGTAGAATTATACCCGAACAGCATAAACTTATTACGTGGAATTTCTTTGTAATAACCTTGTTGCGGCATTGGTGTGAAACCATCATTCTCACGGAAGAAAGCTGTATTCTGTCTAGCATGAACTAAATCACGACCATCTTCAGAGAACTTAAAAGGAATAGAGCGATCTAAGCTTTGTTGAGGACGAAATGCAAGCTTCTTAATTTTGTATGGATATTTACCTGAATACTCACCGTATTGGATATTCTCAAAAGTCTTTTCAATTAAAGAAAAACCATACTTCTTGAAGCTGATAATATTACGCACAGATTGACGTAATGTCTGTCCTTTCATATTACGTAAGTTATATTCCACAAACTTAGCAGCTTCAATACTTTGTTTGTCAAGAGCATTCTTTGGTAACACTTTAAAATTACTAAAAGCTTTCTCAACAAGAATATAGTTAAAATCAAGAGCTGTACTCACTGCAGAGTTAAGAGCCATTTTATCAAACGTTCGCATTCGACGTTCGAAGTCAGCAAGCTCATAAGGCATTATAAGCTCAATATAATCTTGGATTGCAGCTAAGCCTGTGGTACCAATCTCACCTAATCGCAAGCGAGGTGCAGGAGCTTCACTACTAGCTTTTTCCAAGAGAGCTTTTTGCTTAGCCTCATGTTTTTGCTTGCGGCGACTTTTCCAAGTTGCCATTACATTACCTCCTTACAAGGGTATACATGTACATGTATTAGGTGTGATATTATTTAGATTCAACAGCTTCTTTCAAATCTTTCTTCATATTTGCAAGGCTACGACGACAATCTAACTCCACGTCATGTTTCTCACGAGCGTAAGTTTCAAGATCTTGTTTACCATACTTAGTATTTTTAAGGGAATCTACATATTCCCAGTCGATCACACTTGTTGTTTCTGGTAGAGTTTCTTCCGAAACCTCTCCAACCAACTCTTCAGAAGTATCTTCACTTAACTGGATTAATGGTTCTGCTGGAGATACTTCTTCTACAACAACACGTTGTTTCTGCTGCATCTCTTTTTCTTCAAGAGAAGGGTGTTCCGTCATCTTAATACGAAATACACGACCTCGACGAATACAACCAGCTACGTCTACAGGTAGACCAAAGTCATCTTTCAAACCTTCGAAGATTTCAATAGGATTAGTGTAAGCTACTGTAACACCTTCTAAATCAGTGATACGTAAGCCACGAAGTGTAAGGTGACCAGAATGTTCATCAACTTTACGTGTTGACATACAATTAATACCGTGCAATAATTCACGCACAGATGTGAAAACGGCAGTTTTCGTAAGTTGGTCATAAAATTTCATTAGAAATAAGCTCCTCTTTAAGCAATTATTGTGTAGTGCAAAACATCCTACAAATATAACATTTTAATAAGGAAAAGTCAATTTAGTGAAAGATAGGGGTTGACATAAAGAAATAGGCTACCATTGCGGTAGCCTTTGTTATATCGGAGATATGAAATGTGAGAGGATTACAACGGAGTTGTAAAAGAGGTAGGACACGCAAGAATCTAATTAAGAGAGTTCTTCATTCTTGCGTAAGGGGTTTGTGAGTTGTTGAAAACGGGGATGGAGACTGGTTGGTATACTTTTGCCGAACACAGAAAGTTGTATGCACTCGCCACACAGTCTGGGAAGTCGTCATGACGGGTGCCTGAACTCCTCTCACCATCAAAAGCTTCCATTTCTTTCATAATAAACTCATAAGTTACTGGATCAAAAGTATTCTTAGCTATCTTTATGAGACCATTCTCCGCTGCATCAGCAAATGGAAGGAAACGCTGTAATTTTGCTCTGTTATTTGGAACTGGGTCTCTTTTTACAGTGAAACCTAAAGCAGCCATTTTTTTAGCAAACTCAGTGAAGACTTGTTTACCACTCGCAGCAGGGTCAATAGGGCTCACTATGTAACAATCACTTCCATCATAGTGGGCTTGTTTAATAACCACATTGTCTCTGTCACCAATACGTTTACATACCCTACCCATTACAGAGGTCTCATCATCTATAAAAGATTCATGATATTCACCAGCAAGTACGTAATAGTTATCCTTTGTTCTATACATCTTGACTGAGGTGGTGGCATCAGGGCTTTTATTAACCTGACTACGTTCTGTTGCGGCAAAATCATACGCTCTACAGCAAACAGCACCTATTGGTACGGAGTCCACTTCTTGTAACCAGCCCCTTTCAAAATAATTTGCACCCTTGCTGCGGATATCCCAATTTCCTAGGAGAAGTTGTGCTTTATCTACTTCATTAAGACCTTCTAGGAATGCAACATAAGATTTGTTGTTTTTAAGCATATAAGGGTTGTCATAGATTAGTCCCGAAACAAAACTAAAAGAGAGTATTTTATCTTCCCAATCCTCTTCAGGGATCCCGTATTTCTCTCCAAGCTCTTTTCTTGAATCGCCCCAGAGGAATGTTGTATCTTCTTTTATGAAATAACGTACAACTCCATCTTTTTCAGGATCGGCATAACCATCGGGTGTCAAGTACCATGAAATGAGTTCACGTATTTTGTGGTCAGGGCTGGGATTGCAACTCATGATCATACGTGAGAAATGTCGGGAAGGAGAACGAAGACGGGACATGAAATATTCTAGCTGTTCCCATTCAAATTGTGTAGCTTCCATTTATATTCAGTGAAGGTCGTTAATCTTCACCCGCACCATCACGTGCAGCTATATGTCGCCATATAGATTAGACTATATCTTCACCCATGAAGGGTGCTGTGCGCTTCCATCTACTTAGATGTACGGGTTTCATAATCCGTTCTGGATCGTGTACCCTAGTCGTTGCACCTTCAAACCGATTCCTCGGTAAGCTTGGCTCAGGATTGTCTCTTGTGAGAGTTCCCCTGAATTCACACAGTTTATTTTACCCTCGTAAACCAAATGTTAATAAAATGTTAAATCTACGAGCACGGCTGTGAATTCTTGACCTTGGGCATCGTCCTTGGATTTCTGAACATTCTCTGCTTGCTGGTATTTGATTTTCATGCCGTTGTTGAGTATAATCTCCTTCTTTTGATCCCTGATGGTTCTTGGTTTGATGCTATCTGGTAGATCAGGATTGTTCTCGATACTGTTCCATATAGATCTCCCATTAGGCCATAAACCACCCTCTAATTGAGGGTTTGTTCTACGATAAAATATAACATTACTCTTACCGTCATCAGCCATCAATAACGGTAGGTGGTTTAGTATGTGGCTCTTACCGCTACCAGCTTGTAAGCGGTTGAAAATGTTACGGAATACCCGTTTCCGGTAAACCTCTGTATGTTTCCATACAGCACAGACCATATCTTCTATGGGATTACCCATAGCCCTACGTTTCGAAGTCACTTGACTCCTACAGACTTACACTCATCAGTCTTGGTCGTTGCACCCATAAATCAATATTCGGCTCAGGATTGCCCTCGGCTTTACGTTAGGGGTTCCCCTGAATTAGCAGGGTTGATTAATGTGGAACCACTGGATTTATTTAGCTCCACCAATAACAACAATTTGTGTATCGGAAGCCCTTTGAACCATCAGGGCTTGTTTTTTACTTGCAGGTTTGAAGATTGGTTCACTCATGAATGAATCTCCTTGATATATAAATCTTCTAATAAATCCTCAACAAAAGGTAATTCTTCAGGTTTGAATATTTCAGTTATACCTTCTTTATGGTACTTTGGGTTTATTAATCCTGTGGTATCTAACTCTTTTAGTATTTGCTGTTCTATACTTCTGGCTTTATACCCTTTATCCAGTAATTTGAAATCTAAGTAAGTTATATCGTACCAGCTACCAACACCCACATTATACAACCTAGAACTTAGTGAACTAGTTATCCCAATTTTGTACCATTCTTCGCAGAGACCGACTAACTTCATTATATAAATCCAACAAGGTTCATTAGGTTTGTAACCTGATTTTGCACAAGATTTACAATTCCTCCCTGAAAGATGTCCAGCAGGAGTTTGATTATTAACTGTCCCACAAGTATTACATTTAATCTTGACATGGGTATCGGAATTAATATAATCTACCATACTATAATCGTACTTATTACCATGAACCTGTTTTGATTCCAGTATGAACTGTTCTTTTGTTTTAAGATTATATGGTTTATATTTCTCCTTCTTGCAATGTTTACAAGAAACTTTACCTTTCTCTACATTACCGTAGTATGGTGTCATATGGTAATCATGCTTCGGACAATAGAGATCTACTTTAATCCTATTATCTAGATTCCAACCTAAAAATTCAAAACCATAAGAATCACAATAAGTTAGTACTACATCTTGTTTAGTATCTAAATCCTTTCTACTATAATTAGCACAACCGCAACCTTTAACACCTTTAATAAGATCTCTATATTTTCTTTTGTAAGTAGTTTCACAACTTTTACAAGTAACTTCCCAGTCATCTGCCCACGTTAAACCTAAATATCTGTGTATTATTAAATCTTCTCTAGAAGTTTTTAAATCTGATAACTTCTTATCCATAGGTGTGAAATGTTTTTCTCTCAACTTGATCTCAGCACATTCAACACAACTAGTTTTACCACGGTTCTTAACTTTTGTTCTTGAAGTCTTAACGATATTACCACAAGAACACTCAGCCACCCATTTAAGAGTCTTCCCTTCCTTTCTATAAGGTCCAAGTATTTTCAATTCACCAAACACTTGATTTGTTAAATTTTCAAACCTAGGATCTTTACTTAGGAGTGAGAAATCTACATCTTCTCTTTTTAACTTTTCTTCTTTTACCAATCTAACCTCCTTGGCGATTCTGTTTATGTAAGTATACCACAAACAACAATTATTCTCAATTACAACAAAGCCCAGCGAAGCTGGGCAATCTACTCCACTCTTTTCAAACAATAATCATCCTTGGATGGCAATCGAATCGTGTTCTTAGTCTTGACAGCATGAACATAAAGAAGTTATCTCTATCACAACCTTTTAATTTTTCATTGACGGGGATAAGGTTACCATTTTTATATTTACCTAATGCTTCTGTATCAATAATACAAGTTGTCATTACATACCCGCCGTAATCATGTTGTGGAAGTCTGACACTATCTAGGTAAGAATCTTCTAGCGTTGCAATTTTTAACTTACCAGCATAAGCTCCGTTAAAAGTTAACTCGGACCTTTTGTGGTTGAGTTTACACAAGTAATTATCAAATACATAATTAACTACATCTTCTTTGTCATCGGGATGGACAAATATTACACCAAAGTAGTTATCATCTCTCCACCTGACAGATTCTTGTTGTAATTCAAAAGCTAATTTTTCTGAAATCATACATCGATACTCCCTTTTGTGATCCATTCACCCTGCACTCCCATCAAATCAATACCTGTGCTCATCTTACTCATCACCTGTTCACACCCATAACCTGTTACAATACCAACACAATCTTTATATTGATTTACATCTGCACGAGTTTCATCACCTTCCCAATTAATCAGTAAGTTGTCCCAAGAACTACTTTTAACAATAGGTTTGTTAGTATCTTTATCACGCAGGACTAATCCTTTATGTGTTTCAAACTCCCTCCAACCACAATTTATTGGTTGCGTGACAAAACATAGCTTTTCGTAATCTCTACAGATATGGTAATCAATATCTTCTTGGTTACATAATTCTGGACTTTCAATAACTAACATCGTCCTCTGAATAGCTTTGAGCCTATTGTTCACCAAAGAGAATCTAACCATACCTAGATCAGTCTCAACAATATTATTTGTAAAGTCGCATCTGTACCTTATGTTATTACTGTCTAACATACGAAGGTAGTTATCTAGACCTTCTTTAAGTGATGGATAGTTTGGATAAGCCAAAGTAATACTACAATAGTTTGTTAACTCTTTAAATGCTTTGTAACTTATACCTGTTGTATGACCAACAGATCGTCCATTCGCATAAATCTCAACTTGTTTATGCCTATTCTCGTATAACATTTCTTGTTGTAATTGACTTAGATACATTATTCACTTCCTCCCAACAAATCCTCAACTTTCTTCATCTTAACCTTAGCTTGGCGCAGCTCATCCATTTTTGGATTGCGCTCAAGCATCTTCACAATGTCACTTGCTTTCAAAGCAACACTTATCTCTTTACCATCGATCACACCTTTAAAATCAAACTCTTGCTCATCAGGCATCTTACCTGTGTAAGTAAAAGTTTCATGTCGCCTGTTGTGTAGATTGATCAAATAAGAGAACACTTCTTGAATATCACCCACTTCTTTCTCAAGTGTAACTATTTCTTCTTGTAATTGTTGTAACTTTTGTTGTGCTGTCATTGTTTTCTCCTTAAATCCAATATTTATCTTTAACCACCATATTCCACAGTCTAATCTTCTTTGTAATAGACAAACTATATTTTGTCTCTATGTAATCTCGTACAAACCTACAACTAGGAGGATAAGGTGGTGGTGGTACAATCCTTTTACCTGTTACAATAGATTTACTGTATTGATACTTAACATCAATAACTGTTCTGGCAAGATTGTCCATTGATTTACTTGATTTCATGTAAAAGACCTCGATCCTTCATACAGTTATAGGTTGTTTCATATAAACCACTATAACATGTTTTCTCCCAAGTATCTTTATTCCAAGCGTAGAATTCTTCAACACCATAAATCTTCGTTGCAGTCCTTTCACACTGGGATACTAGGTCTTCACCTTCTTCATCCGACAACGGATTAGCTGCTTCAGCGCAATTAATAATGAACTCTGCAGCTTGGGAAGAACCATTTAATGTTGTAGAAGATCGTAGCGACCAATGATCTTTAGATGTGTTACATCCTGACAAAAACAAGATGATACCTGTAGTGACAATAATATTTTTCATGTTATTTCCCCTCATCAATTAATTCACACCAATCATGGCACACCCTCCTTTCAATGTCAACACTGAATTAATTTAAATTTTATATTGACAACTACCTTGTGTTTGCTAAGATATGTATAGATTAACGAACAAGAGAAACACTCATGAAAGCTAAATTTGAACTTAAGATGAAAATGAAACAACTTGCACGTCAGATTGATGATATTAAGATACGAGAGAAAAGTTTCTACAATGCACAAAAGCTTTGGCAGAAGGGTACACTGATCAAGCATGATAGGGTTCTACACAAGAAATTGTTTAACCGTGTGGAAGATGCTCGTAATATTTGGTGGAAGAGTATTGACAAGAAACTAGAACTTGAGCAGGATATCAAGATTTTAGAGAAGAAAGTGGTTGAAGATTTGATGAAGGAGGTGATGTGATGGAAGGTTTCTATTTCTTAAGCTTTGGTTTACAAGTGATTTTATTTGTTGCTATCCTAGGATGTTTAGAGGAGAAGAAAATTAAAACAACAGGTGTCTTATTTATATTTTTGCTGACGTTGATCTTCAGTGATGGTGTTGAACATAGTAAGACTTACACTAATAGCTACACAACAGAACGTACTCTTATTTCTGCAGCACCAAGCCATACACAAATCAACGGAAGTATCCGTGGGAGTTTCTTAATGTTTAGCGGGGTGATAAATGAGAACAGGGTTTACCTATTACGTGAAGAAGTTGAGAAAGGTTTATACAAAGATTTCGAGGTTGAACATGAAGTGTATATTCGAGAAGATAACACATTAACAACAAAAGGTAGATTTGTACAGTTGTTTAAGTGTTATGATGTATCTGCAGAATACTTTTGGCTAGGTTTTAAATTATTTGGTAATACAAAGAATATTTGTTCATACTCTAGACAAGAAATTGTTGTTCCAGTTGGAAGTGTTATTAAAGAGCTAAATATTTAAACAAAAGAAAGCGACTAACTGAATCAATACTGTGTAAGGAGGGAACACAGCACCAACTCAGCTTAGTCGCTGGAGGAGAAAATACAAATTTTAAAATGAACACTTAATGTGTTTCGACATCGTTATCTTTTAATATTAACAGTTTATCATATCAATGTCAACATGTTATTTATATTTATCTATAAGATGTATTTTTAAATGATAAATATTTATAATCCGTAGGATTAATCCTCATCATCATAGTTTGTTGAAATAAGAGAAATAACTTCACCTGTAGTTCCATTTGCTTTTGCTTGAGGTTCTGCAGGTTTTTCTGTTTCTGGTTCACTATTGCCTTTCTTAGCTTCTTCTTGCATGATTTTATCGCAATATTCAAGCATATACTTAATACATGAAATTCTATTGGTGACACTGGCATCTTTGATGTTACCAAGAGCATAATCGTTAAGAGCCTCGATATATTTGTCATAGTGCTCTACGGCTAAACTTTTACCACGTAGCACCTTTTCAACCAGATCCTTTTTCATACGAGCTTCTTTGTTCTTCAACATCTGCTCTTTATCTGGACGACCTCGACCTGCCATTATTTATTCTCCTTAGTTTCAGCTACATCTTTATTCTTACCTGAAAACCTATTCATTGCTTGAGTAACGATAGTACCTAGATGTGGTGCTGCAAAATAAAAACCTAGCACAAGCATCATAGCTCCAGATACCGCACTACCGCTCTCTTGTAAACTTTCAGCACTCAACCTCATCTGCTCGGCATATTCTGGTAACCACGGGACTAAGGCAAGTAGTATCATACTAACCGTGTATTGTAATGCCCATATGCATGTAACTATGAGAGCAATCAAACGTCTAGCTAAATTACTACCGCTTGTCGCCTTTAACCATTCTAACAATACTTGACGAGCCTCAGTTACACCTCTTGCGGCATGCTCTGCTTGTTCTTGGGAAGTGTACACTATCTTATCCAACCCTGAACTTATATTATTGACGAGACTCTCTGCCGCTTTGTCTGTCCCGAATAATTTACCTAACCATGAAAACATAGTTAATACCTCTCTTTCTATCAATACATTAATTATAACATAAACAAGAATTCTTCTCCATTACACACTGGTCATAGCCATAAACGACAAAACCCCGCACAAATGTGCGAGGCTCTTAACATACTTATTATGTTACTTGATATGATCAATCGTCTTACCAGAGGAATTCTCAATGAAAGCGTAATCCCAATGAGGAACTTGTAGAGGTTTACCACTTACTTTATAAGTAGTTCCATTCTGAGAAGTATGATCTTTATACAAAGTAATCTCTGTCACACCTGTCTCTGTATTACGATAGATATTGTAGTGTGGTGCTGATAAAACATTGTAACTGTAGTTATCGTAGAATAGTTTAATTGTAAACATAATTGTTTCCTGTTTATATTATTTTGATGAGCAATATCTCTATTGTCTCGTGTTAAAAGTATAAACCCTCCAAACAGTGACACAATGAAGTATATGAATGAAGGGTTTATTTGCACCACTTAACCCTGATAACGTAGTCTGTGGTCAATACTACGGGATTCTCAACTAACTGACTTGCATCAGTGTAAGTTTCCACTCTTACGTTTCTACCTTAACTAGGTATTGTTGTTTTTACAGTGATAACTAGAGACGATCTTAATGGGTATTGAGAATAATTTCTCGCAGGGTTTCTCGTCATCACTTACACTATTTAAGTGTATTCACCTACTACAAACCCTTTTTCGGTGGTATCCAAGTTCCACAGGACTCATGTATTTACACTACACTTAGGATGTCGAAACTGTCCGAGCTGTCTGTGACTTACACTTGGAGGTTGCACTAAACCGTTTTATCCTTGGCGACATGCTGGTTCCAAGTTGGTATTTAACTTCGCACTTTAGGTAGCGTATCACCTTGTTAATGTGTTCTTGTTGGACGTATGTTGTTGATCAAGCAAATCACTACGCTACCCAACTACGGTTCACATCGTAACCTAAAGATACCTATAACACTTACGTTTACAGTGGTTTAGGGTTTATTGTCAACCTTCAGTAAGACAAGGTTAGTGGTTGACACGCTTCCTTGAATATTAACACAATAAAAACCATAATCTCTTGTGGCAACGATGGTAGTTCGTGAGATTTGCCAGATCATGTGTAATTATTGTATTAAATCTATATGCGGGTAAAAATGGTAGCAGCCATTAAAAACCCTTGTGCATTGTATTTCGCCATAATCCTTTGGAGAGGTAGATATGGTTAAATTCTTCACTAAAACAAAGATAGCATACAGATAAATAAAAGCTCTATTAATATAACATTCTGGTAGCGACACTTTCCTGTTACATCTGTGAGTCGAGCCATCTCTCACACGCCTACGCCATAACTATAACGGTCCCAAGGCTAATTCTTTCAAGTTCACACTTAAAGGTAGTGACTCTCCTTTTACGATTAGAACCAATCTTCTTCGGATTGAATTAAATCTTTATGTTGTTTAGCTGCAATTGTGAATTTATTAAAACTTTCACTTGCAATAGTAGTAGATTCAGATAGATCTTCAAGACCTTTCACTAAAGCCTTAACAATAGTTTCACTATCTTCTTTATCTAACTTAATATTTTCCATATTAAACTTCCTTATATCATTCCCAGATTAAATCTTTCTGCCAATCATCTGTACTATCATTGTCGCAATCTTCGTATTGTTTGTCAAGACAAGCAAAGCAAGTTTTTGAATCTAATTCAATCTCAAGTTCATTCAAATCTTTTTCACATTTGTCACATTTCATATTCCTATTTCTCTAAGGTCAATCATTGTATTCTTAGATGTTATCAGAAGATGAAATAGTTGTCAACTATGATAATTCTTCAAATTTGTTTAAGACTTCATCATATAATTCTTTATAGTGCACACCACAACCATCTTCAAAAGAGTGTTGATGTTCACCTACAACTTTAGTATACGCATCAAATAGTGTCAATAGTTCACTGAAATCTTCTGTACATTTTAACTCTTGTTTCCAGATAGTTTTGGTAAGAGCTGTACTTTTAATTATATCTATAAGTGTAATAATTACCATTACCAGTCATCTCCTGCACGTTCTGCTGCTAAAGTTTCTTCTAACTCAGCTACTTCATCTTCTAATTGATCAATACGTTGAGCCATTGCTAGTAGAAGGTTATCGCCTGTTTCATCGCGCCAAGGATTACCGTTACGTTTGATAGTCTGTGATCCCTCTTTTGCATTAAAAGTGTATTCATATTTACCATCATTCAATGTGATGTAGATATCGTTGTTCATATTATTCCCTCCGAGCCAAATATTCTGAAATTTCAATCATCATTTGTGGATGCCAGTATGTAATCTCATCGATAAGTTTGGCATCAAGTTGATAAAGTGAAGTATAACCAGAAGATTTCACTAAGTCAAATACTTCTTGTGCGAAATCACGAGAAATTTTATTTGGTTTTGTCATGAGATCTCCTTAGTAACTAAAAACCTTCACAGGTTTTTTCAATTGTTTCATATAGTTTCACTCTAAAGCACCTCTTTTGGAATAACAGTTCATGAAACTTACATCTTTATAAATTTCTGAGGATATTTTATGTTTACATCTTTCGAAAAGATTAGTTTTATTAAATATTAAACCATCAATTCTAACTTTCAGTGAGGGTTTCTTATCAAACAGGTATAATTCATCTTCCTCGGAATAGGGGTTATCAACGCTACAGATCTTATCTCTAGTCTTTTCTGATATCATACCAAGTATCATGTATTCATAGGATAGAGTTTTATCAATATAGTTTCTGCATACGGTGTAATATTTATTTGCATTCCCTTGATCTTCAAAATCTCCTATAAATATTTGCCTCCCTAACAAACTAACGGTTGTTGTTATCTTATTTTTACCTTTCTTAACATACCCTACATTGCAAGTTTTCCTATTAGTTATGTAGTGATTAAGTTTTGATGGTAATAATACACAAGTTTCAGGGCTGTACAGTTTACCATCTCCAAACAAGTCCTTATCTACATCATACTTACCCTCTGGTAGATATTCTAATTGATCGTAATACCATTGTGAAAACACCTGAAAATTCAACCACTCCTCACAAACCTCTACACCTTTACTCCAGTAAGATCTAAATGTTTCATTTTCTTTTTCATAACATCTTCGGATTATACCTCTCCAAACTTCATAACTTGGTGTCCTTTTACCGTTGATTTTTGTTTTGAATTCTCCCCATCCATAATAACCAATACCACAAACTGAGGGTTTATTCTTATTGTAAACAGACCCTCTTTTTATATTACCGATTTTAGTAGTGAAGACAGGAGAATCCTCGAACTTAACCTTGAAATCATCCTCACCTAAAAATTCTACGACCTCTAACAGATCACCAGATTTTTGGAGTACTTTAGTTCCATCCGGTAAACTCTTACTTATCCTTTTCATTACAACCTCTTAAAATAGTTTTAACCCATTTAACCGCCCTTTCATTAACTTTAATATGTTTGTGATTCATAGGAGAAGCCAGATAGACGTTTTCAAACTTAGTTGCTCGACTCCACCCTACATATGCAAGTTGCATACCCCAATCAATATCTTGCCTAGGATTAAAACCCCAACCTAAATCCAGTAAATAAGGTACATCTAAAGTTTTCCCTTGGCAACGATGAACAGAAATAGCAGATGCTAATTTGATACTGTAATGATGACACTCCCCGATAACACGTTGATTCATAAAATCCTCACCTGTCTCTTTATTAGTGTCTGTATAATATTCTCTAGCCTCATACTTGAACATGGGAACAAATACTTCCTCATCATTAAGTGCAAGTCTTACGTATACACCTTCTCCTACACATATCTGAGTCACATGACCATAAGAACCATTGTGATATTTGTTTTCCTCGTTATCGTTGACTAATATCAATACCGGAGACCCTACTTTAACCCTAACAACAGCATCAACTGGATAATCCTTAATATCATAATCATCACGTATTATAGGTGTAAGCTCGAAAAGTTGATTAGGGTTTTTAGCAAGTTCTCGCTCATTCATCTCCTCAACCTTTTTATTGGTGGTTGTAACAACCAAACAATTATCAGGTGCTTTCTGAAAACGTTGATTCAACCAACGAATACATTTATCATAACGCTGTTCTTCTCCATAACGCATTACTCCTAACGCAGCTTGGAAAGTTTTATCTGATGTACGCATAACTTTGGAGAAAATATGCGTATTGAAACCTAGTTCTTTATAGATAGAACTTTCTGGTAGGAAGTCGCTCCCGTATGTCTTGATATAGTATTCTTTTTCTTCATCAGATGATATACTCCCTAACTGTAAGTGGTCCCCTTGTAGAACGATTTTTATATTCCTACGTTTACGCTTCTTACCGTAAGGTTTGTTATACTGTAAAATACGTTTATGGAATAATGACAACTGATCTGGATTCATCATACCGGCTTCTTCCACGATCACTACTCTAACAATATCGCTTTTCGAAAATATATCACGGGTTTTAGGTGAAACCTTTTTCTCATGATAATGGTTATGGATACCTAACGGAATACTCATTACAGAGTTGAATGTCCCGTTACCACCTTTACAATTAAAGAGGTTACTATTCGCTGCACCTGTCATAGCAACAACTACACACGAATCTCCGAGAAATTCCTTTATTAATTCAAGACATAAACTTTTACCTGAACCTGCTACGCTCCAGTTATCTACTGGTGTATCTCCAAAACATACATCATAGACGTAATTATATTGTTCTTCCGTAAGTTCTACACCTTTCTGCTGTAGGAATATATCTAAATTTTCATTATTCACTCTTCCTCCTCACCAAATCCTTCTCTGTAAATTACTTCTTCTGGAAACAAGCCAACTTCAATCAAATTACCCTTATCATCTTGTAAGAGGTTCAATCCAAAAGTGGATACTTCTGTAAAAGCATCATCACTTGATCTGTCATAGTGTGTTGAAACATGCACAACAGGTGCATCTTCTAATTCAAGTAACTCTCTGGCTAATTCATGTGTTGTCATTTTATTCATCTGTTTCCTCCATACTTTCAATTTCAAACCAATCCATGAATTCATGTTTACCTTCATCTTTCAGAAGTGATTTAAGATACTCTACAATATTACCATTGTAATCTTCGATCAAGGTTTCTTCATCAATAAGGTCTTCTTTGTCATAAGATAGTTTTACTTTTATGTGGTCTTTAGTCATTTCATCCCTCCCAAAACATCATCAACTTTATTAACAATATAACCTTCGTCTACAAATGGTGTATGCATAAGATAATTTGCTTCTGTGATATAGATGCCACACCCAAGATACTCACTCTCTGTCAAAAGGTAATTCCCTTCCTGCCAAGGGAAAGCATTATCCGAGTATACATATCCCCAGTATTTATTGTTCATAAAATTATCCTCCAAACAAAGCGAACATTGTTCCCCAAAACAAACTACCTATTGCAAAACCACAACCAAGCTCATACCAAGGAAACTTGTCAACCTTACGTTGTAATTCACAAATCTTATCAAGGTATTGCTGTTCTTTTGGTGTATTAGGCCAAGGACAAGAGATTATTGGTGCTCCACTATAAGGAGCAGGTAAATCAACACCTCTCCCTGTTTCTTCATCTCTAATCCTTCCATGATTATCTATCCATGTGCATTCACCCGGATACTTGCAAGGACGAGGTGGTGTATCGTGAAATTGTTTAACCATGTTAACTCTCCTTTGGTCTCCCATTAGGTATAATCCTAGGCTCAGGCGCTTTTGGTTGTGGAGGAGGTTTTGGTACTTTGTGTTTTCCTTTAACGTACTTTTCACTACCTCCAAAACAAACCTCCAACTCCCACCAGTTATTGTGCGACCACTCTGAAATACAACTCTCTTTATCTGGAAATATCGTCATACCTTCAACATCTGTTAATTCATAATCAAAATGATATTCATACCGACTAAGTACAGGCACTACACTATTAACAACAAGTTTTACTGGTTGATGGGTTTCCTTGTGCATCAAATAATACATGCCTTAACCCTCCAATTCTCGCTGAATCCAACATAATTGCTCTTGTGTAGAAACGTCCTGTATGGCTGCTGTGAACGGTTTACGAACAAACTTGAACGATGTATCCGATGCTTTAGTAAATCGTCCAATAGGTGTCTTAGAGGACGAATCTAGGTCAATTACTTCTAAGTTTTCTGAAAGTTTTAACATTGTCATGATTATTCCTCCTAATGTAATCGTAATGAAACGTTATGATAATAGAGGTTATCACCTTCCACATAATTGTCAAGCTCAAACTTCAACATTTGTAAAGTATTTTCTAAATCATAATCATCAATATCTTCGATTGGGATTGAAAGTTGAAGTGGTTCTGGAAGATGTTCACAGAAGATAATTATCTTGAAATTAATTTCTTCCACTTCAATGTCATCTTCGTCGTAAAAGTCTGTGTTCAGTTCAATCGTAACATTCCAAGCTTTGAGTTCATCTCTGATTTGATTAACGATTTTATAGATTGGTTGTATTTTCATTTTTCACCCCTCTCCTTTTCCTCATATCTAGCGACTAAGTAAACTCCTTTGACCTTCCCTCGTATATACTCTACATGCAATTCTACACCTTGGGACATATAGTTACCTTCACCAGTAATCTCGTTATACTGTGCAGGGTAGAATATTACATTCCCATTTTTATGGATAGTTCTACTAAACGCTTGTAGTTCATCCCTCAAGATGAATTCTATTACAGAATAAACACCTAGTTTTGTGTTACCACTACCTATCATCTCAAGATAAGGAACTAATCTTTTAGGTAAACTACGTGTCTTATATTTATGATTCGAATAGTCACCACTCACAATGGAATATTCATCATTCCACAAGGTTGTGACAGGGAATATGTTTAATAGTGCTGTGTAGTCAAAATATTCATAACATGGTTTTCTATCCATCTGTAACCTCCGAAAGTAAGTATTGGATTTCTTCCACATCTCCGTAAAGAATGTCATAATCTTCTAGTGTCAAACCTTTGTATCTACCAAGAGAAGATTTTAGTTCAGCAAGTTTACCAGCGATAAACATAAGATTAACTTTATCTACAGGTTCGGCAAGTTTAGATTCTAGCATTTTCATTGCTTCACATTTATTCTTCCATTGAGATTTATGTTTGGTGCAGCTCACCATGATTTTTGTAGGTTCATGGTAAATTACAACACCAGAATATGTCTGCATCGACCATTGTCCTAAATTTTTCTCATGATCAGCTTGTACTAAAGAAACTTTAATATGTTCAGGATTTAAGTTCATTTTTCAACTCCTTTCCAAACTTAGCGAATGTTTTGTTCAGTTTATGAATATAGTAAGGATTTTTCAAATCACACTTAAATCCTTTTGGTGTGCAATATACACCTTTTCCGAAATAATCCCATCCTTCCCAAGTTGTTTTATCAATGTAATACTCTGTTCCTTCGTTGAAGGGTAATCCACCTTTGAAACGTAGTCCATGACAATCTACAGGTTTACCATCAACAAACACTACTTTACTAAGAATCTTAATTTTGAACCAAGTGATTATATTCATGATTTATTACTCCAAGTTAACCAATCACCCCTTTCAAGATAAGATACTGTAGCTAATCCGTGACTTGCTGCCCAAGAAAGCAATAATAAAGTCGATCTTCGTGAGTCTTCGTTCCACCAATCAACATTGATGTAGATTATACCAATAATAAGTAAGAATGATAATGTACAATATTTAACCAAGAACCAAATCATTTCTCACCTCCATCAAGATTATAATTGTGACACGGTTGATATCCTTGATTTGGGTCACGACTCATCTTGCAACCATCACATTGGCAAAGTTTACTTTTCTTTTCATTGTAACTAGCGAAAGAATAACTAATCCAAGAAATAACAAAGATGATAACTGTGTGGACAGGGAACAAAACCATACAACATTTCTGTAATTTAGTGAAGGTGTTATCTAATAGTAAGTTTACGATTACCATACCAATTACAAACACACCAAGTAGTGTATATAAGGTTATAAACAGGTTCATATTACTTATCCTCCACATAAGGTATTACATCCCATTCATCAAGATCAAACTTAATCTCCTGATCATCTTCTACTTGAACTAATACGTCCCAAGCATCGTTAATAAATGTGAACTTAGTGGCATCCTTGATAGAATCTGTGTAAGAGATATCCAATTCTTGATTAACCACTGCTCCGTCTATTTCAAACATACGGTCAAATATAATAACTACATACTCTGTAAAATATTTACCTTTGTGTTGTAATACATAATCCATAAAATTTCCTACTGTTTGTTTAGATAAGTGAATCTTAGCATTATAGGTTCGGATGTCAATAAGAAATTTTACTTTTGTGGGAGAATATACTTTGAAAGGTATAAGAGGAAGGTATACGGAGTGGAGTATAAATTACAGGTAAAGAAAAACCTCCGACCAAATTAATGACCGGAGGTTCATAGAGATAGAAGCAATCCCTGCAAGCAGGTTCCCGTTGACTACTTCTAATTATTCTTATTTTGGAGTATACCAGTTGTTAAAATGTAAGCTTTTACGAAGTATTGACAGGTAATCTTTTTATAATACAACAAGTTACAGTGGACTAGACCAATTATCACTAAACGCTTCGCGTTACCCGTTTTGGACTCTTTTTCCTCAAACTCAAAGAAGATATAGGTATGGACTAATCACCAATATTACCTTATACTCCACACTGTTTGATCTTACTAACTATATCTTGTAACTACTAACTTACTTTACTAACAACTACTATTAAATTCTATATCTTCTTTCGAGAATCGTCTTTAGGAGAACATCTCCAATGGCTGAACCTTTTTAGAGAGTTGCTTGCACAACCTCAATTACCTATTGTCTTTAAGAACGGGAAAACTTCAGTGTCAACGTTTAATACGACAACCATATAATAATCTTAACACGAACAAGAATGTTTATCAAGTGGTAATGAGAACAATTATCAACAGCAGAAAAATAATTTAAATTTATATTTGACACGAAGTGTCTAAGTGATATTATTACCGAAGTTAAATTGATTAGGGGGGGGGGGAAGTAAAAATGACATACCATGAAAAACTCTATCGTGTTTGGGGAGAATATTTACGTTATCCAAAATGCTGTGTTGGTGACTTTATTGATCGAACACTATTCAAAGGAGAATTAGCACCCACTTATATGAAAGATAGTCCTTTCTATCAATCTGGTTACATTCCGTGTAAATGTTGTCATGATAAAACTAAAGATATGACAGATGAAGAAGCTTTCAATTGGTTAGGAAGGAATCCGTTTGATGGAATTGTTGGACCATATTACAATTTTCAAGATACTCTTGATAAAGTTAATACCGAAAGATTTCAATTTATTGCTTGCAAGTATGATTTTGATGTTGTAGAGTATGGTTTGTGGTTAGAGAGACAGCTGGAGGAGTTATGAAAATTAAAAGTATGTTAGGTTGGGGAGATAGTTACGTTAAGTTTGAAGTGGATAATAGCAGTCCGTATTATTGTCAAGGTGATATGTTTTGGTGTGGAGACGAGGATGAATATGAAGTATTACTCGTTCACGAAACAGTTACACGAGAAGATGTAGAGTCTTGGCAAAAGAAAATAATTTACCATCATCACAAAGTAAAGTATTACTAGGTATGTTAACACAGTCAGGAGTTATCTAATGATCAATCTAAACACTAATCTAACCTTTGACAAGGCTTATAGTTTAGTACAATATTACACGACACCTTACAAGAAAGGTAAGCTTAAAGGAAAAACACCCTTGGAAACGTGTGAAAATGGCTTTACAAGCTATTCTAACGCTATTAAAGTGTTGGAGCAATACGTTCATATGGGTGAGTATACAACTCCGTCTAAACACGCTCTGGCGAAGGATTTACTTAATACGATTAAAGAGGAGAAATGATAATGTTAAAAGTGGTAGTGTTTAATGGGCCGCCTCGTTCAGGTAAGGGTGTTGCAGCAAATCATATGAAAAAACTTATTAATACATTAGAGGCTAATTTACCTGCTTTCCATATGGAATTCAAAGATGAATTATTCAAAATCTGTGCAAACACACTAAGTATCTCTGTTGAAGATTATCAAACAGATTATGATCGACAAACACCTGATAAAGTTTGGTGGATGAAAGATCTGGTTAGTATTTCAACCTCTGCGAGTATGGTTTCTCCGCGAAAACAGAATAATTTCTCTCAACGAGATTTCCTTATTCACATGAGTGAAAATGTAATAAAACCTTCGTTCGGTAAAGATGCTTTTGGTAAAGCTTTTGTCAATTCACTTCCAGAAGAAGGTATTGTGTTTGTATCAGATTCAGGTTTCCCAGAAGAATTACAACCAGTGATTAACCATGTCGGTGCAGAGAATGTATTAGTTATTCGCATTCAACGTGAAGGTTGTTCATTTGAAGGTGATAGTCGGGATTATTTGACACCAAAGATGTTTGACGGTAAGGTTCAATTCTGTCGAGCAACTAATAATGGAACAGAAATGGAATTTTTAGAGTATGTAGAGTATATTGTAGGAATGTGGTTGAATGAAGAATAAAATTGTTATTGACGTAGACTTGACAATCACTTATCCTGATATCGGGCAGATGTGGTGGGGCCACTTGGTTGAATACTACTCAGATTGTCAAACAATGGAACAATACTATCAATTTTGTAATGATTATACTCGTGGTGAAGTTGAATATGATTTAACAAAATACTTTACACTTCCTACTGGATTTGATAGACTTGGCTTCTTTAAACAAGATGATCTGTACTCCAATATGAGTATTGCACCAAATTCTTATGATGTTATCCGTAACATGTATGAAGCTGGTTTTGATATCTACTTTGTAAGTTATTGTCAAAGCGAACATCAGCAATCCAAAGAAGATTATTTACGCAGACATTTTGACTTCTTGCAAGGTGATGATTTCCATTTTGTATCAACAAAGAGTAAAGGTTGTATGGATGGTAGTGTTTTTGCAGTGATCGAGGACAGAATCCAGTTTACAAATATGTTCAAACAGGATACATTAAGGATTCTTATCGACACACCATATAAGCAGGATTACACTGCAGAAGTTGATTATGTGAAGTGTAAAAATTGGTTGCAAGTGGAAGAAGCCTTTGTTAAATACCTAGAGGAGGTCTTATGAAAGGTGAATTCTTAATTAATAATATTGAATGTATTTGGAATAAACCCTGCAATATCAAGAATGGTCAAGTTGTCACTGCAAGTTTCTGTGCTAGTTCTCAAAAGTTCCTTTTCGGTAAGGATTTAACAGGACGAGATATGTGGTTTGATTGTGTGGATATTGAGGAAGGTTGGGTGGAAGAGTATTATGAAGATTAAAGGGGTAGTTTATGCTAAACCACGACATATTTACACGAATTGTAGGTAAGATTAATGACCAGTATGGAACAGAACATTACCTTCCAGCAGAATACATTTGGCAAGATCATGTTCACTATGTGAAAGCTTTTGGTAAAATTGTGTGGGACAGTGATAATTGTGATGCTACAAGTGAATCTACTATTTATTACTTGTGTGATCAATATATCCAGAAATATATTCTTGTTAATATCTGGAAGCAACAAGCAGAGTGTATGAAAGATGAAATCATTTGGAAACTTAATGATGAAGGGTTGGACAAGGAACTTGTCAGCAAGTTTGAAGATTATTTTGAAAATGAATTAGCTATGCTAGAGGAGAAGTAAGTGGAGAAGAAAGAATTTACACGCAGACATTTTGATGCTATCATTCACGATGTTGTGCAATGGAATAAGATTGGTGGTAATGAAGTAGAGGATAAATCGCTTATTCCAATCTACACACAATTAAGCCGTGAAGAAATGTTTGGTCAGAATGAATTCTTGCAAGGTTGGTTTACTGGTGATAAAGTCATGCAAGCGGATGGTGTAGGTGATCTACTGTTTACAGTAGGGATGCTTTGTGAATTGACAGACAGTCCAGAAGATTTCCAAGTAAACACTAAAGAGTGGAAGAACCTTTTCACCACGGAAGATGTTATCAGTCTACTTAGTTCATCACTTATTAATGTGGAAGATTATTATGAACTACGAGAACACCTTTTCGCATTATGTGTCAAGATGTCAGAAATTATGGATGTAGAGGGAGTTTTCCGTGTAATATCTGATAGTAATTATAGTAAATACGTTCATGAAGATATGTTGTATCATGGGTTTGATTTGGAGGGAGAAGTAGGTTTTATTGAATCAAGAGGTCGCTACGGGGATGTAAACTATAAGAAAGTTGGTAATTATTACGTATTTACTGCTGGTAAAGATTTAGAAAGTGGTGTAGTCTTTGATAAGCCAAAGATTATTAAGTCAAGTTTATATCATGAACCAGAAGGTTTAGAGAAGTTTATTTATTAAGGAGAAAAGTATGTTTGTAGCAATTTTTATGATTTTGGGTTGGTTACTTCTTGTTTCAGGTAACGTAGTTTGGATTGGGCACGGTATTTATGAGCTATTTACAACTGACCAAGGATTCTTTACAGTGTTATTTAGTAATGGGTTTTACTGGTTAATTCAAATGGTATCAGGTTTTATCAGCCTTGCTTTAGGTTATGCACTTTTGGATAAGAAATAAGGAGAAATCATGAAAGCAGTATCATTGTATAAATTCACACAAGATAGTCAGTTCAATACAAAAGAGATGTTCAAAGAAGAACGTTTCGAAGCATTTAAATTCTCACCATGTGGGGAACTTGATAAAAGTAAGATGGGTTTTGTCACAAATGTTGTGAGTGGTAGCTATGTTGACGAAATCAATGTAGAAGGTAATACGTTCTTTGTTGTAAGCATCAGGACACAAAAGAAGATCCCCGAAAAATACCTAGTTGATGACTATGTTGAGCTTAAACGAGTTCAATACATGGGGGATACAGATAAAGAGCCAGAGAAAGCATTATTGAAAGATTGGCGTCAAGAAGGGTTTGATTATTACCTACGTCAGACATTTCCTAAGAAACCAGTAGATTTCACAATTGCAGTTCGGAAAGAGGACGGGGTCGTATTTGTCGAGGGAAAAGGTAATCAATCTGAATCAAATTGTGCATTAGTTCGAAAAGCTTTAGGAACATTCCCTGTCACTGCATTGGAAACAGATGTAGCTGTGACAGATTTACTTGATGAAATGGTAGAGAAACGTATCAATGATACAATTACCCTTGGTGATAAAGTAGAGTTAGTTGACCAAGAAGATATTAAACATAGTTTGACAAAAGGTAGTGTTTATTCAAGCGATGCAGCAGAATACGTGAAAGATGGTATGATGGTGACAGGACTTGGTTTGAACTATGATGGTATGTTAAGCTTCTTCTTGAATGAAGACCTAGTATTCGATGCATTGAAGTTTGACAAAGATTTACTTGGTGAAGATCCAACAGATGCTGGTAGCTTTATTATCAAATTAACGGAAGTTAATAAAGCTGTGAATCATATTCTTGGTAAACTTAAGAAAGAGGAAGAGTGATATGAAACACTACTTTGTAAAAGGTCAAGAAGGTAATTGGTTCAATGAGAAAACTAAGTATTATTTGGGAACAGATGAAGATTTTCTTGTGAATCACATTGAGTCAGAGGGTTGGTCTGTCAGAGAAATTGTGGACCACATTATGCAATCAGTTAACGATGCGATAGAGGAGGAGTGATGTTAGATATTGAACCTAATCTATGGTTAGATTTCGAAGAAGTTAAGAAGGTTTGTGATATCCAAACTTACGGTAATGTTCAGATTGAAAAAGTAATGTTTGGACTGTTTGATGAAAATATTGAAGAAGGTAAAGCAGTAGCTAGTATCAAGTTCAAAACTTTTGATGGTGTGGAAACTTCTTGGTATCATCCACCTAAATATTAGTTATATTTTATAACTTTTAATTCTTTCTAAAACTTCATTGATTTTGAGACAATGTAATTTCATACTTGTGTAAAAGGAGAATCGTATGATTAAACACAACAAGGTTAGTGGTGAGGTTACTCTCAAGATTGATGAAGTGATCAACCATTTGGTGACAAACCAAGAAGGGACATTTCTTGTGATGGATAACGAAGTTATCAAGGAGTGGTTGGTTGAGGTGATGAATGAGTTGGAGGTGAATGGTGGGTAAGCCTAGTAAAATAGATTTAGTATTCGAAAGAAAAGTTTTTGGGGAGCTTGAGGCTGTAGATACGGATAGTAAAGGAAGAATCAAGTGTAAATGTTCTTGTGGTAAAACTCCTACTTATCAATCAGGACAACTTTTAGATGGAGTCATATCTTGCTGTGGACACACCTTTGGAGGTATAAATAAAAAGAACGCACTCAGGGTTGGTAAATTTGAAAAACTTACTGTGGTAGATGGTAATACCGGAAGTAAAGAGAAAGTTAACTGTGTATGTGATTGTGGAGCTGAATTACCTGTTAGGTATAAAGATTTATTTCTTAAGGTCAGAACAGCTTGCGATAAATGTAAAGATGATAGAACTCGATCTATGAAAATAGTAGATTCTTGGGTCGAGGAGTCTTTTAGGAAGGATATGCTTGTTGCTATAGGCAGGAATACAGTTAAAACTAACCGGAATATGGCACATGCTTGGTTTAAGTGTGATTGTGGTAATACAAAATCTTTTTCTCAAGCAGGTATTTTAAAACTAGAGTATGGGTCATGTGGATGTTATAAACCAAAAGAGATAAAACCTAGTCCGGCTACAGAAAAGGCATTGAATCTTGGAACCTTTACTAATTGGACGGTCTTAGATTGGTGTAGGGATGATAATAGATACTTAGATTGCGTTTGTAAATGTGGGACAAAGAAAAGAATAAGGTCTGATAGCCTACTTACAGGAGAGTCAACTTCTTGCGGTTGCCTTCAAAGAGAAATGACAAGCTTACGTTTTAAAGGTAAATATAATCCTAATGCTGTTACAAGACACCCTTTATATGGTAGGTACAAGGGTATGTTTGGTAGGTGTTACAACGAAAATAATATAGATTATAAGCATTATGGTGCAAGAGGTATATCTGTATGTGAAAGGTGGACATCACCACCAAGAGACCTTACAGGATTCTTTAATTTCATAGAGGATATGGAAAGTTCTTATTTTGATGGTTCTGAGATCGAGAGAATCGACGTTAATGGTAATTATTCTCCAGATAACTGTACTTGGGTTTGTAGAAAATCTCAAGTTAATAATCTAAGGAGAAATAGAAAGTTAAAAGGTTTCGGTATTGAACTTAATGTAGTTGAATGGGGTTACCTGTTGAATTTTAACTGTAAAATGCTAGACGATAGAATTAACAAACTTAAGTGGGATGATGATTTAGAAAAATTATTAGATTCCGCATTTAGAGATCGTAGACACCACATCTTGTTCAGAGGCGAGGTATTAACTGCTGGAGAAGTTTGGAGCAAACTTGGTTACACACAAGGACAAGTTAATGGGAGATTGAACAAATACGGTGATAGTATAAGTGCTTTATCAGCAGAGGGTGTAGTTTTCGAGATTGTGAAGGAACGAGAAAAAGACATCTATACCTTTGAAGAAGGTTTATCGGTTTTAGAATCAAAACAAAATAGGACACCTTTCGAGGACCATTTACTGTTCAAGATAAAAGATCAACTTAAGGAGAAATAATGAAATTTGAAAACAAAGGTTTTACATCGTCTGGTAATTCTATGGAAGGATCAGAACAAACAAAGAAAGAGTTTATTAGAGATGAAAGTGACAACCCTATATTCAAAAAATACCAAGTGGATAATATCTCGGATCTTATAAGCGATGATTGTGTAGCTTATTATGATTCAGATACCCTCTACTTTCAATCAGCGTCTAATCAAGAGAATAAAATGATTGAGGTTAAGCATAAAACTGAAGGTTGGGTAGAGAGGTTTTCAGGTGTTAAAGTTTTCCGAGGCTTAGGTAAAGGAATAAAAGAAGGTTCATGGTTATATGGTAAGAATCTTGAGAGAGAGGTAGAAGGGAAAACCCTCTATACATTAGAAGATTTTGAAATAGAGGAGGTTCAGGAACTAAAGGATACTTACGAAAAAAGCTTAGAGCAAGCTAAAATACAAGTATTGATGAAGCTGAAGAGGGTTAGACAACAGTTCAGAATACCTAAAATCGTAACTGTAATCGGAGAAGGTTCAAACTTCAGAAATTCACTTCCGTTATGCAGACCTTACAAAGGTAACAGGGTTACTAAGAGACCTTTACTTCTGAAAGATCTTCGCAAATGGGCTGTTGAGGAGTTAGGTGCTATAGAAGTCCCATTATCTAAGACACATGGGGTTATTGAGGTGGATGATTATGTTGATATGATGGGATATTCAGGTTATTTATCTTATATTAAGACTGGTAAGTTCGATAAAATAGCGATACTGTCTGACAAAGACGGATTTAATGCTCCCAAGTTACTATGTAACCCTGACACATATTCAGGAGAAGGTAATCCAAAAAGGGGTAAGTTTAAATACCCACAACCAATGATTGTTCCTAATAGTTTAGAAGATAAAGGGGATATAGAAATTATAGCTAGAGAGAAATCTACTGATTATAAATTTATAGGTTTTCTAGGATTACTGTGGCAAATCACCACATTCGATGGTAGTGACAACTACTCTGCACTAGGACACCTTAATGGTGGCATGGGTTTTGGTGCAGATGGAGCTTACAAACTTTTGAAATCCGCTAAGAACAGTAAAGATGCACTTCAGCGAGTAATTGATAAATTCGCTGAACTTCTACCTTACGGAGTTCAGTATACAGATTGTCATGGGGTTTATCACGACATCCCTACCCTAGAGTATATGAATACTTATTTCAGGGTTGTATACATGTTAAGGAATATGGAAGATGATATGGATTTTTACAAACTATGTAAAGCAATGAAGGTTGATACGAGTAAGATTGAAAATAACAACTTGTTATCACCTCCAGTAAAAACGTATTGCGGGAACGAAGGTCACATCAAAGAGTTATCGACACTTATTCAGTCTATCATCTCCGAGGATATGAAAGGCTGCAAACAGCTAAAATCTCTTGAGAAGAATGAAGTGTTTGATAAAATCAAATCTAAACTTGAAAGTATTGATTTTGAGTGTCATTATAAGTATGTTCAACATGAAAAGAATTTGGAGAAATAAATGAAAGTTTCAGAGCTAATCATGGAATTGGAAGATTTCAAAGATGAATATGGTGATTTACCTGTTAAGCTTTATGCTGACCACGGACAGGTTCATATGACTGCAGGACAAGTAGCTTTGTCTTACATAGAGGATGTTGATGAATATATGTCTGAAGCTATTCATCCTGATGATGTAGAAGATGGTAACACTAAAGTTTGTGAGGTTAGTTAATGAAAGAAGTTATTTTAAAATATGACGAAGCTACAGGAACTATTTACGATATGGATAATCTAATTATAGCTACATGGCACAACTTGCAATACAAAGAAGTTCCTGAAGTATTGGAATCTACACCAGATCCATTAGATAAGATTACCAAGCTTAAATCTATGATGTCTGTAGAAGAAATGATATCATTAAAAGATGCGGGGTTGTTGTAGTGACTAAACCTTCTAAGAGCGATCTGGATAAACGAGAGAAGAAACGTAGAGAACTATGGAAACATCTTAACGAAGACGGTAGCATGGATGAGAAGAAGCTTTGCACACAGATACGTTCAGCTATTAGACAAGTATGGATGAAGCACTCAAGTAAACTTGCATTACTTTATGATAGAACTATCCCTGATATGGATGACTCCACAAGAACAAAATGGTTAATTGAATGTGAATGTTGTAAAAATAAATTCAAATTAGGGGATATAGAAATAAACCATAAGAAAGGTGAAAATCAGTTACAAACTTTAGAAGATGTATTACCTTTTGCAATGAGCATTCTAGGTGTCAAGCACGAAGACTTAGAAGTCTTGTGTAAACCATGTCATGCGGCATTCACCTATTCTGAAAGATATGGTGTGTCACTAGAGGATGCCTTCAAAGAGAAAGTTGTCATCGAAAAACTCAAGCAACCAGTTACTAAACAAAAAGCTGAGTTGAAGAAAGCTGGGTTCTCTGCAAGTGAAACATCTAACGAAGAAAAACGTCGTGAATGTTACAGAAAACTATCTGAGGAGTCCAACAATGACTAACATCAACCGTCTACAATCGATCAAACTTCTATCTGCTCAAGAAGTGTATGATGCTATGCCAGATGAAGATTTGTATGACAAAGATACTGGACGATATTTATCAATCTATGATATTCTCCGAGCTATTGATGTGGATAAAACAGAGATTGATTACGTGCAGAGTTTATCTCACGAAGAACTAGGTTTGTTGGATTGAAAATAATTTAAATAAATTGTTGACTTCACACATGGATGTGCTAAGATTACCAGACATTAACAAACGGAGAAAACAGTATGTTCGATATTAATCTTTTTATTTACCAAGTTAAGATGTTTATTAAACAACTTCGTTGTAAACATGAGATTTGGCATTACACACAAAGTGAAGATTTCCACATTCAAACATGCAAGGATTGCGGTAAACAGGTTGTGGAGCGTAAAATCTCATGAAACAGTCAACGAAGAAAAGGTTAAGAGTTAAGCAGAAACTCAGAGAATTTAAAGAAACTCGTGGAGTTGAGAGTTTATTCTTATTTATCTTTTGTCTTATTTTAGCTTTGTATGTGAAAGATGTTAATGCTGGTGAAATCAATCCTAACATTAACGATTTACTCTCCGTTGAGGTAGGGACACGAACTTGTCTTGTTTATAATTTATATCATGAAAGTCGTAGTGAAAGTGATATGGCGAATATTATGATTTTAAATACAGTGTTCAATCGTGTTGAGTCACCACACTTTCCTAATACACCTTGTGGAGTTGTTAAACAAGATAAACAATTTAGCTGGACACATGACAACAAGAGTGATAAGATGCATAATCTTAAACAAGTTAAACGATTGACAAAGCTTGTAGATAAGTATCTTATGAACAAAGAACTATTCTTGTCGTTGTCAGAAAATGTTGATCATTACCACAGTAATAAAATTCGACCTTCTTGGAGTAAGTCGAAGCGAATGAAGAAAGTTGCTGTTATTGACCAACATGTATTTTATGTTAGAAATTGAGGAGAAAAGTATGAAGGCGATTTACGAGTTTTATTGGGATTGTGGTCGAATGGGTTGTGTAAAAGGCTTATTTATTGCAGATAAAGACGAGGTAGAGAAACTTATTGGTTCTTCTGTATCTTTTGGTGAGATCTTAGGTAAACATAGTGATGTGTATGGAACCTTAGATGAAAGTGATTTAACTATCAAAACAGAAGACCAAGACTTTATTTCTAAATTTGAAGAATTTATGGGTGTTACAGATACTATATCGGGTTACAACCCACTGGAATATCTCGAAGAAACTTATGATGATGAGGAATAACAATTTGCAAAACTATGAAGAACAAGCTAACGCTAAATTTTCCGTTACGGAACGTAACAAGTTAGACGGATGTATTTACATTAAGGATAATGACACAGGTAATTACGTTGGTTTGTATGGTAAAATCTTCCGAGCTAAGAGTGTAACTAAAGCTGCAGAAACATTGTGGCAGTTAAAGGAAGCTTATAAAACACAATTGATGAATGAGGAGAAATAGTTTGAAAAGAACCTCAAAAGAATGGCAAGCTTTAAAACCTGACAAACTCGTATACGATCCTGATGGTTGGGACAGAAGGAACTTTGACTATTCTTGGTATGAAGAGTTAATCACTGAAGAAGAATATGATCTTCGTGTAAGTAAATCCACAATTCTGTGGGCTAATGGAGGAAAATAGTTTGTCAAAGAAGCGTTTATCAGATGAGAAAATCTTAGCAATCCTAAAAGGTTTGTTTGAAGATAACAAGGGTAATACACAAGTAGCTGTAGAAGTGTTAGGTAAGAAGTCTAAAGAGTCTACAGTTCGTAATATTAAACGTGTGTATAAGAAACATGGTAATTATTTTGGTGTGACACTTAATGGTGTTGTTGATACTGAAGAAGATTGGGTTGTCCCAGAGCAAACACTAGAAGGTTTATGTGAACACCCTGATTGGAATGTGAGTAATTTGGCGAAGCGTTTACGTAGTAGCCAAAGAGCAAATAATCAACTACGTAAGATTCAACGAGAAACATTCGACGGTAAAGTTATTGACTTTGATGAGGTATTAGCTAAGTATAAGGATTCACCACTTACACCGAAAATTAAAGTAAAACCTACATCAGCAGATGGTTCGGGTCTAGTGATGGAAGTATTATTTAATGATTGGCAAGTAGCTAAACGTATGAGTTATTATAACACTGAAGTTGCAATTGCTCGTGTAGAGGAATACTGTAACCAGATTCTAAAAGGTTATCATAATAAAGTTGAACAAGGTTTCACGTTCGATAAGATTGTGGTTGTTTTCAACGGGGATATTATTGAAGCTAATAAACACGATGATTCTATTCTAGCTTCGGATCGTAGTCCTGCAGAACAGTTAGCAATCGCAATCGAAGTTCTTACTGACAAATTCTTAGAACCTATTGCAAAACTTGGTGTCCAAACAGATGTAATTATGATTTCAGGTAATCATGACTGGAATGGACGAGGTATGATGGCATACGAGGCAGGTAAGCATCAATTATCCTATCCTATGTATCGAGCAATGCAGATGTTGATCGAATCACGAGGTTATGACCATGTAACTTGTATTATTCCTAGTGGCTGGTATTTTGTTCATCAATTCCTAGGTAAAAATGTATTATATGAACACGGTGTTGGGGTAGCTAGTTCAGAAGCTGCAATGCGTAAACGTATGCAACAACGTGGACAGCAGTTAGAGAAACATATCCATTACGCTCGTTTTGCTGATAAGCATCACAGTCAACGACACCATAATGATACAGTAGTTCTAGCTAGTGCCTTTTTCGGACGTTGTGATGACGATGGAACAGGTTCAGAATATAGTGCAGCAGCAGGTTATGCAGCAGACCCATCACAACTAGTATTCTTCCACCAAAAACGTGATGAAGATGATTACCGCAATACAATCATTGATAGTTTGGAAGTCCAGTTAGGACATATCAACCATAAGACAGTAGAGGTGTAATTTGAACTCAGAAACTAAAAAATTCCTAACAAAAACCTTGCAAAAACACTTCGGTGAAGGTAATATTCCTACCAAGTCAGAAGATGTTTGGCGAGACTCACATAGTGTCATGGATATGGCGTTGGTATGTGAGGATTTGATGATTGCATTGAATATGTTAGAACAAGAAGGAGAGTAACAAATATGGCAAAAGAGAAGAATAAAATGAATGTGAAATCAATGTCACTTGAACAACTACGTGAAGCTTTGAAACGAGCAAGCGGTTCACAGAAAAATAAAATTGCTAACGAAATTAATCGTCGAATTAAGTAAGGAGGTAAATGTTGTCATACGAACATCAGTATTTGGATTTATCACGTAAGATCTTAGAGGAAGGAGAATACACTGAGGACAGAACAGGCACTGGTGTTTACTCTACTATTGGTGGTTTGATCAGGCACGATTTGTCAAAAGGTTTCCCTCTATTAACATCTAAGAAGATTAATTTCAATCTTATTGCGGGTGAAATGCTTTGGATGTTAAGTGGTAGTAATAACCTCAAAGATTTACGGAAATATCAGTGTAAAGAAGAGGATTCACGAACAATCTGGACAGATGATTTTGAGAAGTATTGGAATTGTCTAGATGAACAAGGAGAGGATTTACTCTGTCAAAGAGTTAATCAAACAGGTGGTCGTATTTATGGCAAACAGTGGAGAGAGTTCTACTCTTGTGGAAAAGATGGTTACCCATTTCGACATGACCAAATTGCAGAGTTAATTAAAAATATTAAAGCTGTAAGAGACGGAGATTACCGTCAAGCGCGACGATTGATTGTTTCTGCATGGCATCCTTACGATCACACAGAGGGAGAGAAACAAGTTGCAGCATTAAGTGCGTGTCATGATAACTTCCAATGTATCGTAAGGAATGGTAAGTTAAGTTTAAGATATCACCTCAGAAGCAACGATCATTTTTTAGGAGCCCCGTTCAATGCAGGATTTTACGCATTACTTTGTCACTGTCTTGCTCAAATATGTGAATTGGAGGTTGGTGAGTTGATTTATATGGGAACGGATATTCATATTTATTCGACACATATTGAACAAGTTAAGCTGCAACTATCTCGTGATCCTAAAAATCCTCCAAAACTTATTATGTCAAAGTTTAATACACTTGAAGAGCTACTGATGTTGACAGGTAAAGATTTTAAACTTGAAGGGTATGAACCGCATGGGTTCATCAAAGCACCTCAAGCTAGTTAAGGATAGTTTATGATTAAAATGATTTTAGCCTCAACAGAGCGAGGTGGGATTGGTTTAGATAATAAGCTACCTTTTCATTGTCCAGAAGATTTACAATACTTCAAGAAAGTAACATCTGGGGCAACAGTTCTCATGGGAAGAAACACTTGGGTTAGTTTACAAAGACTAGGTATGAAAAATGGTCTTCCTGATAGAACTAATAAAGTTATAACTAGTCAACATAAATTCTTAAACGGTAATATGAGAAAAGAACACTATATCAGTATGGATGTCGCTAAGAATAAACTTCTCCAACAAGCTAAATTTTACGGTGATGAAGTGTTTATTATCGGAGGGAAATCTCTATACGAACATCTATTCCACTTTGTCTCTGAAGTTCATCACACCATCATTAAAGGTGATTACGAGTGTGATACTTTCCTAGATACAAGTATGTGGGAAGATGACGTTGACTGGTTATTGAAAGAAGTTAAAACTTTAAGTGAAGTTGCAGAAGTTAAGATTTGGAGGAAATGTTAATGACCGTGCAATCCGCCATCTACCTTGCCGGAAACAAGCGAAAATTGTTTAAGAAAATAAAACCTCACTTACAAGATGGTAGCCGTAAAGTATTACTAGATTTGTTCTCTGGAAGTTCAACCATCGCCATAAACAGCACAGAACTTTTCGACAACATCATCTGTAATGAGAAAGCTTGGTTCTTACACGGATTACATAAATGGGTTAAAACTCTTACACCAGAAGAACTTGAACGTGTTGAACAAATCAACTCTGAATATGAACATAATTTAGACGGTTACTTAAAACTCCGTGAAGATTATAACAAAAGTGGTTGCAAAGATTACGCAATGTTATATAATCTTCAATGTCGCTCAAACAGTAATATGATGAGGTTCAGTAGTAAAGGTTTCAATGTTCCCTTTGGTAAACGACATCGTTGTGATACAGACCGTTTAATAACACATCGAGACTTAATTCAAAAAGCTGAGTTATGGAATGAGGATTTCGCTGATGCAATTGAACGATTGATGGAAAGTGGAGATTTGTCTGGAACTACTGTATATTCAGATAGTCCATATGGAGCAGGAACCTCGGTATCTACCGCAGTTTATAACGAGTGCGGCTGGACACAGAACGATAATACAACACTTCTTGAATATTGTGTGGAATTACAAAAGCGAGGGGCTAAAGTTGTCATCTCTAATGTGTTTGAGAATCGTGGTAAAGTTCATCAAGAGTTGATTGATTGGTGTGAAGAATACAAAGATGCATTTGAAGTGCATCATTTAAACATGGACTACAACAATAGTAGTTTCCGAAAAGGTAAAGGTAAAACTGATGAAGTGCTTATCGTTTCACGGTAGGTATATTCAATTAAAGGAGAAATAATGACAACACCAAAACAACGACTAATTAACATCCTGCAAAATAACATTGACACACAAATCGAAGGTATCTGTTCAAACCTCTTACTCACACCAGAACAATCACAAGAATTCCTCAAGCTTACAAAAGAGCAAGAACTTGCGGCAGAAGTTGTCACTAATGCTTACGTGTTGAATATGACAGAAGAAGAGATGGAAGATTATATCTCTGCGGTAGAAAAGATTTACTCTTACCAAGAGAAGCTTGGAACAACAATGCTCGAAGCAAGTGAAGATGTTATTACTCGTTTCCTTGAACATAATCAAGCAACACTGTTGAAAATGGTTGAAGAAAACCTTCCAGATGTTGAATAAAATGTTACTTGTAATATAGAACAAACATCTAAATATAATCTTATTTTGAGATTTGATTTCTTGCTTTGATAGCACTAATTTGAGATAATGGACAACCTTTTCAAATAACAGATGAGGTTGTCCAACGGGAGATTTTATGGCAAAACAGTCAGCACCTCTACACGGAAGTGTAAGTGAAGATTTTATTGAGAAAGTTGCGGATATGGAATTTCGTGATGACATGGGTGAAATTATCTATTTACGAGATGAAAATGGAAATGTAGATATTGACTTAGTATTATACATCTTAGGTTTCTACTGGTATTATGGAGAAACAAAGAAAGAGTTTGATGAGAAAGCTGCAGATAAGAAAACACGTCGCTCTCGACAAACTAAAGAGTTACAGGAAGTTGCTCGACCAGAAGGTGCAGTTTATGATATGCTGACAAAAGATACACGTTATCATCGAAATTATAAAAGTGAAACTGTATTTGTCCGTAATAGTAAACGTCCTTACGAAGTAAAAGAAATGAAAGTTTACACTGGATATATTCGACCAAACTATCCTTACAAAGATTTGTATTCATCAGGTGAGATTCTGGTTGGTGATTTTATTCATGGCGGTGAACTTAAGAATATCTTAGATGTTGGTGATGAACATAGTTACCGTCAAGCTAGATATAGTCCTGTTAGTAATATGGTAGATACACAAAGTATGGAGCAAGTAATGAATAATGCTCATCGCAGCGAAGAATAATAAGAATAGGAGAAAATGAGTTGATTAAAAATTATCTAGGTATTAATATTGATTATTCAAAAGATAATATTATCCCTGAGCAAGGTTATGCAATGCTAACTAAGAAGGGTTTTTACAAAAAAGAAGGTGAGAACTCTCCACAAGAAAGCTTTGCTAGGGCAGCGACATGCTATTCATTTGGAGATTTAGAACTAGCTCAACGTATTTATGACGCGGTATCAAAACAGTGGTTCACCTTTGCATCGCCAGTTCTATCCAACGCAGTTAAGCACATTTACCCAGAAAATCTTAAATTTAATGAAGTGCAAGATTATTTAAAAAATAACGTAAAACCTGACGGATTACCAATCTCATGCTTCTTATCTTATATTCCAGATACACGACAGGGTTTGGTAGAAGCAAGTTCAGAATGTCGATGGTTGTCAATGAATGGTGGTGGTGTCGGGATGTACGCTGGAATGCGAGGGGTAGATGAGAAGTCTACTGGTGTAATGGCGCATATGAAAACATATGACGCAGATGCCAAAGCATACAAACAAGGAGAAACCCGCCGAGGCAGTTATGCCGCATATTTACCTATCAATCACCCAGAAATATTGAGTTTCATTGATATGAGAAACCCTGTCGGTGGTGATCCTAATTTCAAGTGTTTCAACCTTAATAATGGTATAAATATCACTGATGATTTTATGATGAAAGTTGTATATGGTGAGAAATTTGAGTTGGTTGATCCTAAACATGGTGGTACAGGTCGATTCTTAGATGCTCGCGAAGTCTGGATGAAAATTCTTGAGGTTCGTAAAGATACTGGTGAACCTTACTTAGAGTTTATCGATACAGTTAATGATAAAATTCCATCTTGGATCACTAACCGTAACTATAAGGTAGTCCAGTCAAATTTATGTAACGAAATACAACTAATGACTGATGAAAACAGAACTGCGGTTTGCTGCTTATCATCTTTAAACTTAGATAAATATGATGAGTGGAAAGATACAACACTTGTTCAAGATTTAGTGAGGCTTCTAGATAACGTATTGGAATATTTTATAGCTCTTGCACCCGACTCTATTAAAAGGGCTAAGTATTCTGCAACACAAGAACGTGCGATCGGTTTAGGAACATTGGGTTTTGCATCTTATTTACAACGACACAATATACCTTTTGAGTCTGGAGGTTTTAATAGTGCCGTTCAGACAAATTACAAATTGTACAAAGATATTAAACAGAAAGCTGTGCAAGAATCGCTTAAGTTAGGTAAAGAACGAGGTGAAGCACCGGACTGTGAAGGTTCTGGCATGAGAAACAGCCACTTGATGGCTATTGCGCCTAATGCAAGTTCAAGCTCACTGGTTAATGTCAGTCCTAGTATTGAACCTTTCGCTGGGATTGCATTTACCGCTCAAGGCAGATCCGGTTCTTTCTTAATTAAGAATAAACATTTTGAAAGACTATTAGCCTCTTATGCAGAAGATAATGGGCTGTCTGATACATGGAAGGAAGAACAGTGGGCTTCAATTGTAGCTAACGATGGAAGCGTTCAAAACCTAGAATGGTTAACAGACCACGAGAAGAAGGTGTTTAAAACTTCATCCGAGATAAACCAAAAATGGGTTATTGAACATGCATCTATTAGACAACCTTTCATCTGTCAAGGTCAAAGTGTTAATCTTGCTATATCACCAGATGCAACAGCACAACAAGTGTCAGACTTACACTTCCTAGCATGGAAGAAGGGGTTGAAAGGTTTGTATTACTACCGATCAAGTAGTAAGGTAAAAGCTAAAGTAGGGGATGGAACACAAAAACCTCTTAATGCGGTTAATATAAAACCGAACTTTGAAGAAGATGATGGTGAATGTTTAAGCTGTCAGGGATAAATTATAAGGAGAAGAACAATTGAGTAGTATTTTTGAAAAGAGTCAATCCTATCGTCCATTTAAATACCCTTATCTAATGGAAGCTGTAGAACGTCATGCGATTGATTTATATTGGGATCAACACCAATTAGATTTCAGTGATGACATCAAACAATATCACACTAAAGATGGGCTAAAAACAGATAATGTAAGTCATACAGTTAACAAGGAGATTCTTACAAAAACCCTTAATCTTTTTACTCAAATGGATGTTGCAGCAGGTGAACTATATTGTCAGCTACTCCCCTATGTCGGTAATAATGAAGTTCGTAACTGGTTTATGGTTGCTGCAGCAAGAGAATCGACACATCAACGTTGTTATGCTGCTGCTGTAGAAGCTTTAGATTTCCCTGAATCTTCGTGGACAGAGTTTATGGCTTACGAAGAGATGCAAGGTAAACTGGACGTTATGTATGGAGGGGATGATACAGATCCATCAACACCTAAAGGTTTTATGAAGACACTTGCTAGATTATTCTTGGCAGAGGGGATTTGTTTATTTGGAGCCTTCGCTTCAATGCTTAATCTTCGACGATTTGGTTTAATGCAGGGAACGAATAAAGTTAATGAATGGTCACTCCGTGATGAGGAGGAACATGTAGCGAACAATATCCGTATCTTCTTATCCGAGCTTGATAATTTTACAAAAGAAGATAAACTAGAAATAATCTCTTACGTCAAGAAAATAACTAAAGCTTTTGTAGAAGCTGAAGAACTGTTCATTGATCTTGCGTATGAAATGGGTGACCAAGAGAGTATGCGGAAGAATGATCTTAAGAATTACATCCGTTATTTAGCCAACTTACGTATCAAACAATTAGGTTGGAAACCTTTATATGAAGAAATGTCAAACCCTCTGCCTTGGATGGATTGGGTATTAACAGGAAAGAAACACACAAATTTCTTTGAAGAACGCGTAACTGATTACTCTCACGATCCATTAAAAGGTTCAGTGGATTATAATAGTTACTTATTACAGATCAAATCTGATGAACAACCTAAAGCTAAGTTTAAACCAAAAGGTGTTCTTAAGGTTTATAGTGCAGGTTGGTGTTCTTACTGTAATAAACTTAAAGACTTTTTGGATGAGAACTTTATCCCTTATATTGGTGTAGATATCGACCAGTTAAGTTCTTTTGAGTTCAAGACCATACCTCAAGTATTTGATGGAGAAGAACACATAGGTGGTTACACAGAAACAATTGAAAAATACTCTTGACACCTAACACAAACTAATACATACTGACATGGACGTTGGTTAACAAGTTAACAAAAAGGAGAAAAGTTATGAAATTTAAATTTAAAGAAGGTCAATGGTTTGATGTTCGAAAGTTAACAGATTGGCAAAAGCAATGGTGTTTGGAGAATCTTGATTGGGTGTCGTCGTGTAGTAAGAGTCAGGTAGAAAGTGGGTTATACTCTTTAGTTTTATATAGCACTTTTGGAGCTACTATTAAACGTTTTGGGACAACAAGTAAAACCTACAACCAACCAGAAAATGAAATCACATTTAACGATTTCTATTGGGGTGAAGATGATACAGAATTCTTACAAGAATCAATCTTTGATAAACCTCGTTGGGTGACGTGTTGTAATGACTCTTTAGGTCAAGTAACTCTTGGTAAGGATTATAAAGTTGTTAATGTAAACAATGATAATTATACAATTATTATGGACAAAGGTATCGAAGGTAGTTTACATAAAGACCGTTTCCACAAAGTAACACCACAAGATTTGTTACCGAAGGAAGTTGAAGACTCTTTTGATAATTTAGTTTATATTAAACCAGAAAATGATTCTACAATCCTATACAAAAATTTATCTGGTCAACAGTTAGGTTTCTTACTGAATAGTCTAACATTCAACACCAGATATGGACACAACGAATCCGACGCTACACATCTTAGTTATGATAGCGGAGAAGGTGTGTGGTTTACAGAGGTGGCAAATCATAACCCTAAAGATATAATAATCTCATTTAACGATATCTTCAAAGAGGTGGACTAGTATCAAAAAGTATTTCAACAAAGGTGACAAACTCACAGCGCACAATACCACAACTAATGAAACATTCACTCTTGTTTGTCCACAAGATAAGATGTGTTCTGCTATGCTGAAACGTTATTGTGGTATTGTTTTAGAAAAGTGTGCACCGTTAGATAAACTAATATTCATCAAACAATAGGAGGACAGATTTTATGGAAAATTTAATGTTTCGGACAGAGGATGGATTTCTATATGAAGAAGGTAAACACTTCACTCTTGTAAATCATAAAGATGGTGGTTACAGATTAGATAATATTGGTGACACAGGTGATTACTTCTTCTCTACGTTTAAAGACAATAGTGGAGAAGAACAACAATTGTTTGGTCGAATTCGTGAGATTTTACGAATGGTTAATAGTTTTAAAGAGAAGGTTGAGGTATGACTTTAATTCGTAAGGGTAGTCGTGGTTATGATGTAAAAATTATCCAAGAATATCTAACAAAATGTGGTTATGATACTAACGGGGTAGATGGTATTTTCGGCGGTGGTTCTGATAAAGCAACTCGTGACTTTCAGAAAGATTTTGGACTAGGGGTAGATGGAATCGTTGGTAATGGGACAGCATCTAAATTACTAGATATTTACTGGACAGATATCTCTGATAAAGCGGAAGACCTACCTTGGATGCAAGAAGCTTTTAAGGATTACTTTGTGTCAGAGGTTAAAGGTGTTAAACATTCACCTAAAGTATTAGCTTTCTGGAAAGATGCAAAGTTAGGCGGTATAAAGGATGATGAGACACCATACTGTTCGGGAGCAGTGAGTGCTTGGCTGGAACGCTCAGGTATTCGTTCACAAAGAACAGCTTGGGCACGTAATTACCTTAACCAAGGAGTTAAATTAGAAGAACCTAAGTTCGGTGCTATTGTGGTATTTTCACGAGGGAAAGGGGGTCATGTTGGTTTTGTTACTGGAGTAACTAAAGATGGCTCACAGATCCGTGTTTTAGGTGCAAATCAATCGGATTCCGTCAATGAACGTATGTTTGATGTTAATAGAGTATTAGGTTATCGAAATCCACATCAAGATTCCACACTTCCTGATGCCCCTATAACTGATTCAGATGTAACTAGTAATAACGAAGCTTAAAGTATCTTTAAATAACACCAAGGAGGTGTGCATGGCAGGTAAACGTAATAGAGACAAAGTGGTTGATCGTCGTAATGAAAAACGTGCATCATCTACACGAGAAGAAATCAAACCTCAAAAATTCCAAGAGGAACGTGAGGCGAGAATTGTCCCATTAACTGCTCAAAATGAGAATCAGAAAAAGGCACTTAAAGCTTTATCTGAAAAACAGTGCCTTGTTCTATCAGGTAGCTCAGGATCGGGTAAGACGACACTCGCGGTATGGTGGGCATGTAACCAATATTTAAAAGGTAATATTGATAATATAGTCTTTACTCGTGGCGAGAAAGGTCTAGGTTCAACACCTCCTGTTCCGGGTAACGATACAGAGAAGATGCTAACACTTTGCTTACCTATGCTTCTAAAATCTAAAGAGTTTCTTGGTGCTGGTATCCTTAAAAACAACCTTTGTATGACGGATATTGATTTTCTGTTCAGCGAAGTAAAAGGTTTTATGGTATTCCCTCTTGCTAAGATAGGTGGTATGAGTTTCGATGAAAGAACTGTTATTATCTGCGATGAAGCACAAGCTACAGAAGTCGCTCAGATTAAGGCTCTAGCCACCCGCCCAGAAGGTGGTTGTCAAGTTATTATCTGTGGTGATACAACCCAAACTCCAATCAAAGGTCGTGATAATGGATTAACCTATCTAGAACGTAAGATGATTGAATACCCTTACCCTGATAGTGAGATTATTAAATTCACACCATCTGATTGTTGTCGTAAAGGTTGGACACAACATATTACAGAGGTATTTGAGAAGGATGGTATTTGGTAGATTGTCCAAATAATCCCTTGACACCGTTCCAACATTAACTTATAGTTACACTACATTCACAAAACGGAGATAATGTTATGTCAAATTATAAAATTAATGTTGGGGTAAATTCATACACACCTTGGGAAAATTACTCTCGTGAGAGCTTAGAATATTCTTGTATTGAACTTGGTATGTCATCTCAGAATCTTGACCAATATTCAAATGAAGAATTATTCAAAAAGCTAGTCTCACTTGGTTGTGCTAAATCTGCAATGGAAGAGGAGGAATAACTATGCAAGGTAAAGTTCCCTACGAATACTTAGATCACTTCTTCCGTCAAGTTAACGATTTCCCTAAACCACACGAAATCATTCGTAAGATTGAAGATGCTTACGACACAATTGTAGAACGTATTGACAAAACTCATAAAGAGCAATGGAAAGTAGAAGTAACTAATTACAATAAACTATCTTGGTGGGAGAAACGTAAAACTGTCAAACCTGTTTGTAATTGGACAATGAAAGGAGATCCTTTCGAATATTTCTCAGAGCAATCTCAAATCTTCCGTGAGTATGAAAGAAAATTAAAGTATTTACAAGTTGTGGTTGATGTTATGAAGATGGCTAAGATCAGTAAGAATCAAGTGTGGTGTAATTCATATGAAATGAGAGCACTTGAAACGGTATACAGAAACATTGATGATTATCTTTTCTTACAAGATGATATTGAAGTGTATTTAGATAAGTTTTTATAAAGAGGAGATAATTTATGACAACGATACTTGTGAATGACAACAAGATGTATGGTGATGGTCAAATGACAGGTCAACATATTTCTTCTTATAAGACAAAGAAGATTGTTAACTTTGGAACAGCTATTGTTGGTGGTGCAGGACGATGGGCTTCGGTTGTTAAGTTCCACCAATGGGTTTATGAAAACCTAGTAGCCCAGGTTGCACAAGAAGACCACCCATTTGCAAATATTATGATGCCAGAAGATATGGTTGAAGATGATTTCATGGGACTTGTTCTATACCCTGATGGAACAGTGATTATGTTTGAAGGTTGTAAGAATTCATTTGAACATGAACAACCTGTAGCTATCGGTAGCGGTGCAGATTTTGCAATTGCTTGTGCTCACAATGGTCTTGATGGAACGGTAGCTATTGAAACAGCAGCTTACTTCGATACTGGAACAGGTGGTGAGATTCAAGTTGAAGATTTTGACAATGAAGAAGATGAATCGCTCTACTCCAAAGAGGATTTTGAAGATAAATCTAAAGAAGAAATCTTAGCTATGTTGTTTGGTGAAGAAAATTCATCTGAATTAGATGAGGTAGTATCAGAACCTTCAGGAGTCATGCATTTTGACGACGGTGTGTTTGAACTTAAGGTATATTCTAATGGTAAGCTTGATTGTTGTGATGACGAACCACTATTCACATCTTTCGTAGAAACACAAGATGAATTCGGATTACCTGATCTAAAACGTTACGCAGATTTACTTGGTGTTAAATTCCCACACAACATAGGTCAAGAAACTCTTGCACAAAAACTTGATGATAAAGTCAAAGAAATCGTTGACAGCTTGAATCAGTAACCTTATACTATCCTTGTCCTTCGGGATGAGGATTTTTATTTATTAAGAGGGAATAATATATGAAGAAATGTCTTAAAATTATCAATGGGTTTATAGGTTTCTCAGGGCTTTTCACATCAACTGTATTATTTGTGTCGATTATTGTTAGTGCTTACCAAGGGAATATTATACCCCAAGATATATTCCATATTTTCGGGGTTACTTTGGTAGTTGGTATCTTCACTACATTAAATTCGATTTATCTAGAAGGGGATTGATTATGAACGCAAAACAACTATCTGACGAAAAGATTAAATATTTGATTGACAACATGACTACAGAGTTTTACCATTTAGATGATTACTGGGTGAACGAGAAGTTGTTCTTTGTTGAAGGAAGTTATAAATATCATCACACAGAATATCATTGTCAGAATGACAAAGGTGATAAGTGGTTTGGTTCACCAGATGAGATTGTGGGTAAACTAATCCATATTGATGAAATATCAGATGAGTATCAATTAAGAAATTTAGGAGAAGAATGATAAATGGAAAAGAAAACTTTATATGGTGTTACAAAGAATGGTGATGCAAAGCAATGGTCTGTATGGACAGAAGATAATACAATTTACGTAGAGCATGGTAAGGTTGGCGGAAAACTTCAAATTAAAACTACGGTGTGTTCTCCAAAGAATGTAGGTCGAGCTAATGAAACCACAGCTTCTCAACAGGCAGAAAGTGAAGCACAATCTAAGTGGAACAAACAGTATGACAAATACTACCGAGAAAGTATTGAAGATGCTAAAAGTATTCTTGATGAAGGTGTAATGCTTGCACAAGATTATACGAAGAAGCCACATTACCTTGCTGATACTTTCTACGGTTCCCCAAAGCTGGACGGCTTAAGGGTTAAAAGTGTATTGAAAGATAATCTTGTTTGGAAGAGTCGTGGTAATAAAGAATACCCTATTCCACCCCAGATTATTCCTGAGTTAAAAGATGTAATGAAGCAGTTCGAACTAGAACAACTTGACGGAGAAGGATACGTGCACTCATTACCTCTACAACACATCCAATCTTGTATCAAGAAACATAATCATAATACATCTCGTGTTGTTTATTGTATCTTTGATGTACCTATGTTATCAGGTTGTTGGGAAAAACGACTAGGCATCCTACAACGTATTGAAGATTATATCGGACAGAAAGGTTATAAATGGGTTAAGATTGTTCCTCAAACACTACTGCATAAAGATGCTTTAGATAGTTATTTGAGAACACAACTTGACAAAGGTTTTGAAGGTGCTATGATGCGTAATAAGGATTCAGGTGACTATCTGTTCCAAAACAATCGTAGTAACGATCTTCTTAAATATAAAATTATGCAAGATAGTGAAGCCAAGGTAATTGCTTGTGAAGAAGATAAAAATGGTCAAGGCTTACTTACAATGGAATGGAAATCACCTTACAACAAGAAATTTGTCAACTTCGAATTATCTATGAATGGTAGTCAGGACGAAAACACTTATGAGAATTTAAACAAACGTATTGGTGAGTTTGTAACATTCAAATACCAAGATTACACTGAAGAAGGGAAACCTACTTTTGCTAGAGGACTTTGTTTCCGAGAATGTACACCAGATGGAACACCATTAGAATAACAATAAACTATAATAACAAAGAGAGGTAACATTTATGCAAGAACAACAAATTAACAATATTATGATGGGTTACTTAATCGAATCGGCACATTTTGAATGGGAAGATGAACACTTTGATGAAAGCACATTTTGTATTCAAGCGGATTTAGAAAATTAATAGTTGACTTTTACTTCTGTGGCTTCTAAAATGAAGTCACATTGTTAAGAGAAACATAAGAACAAAGGAGAATAATTTATGGCAGTTCCAGTAACACCAGAATATGAAGTTAATGTTGGTAAGAGTAAAGAGAGTCAAGAGTTCGGTTTCCACTTTTCTGCAAAACTTGCACGTACACTTGCAGAGACATTATATGATTATAAAATTGAAGCAGTTGTTCGTGAATACTCAACCAATATTACTGATAGTCACACCGATGCAGGTTTTCCTGAGAAACAAGGTTATGTAGAAGTTCCTACAAAGATGAGTCCGACTGTTAAATTCCAAGACTTCGGTGTTGGGATGTCAAAGGATACTATTTTTAAAATTTATACCGTCTTCGGTAAGTCTACAAAAGAGCATGATAACACCACGAATGGCTCTTTAGGCTATGGCTCAAAAGCTGCTTTCTCCATCTCAGAGCAGTTCACAGTTACATCTGTAAAGGACGGAGTGAAGACAGTAGTTGTTTGTTATAAAGATCGAACAGGGCTCCCTAAAGCAGATGTTAAATCTGAGAAAACCACAGATGAATCAAATGGAACAACTGTAGAAATCCCTGTAAATCTAAACAAGATTAATGAATGGCAAGAAGCTTGTGCTCGTGTTTTAGGTGCTTTCCGTGTTCCACACAAAGTAAATACTTTTGGTGATTATGAACGTGTTTACGAAGAAGTAAGAACGATGTGTTTAAATGTTCGTGATAAAGGTAGTTTGTTTATTCAGAAACCTAACCATCAATTAGCAACTCACCGTTCTAACACTATGGTTCTTATGGGTGATGTCTTATACCACCTACCAGATTTTGATAAATTGATTGGTAATACTAAAATTAAAAGTTTGGTAACAACTCTTGTAGATGGCGGTATATATGTAACTAACTTCAATATTGGTGACTTGGATCATGCTCCATCCCGTGAAGCAATTAGTTACGACCCTAAAACCTTTGCAAAAGTTCGTAAACGTGTGAACTCAGATATTAAGAAAGAATACCGTAAGTTTTCCAAGGATATCAATCTTGAAGGAGAGGTTAGTTTTTACAAATTCTACAAACAATACCATAAATCTTCTGTATGGGAAATGATGAAGGATTTGGAACTACCTTTCACTAAAGGTAATCCTTTATACAAGATTGACCCTGATAACAAGAATACATATAGCTACAAAAAGTTAATGTATCTCTTGAATGATAAGTATGGTAAAATCCGTGGTGTTGTTCCAGATGCTAACAACTACAATACTATATTTTCTAATACTGTAGACTCTTTCTATCAAGACCGTCTTGTAAACATTACAAACCCTGTTGTGGTTTATTCTGATCTTGATAAAGGTTTGTATAAGATGAAAGAAACTATTGAGAACATTCACAAAGATAAAGACCGTTATGTCCTTTATACACCATCTAAGCAACACGCTTTAAATGTTGCTAAATGGTTTGGTGTTGATGAGGTGATGTGTGGTGACAGTTACTCACCTGAAAAGGTTAAACGTAAAGGTGTTTCTAATAAACGAGGTAGTTATGGAATCAAATCAGATTTAGAAACCGTAGCAACTTATCTAGAATTGACCTCATCTGGTTATAAATCTGAAACAGGTAAAGTTGACCTTACCGAAGATGGATTATTCTATGTAGATAGGGATAATGATATTACCATCAAGGGTATTGTTCCTAACCAAGAGACTAGGTTTTCTCCTAGTAATAGCAATCTACATAAAATGCTTGAATTGGTTGGTGGTAAAAAGGTTGTTATCCGTAACAAAAACAATAAAGGTAAGATTGCTCGTGCAGATGTTAAACCTTTATCTATTGCAGTTAAGAATGAAATTAAGAGTATCAAACCTGACTTAACAAAATACTTAGCGCATCAGATGAGACATAACGGCTTTACAAAGAAAGAGAATGTTTTGATTAAGAACAAACCAGTTATGGCTAAAGTTAAACGTAAACTTGACACAGTTGATATCCCTAATGACAAGGTCAAGATTGCTGCTGGTCTATCTAAATTCTCCCTCACCAAGACTAAGAGTTTTGAGAAATACCGAGAAAGTAAATTAAAGGTTTACAACAAACTTAAAAGTGATGTAGAATCTGTGTTGGAGAAGCTACCTTTGGCAGATAAGTTTTACGACCATGAAACCGAAGATTTTGAGTATTACTTGAAGCTAGAGAAAGTTATTAAATAAAGGAGAAATAAATGTCACGAACAAATATTGTTAAAATTTTAAATGAAGGTCAGAAGTGGGACATCTATACAAATTACTTGGAAGGTAATCATAAAACTAAGAAAGCGTTAGCTAAGGACTATGGAATTTCTACACGAACACTTGGACGGATCATCAAAGAGATGGAAAGTATTCCTGCGCCAGAAATTAAGAGTTTTGAATATGATTACACAGTAACCAAGAACCAAATTACGATTTTCTGTAATGACGAAAGTCGTAGTGTTGATAAAGGTTATCCTAAATTTAAATCTTTACGTAAGAAACTTATTGAAGAAGATTTTTGTGACACGGTTCTTAAAGAAGTTTACGACTTACTAAATCTTCCTAAGTTTGTGGAAACATTTAGTGAGGGAAACATCACAGTCAAACATGAAACAGGTCAGGTGTTTTATGGAACTTTTGAGATTAAGAACTCAGTTGTTGATCGTATGATGAGTATGCTAGACGAGAAAGAGGATGTTAAACCTCTTGTTAAATTCTTAGAACGTTTGATGATGAATCCAAAAGAAGGTGTTATTGAAGAATTATACCCTTTCTTACGACACAACGATATTGAAATTTCTGATGAAGGTTACATTATTGCATACCGTAGTATTCGACAAGATTGGAAAGATTTTCATACAGGTACAATGGACAACAGTATTGGTAAGATTGTGTCAATGCCACGTAGTTTGGTTGATGATGACCCAAATGTGACTTGTTCAAGTGGTTTACATTGTTCAGCATTTGCTTACGCTAACTCTTTTGGTCACAACAAACGACTAGTAAAAGTTAAAGTTTGTCCTTCTGATGTGGTGTCAATTCCTACTGATTATAACGGGATGAAATTACGAGCTTGTAAATTTGAAGTTTTAGAAGAGGTATAACATGAACACAGTATCAATCACAGAAAAAGAATTTCGTTATTGGCAAGCTGAAATCACTCGTAAAGGTTTTCACATTTTCAATGAGAAGCGATCATACAATGAAAACTGTATCGACTACTTTATCGAAGCTACTCCAACAGAGAGAACTTATATATTGTCTAAACAAACCAATGGTGTTGGTAAAGTAATGTATTACAATAATGCAGATATTATTGGAGGTGTAGAATGAATCTCTTAGATAAATTGGTATATTTATTTACACACTCATGGATTAATACTTTATCCGTAATTGAACCTATAGTAACTTTTACCTTAATAGGTGTTGGATTGTGTATAGCCCTATTTTGGCCTCTCATAGTAGCTTATCTTGCGGATAAATTTCTTGAATATAAAAGATGGAAACCTACACAAAGTAAAGTGTATGATAAATTTATACCTACAACCGTTACGTTATTTCAGATAATTTGGTTTTGTGCATATATCAAAACTATGTATGATCACACTCTATAAGGAGGAACAATGAAAATTACTGAAACACTAGAATCATTTGGTGGAGATGGTGTGAATCATGAAGATATTAATGCTGAGTTTTATACAAGCGAAGAACACGATGTAACACTGGTTAAGATTGGTGAATACAAGTTCACGATTGAAGGAGTCGAACGTATTACAAGCATTCTCAAGTTTGTAGATAAAATGAATAAAGATTAAATAAAAACATTGACAACAAGTGACACCTAGTTCATAATCTCCATATCTTAATTAGGTGTGGAGATTTATTTTTATGCAAGATAACACAGAAACAATCAAATCAGATATTGTAAACACACTAGAAATGTTATACGATAGTTGTCACTTAACTCGTGATAATGTCAACACGGATGTTCATAAGATTCTTGCCAAGCATCTTGGCGATGAGTATGACAGTGTTTACAATGTTAAAGTGAGTATCAAGTCCCTTGGTAATCGAGAATTTATTGTTGATGTTGAATTGGAGGAACTATGATCACATGTAAGCACAAAAACATTTATCATGAAATGAAGAAACGTCTTCCATCTGTTGATGTATCACTTGACCACAATTGTCAAAGCATGATATACCTTCAATGGGAAACCATTAACATTACAGACCAAGCTTATGTTGTCCAAGTATGTGAAGATGTCTTGAGAGCTTTAGGTTATATACAACAACCAAGCGAGGATTAAATTATGAAATTACTCAAGCATATATTACTTTGTTCATCACTAATGACATCTTATGTTTCACAAGCAGCAGATTTTAGATTGGTGAAACATGAAAGCGGTAACTCTTTTATGATGATGCAAGGTAAGATTGAACAAAATGACCATGTTAAATTTGAAAACTTTATCAATAGTGCTCCACCAAATACATCAAGAGTGATATTCCTTAATAGTAACGGTGGTAGTCTTGAAGCAGCTTTACATATTGCAATGACACTATCTAATTACAAAGTTAACACTGTTGTCATGGGTGATTGTCTTTCGGCATGTTCTGTCATCTTTGCTGCAGGAATAAAGAAGCACATTCCGAAGGGTGATTTGGGTTTTGGTGAGGGGAATAATCGTGTTGGTGTTCATGCACCATACATCACAGTAGATGGTGAGAATTACTCTCAACAAGTGGGAAGTAGTGCTTGGTGGCAAATATATGGTATTCTTCGTGGAAGCGGTATGTCACACAAACAAGTGAAAGATTTTCTACATTACACATATAACACACCAAGTAATAACATGACATACATTACGTATGAAGATGTTGGTGTGTTTGGTTGGTTGAATTAAGATTAAAAGGAGATTTATATGAATAAAGATAATTTTGTTCAGAAACAATTTGAACAAGTGCAGGATAATATCCAAAAGGAATTTGATAGATTGCAATCACTCTCTGATGCTCAAGTCCAAGCACCTAAGAAAGTTGTTGATTATACAAAACCTGATGATAAGATGTACAAGTTTTCTAAGTTTGATAATACTTGGGGAACTTATAACCTAAGTACACAATACTACTTCTGGCGTAGTTCTAGTTGGAATAAGGTTGTTACACAAGAACTCTTGGAGTCAGTCCTAGAGCAGTGGGATAACGCAGTTGCACATTGGAAGAGTGATAATCATGAAACGTATCTTGAAAACCAGAAGATTGTAGAGCATAATAAACTTCAATTTGAACGTGTAAAATTAATCATGGAGACTTTAGGTGTCAAAACTAGTTTCACACGGAGTTACTTTAAAACGTCTCGTTCACGCAAGCTCACAACAGAACGTTCTGCAGCTAAGTGGCCTGAAGAAGTTCGTGATGCTATACCTATGACTTGTGGTTGGGATGAACAATTACGTAAGTTTGATGAGAAACGTAAACAGATAGAAAGTTTTGGTTTACATCATATTAAAGAGAACGAAGAACGTCTGCGTAAAGAAGCTGCAGAGAAAGCTCAAACAGAAAAAGAACAACGTAAGATTAAAACTCTTGCAATGTTAGCTACTAAGTATGAGGAAGATTTAGATGCCAGTGGTGATGACATCCTCAGTAAGATTATTAGTGAGTGTAAATATCTCTATCTAGCTCACTACTTAGAACTAAACCGTGGTGATTGGAACGATGGTTATGATTATGCGGAAAATGGTTTATCAGGTTTTAACGTAGAGAATTCTGTTGACCAAGAGATCTATGACGACATCAATGAGTGTATTGAAAGTGGTAGTGATGGAGATATCGATGGGAGAATCTTCCGTGATACTAAATATAACTACTCTGTATTATACGGAATGGTTGACAATAAGTTGATGGAAGATTACAATCTAATTAAAGAGTTTATAGATACCTATTAAGGAGGAATAATGATTCTCAAAAGAGAACGACTCTATTACCCAAGAGGTGTTGTTGGTAATAACATTTATATGTTTACAGCTAACCCTATTGTCAAACAAGATGGTAAACTTGTAATGGGAAGTGGTTGTGCAAAATCTGCTCGTGATACATATACAGGTGTTGATAAAATGTTTGGTGATAAGATAGTATCAGGTCAAGAGTTCAATGTCACTTTTGTAAAATGGAAAGAACAATGGATTGGTGCATTCCAAACTAAGATTGATTGGAGAAAACTCTCACCAACTTATCTTGTGAAAGATAGTATTGACAAATTAAAACGTATTGCTGAAGAACGTCCTACTTGGACATTTCATCTACCTTGTCCTGCAGTAAGTCATGGTGGTAAAAGTGTAGAAGATGTGTTACCAATGTTAGAGCGTTTACCGGATAACGTTATTGTGTATTTAGATGATTGAGGAGTTGTTATTATGTTGTGGAAGATATTAGGTAAACCCTTTCTATCCAAAGAAGAACGAGAGTTAGGTGAAATATTAAGAAAACATCAAAAAGATACAGGGTGGAAGATTGTTGTACACGAACGTCCATTCCCATTGAAAAATACAATGGAGTGGGTTAAAGGCGATAAAGATGAGGAATAGTATGAGCACAAGTACATATAAAACTTACCAAGAATGCAAAGATAATCATCCAGAAGAGGATGTATGGTATGATGATTTCCATAAATGCTTCCAGAACACAGCTTACAAAGGTTGTAGTTTAGGTAATATCACAAAATGTAATCCAGGTGATTTTGAGGAGAAGTGATGTATAATATCCGTAAAGGTAGTATTATAAAAGAATCAATGTATGGTGTTAACTTAATAAGTGAAGTCGTATCTGAAGTTACGGTTTTACACGAAGGTAAGTCACGTACTAATCGATATGAATTTCAAGCTAAAATTATTAAGCAAGATTATGATGGCAATGAACATGATATTGTTAACGGCAGTGTTATAGATTACCTAGTAGGTGGTACCTATGGTGCAATTATTACAGTGTTAGAATATTAAGATTAATTTATTAAAAAA